AACCCCCTTCTTCCAGGATGGGCGAGCGAAGCGAGCCCCTAATCGGTTTCCTAAAATATGGTTTCTACAGTAGAAAATATATTTTGAATGATTATGTATTGTAGTTCGCTCCGTCACCAGGTGGAAGAACAGGGAGATTGGGGGATTTCATCCCCCAAAGCATGAATTCTTTCAAATGGAAAATTAATTTTTGAGAGACCTGTAGGTCCAATTCCACTTCCACAGAATTTTTGATATGTTTTTTCCTTCTTGTTTTTCCTTTGGAACGACCCATTTTATAATAATGTATCGAAAACCAATCTTTCCAAAATGATTCACATTGCAATAAACCACGAGGTAACCATTTTACTGTCAATAATCGTTGAATAATAGTATGAGTATTCAAATGATGAATAAAGGGTCTTGGGCAAATGTAATATACTTTAGCACTTTTCATGGTAGGATAGTGAACATCATCTACAAAACATATATCTGCATTTTCCGAAACGAGAGAACACCGTAGAAAATCATCCAGCTTCTTCACATGACTGGAACGACATGTTTCGAAAGGTTTATTATTTATTTTAAATGCTCCGATGATTTTATCGAACAAAGGTTGTTTAGGCATTTTACGATAACCCGATTTGACTTTTCTCTCTAAATATTCCGCAATAGAGTAAACCCATTTACCTGGACATTGATTATTTGTATAAATAAATAATTTATCACATTCTTTCTGCAACTTCTGGGAATACAAATATTCCAAAATCGTAATCATACCATAGCGGAAAAACTCGGGATATAAATCACATAATTGATTGAATAAATCCGCATGGTTTTCACCGTGACGAATGCCACACCATAAAATATATAAATCAGCAAAAGACCCGATTGTTTCGTCTAAATCCAATACCACCACTTTTTTGGTAGCCATTTTGGATGACGGTGAAGCACCTTGATTACCAAACCACGGTAAGTAATATTTTCCCTTGTATATTTTGACATCTTCTTTACTGATAATACAAGATGTATCAACTTGCATAATGATGGGGATGTGTTATCGTTAACTGATATAACATCACAAATTTAACTTTTCATTTTAGCCAATTGTTCTTTTTTAAAGGTAGACCATGAAATATCTTTGCCTTCTTTTTTCGGCTCTTGATATTCTTCACTATTGTCTTGATCCGCATGTTGTAAATCCAAATTTGCACCCCTTTTCATTGCACTTTCTACAAATATTTTATGCAAGATTTTTCCAATGATGACCGACCCTTCTTGTTGATCAATATGTCCGTCTTCGATTTTCTTTAGCGTTTCCAATAATTGATACAATAATTTCAAATCCAATTCATCTTTCAGTAGACGATTGAAAATATCCGTGTATTGGTTGTATAAGAACGAACATTTACTTTGGCAAAACTCTTGAAACTCTTTTTGACTTTTATATCGTAAGGATCGCATTGTTTGTTTGTAATTCTCGATTTTCTTTACATCTGCTACAATTAAATCACTATGCTTTAGGCGACGTATACCTTCTGTATTGTCTTCATAGTCGGTATTTTGAGACATGAGCTTTTTAAGATCTAAACTGTCGCTGTAATTCATCTTTGTATTGATTGATTGTAGACAAATAGTTGTTTTTTCATTTATATATGTTTGAACCTTGATATTTTAATCACTTGGAAACATATATCTTTTCCCCATGTATTTTCTTTATTCTTCATCTTCTACTGAAAATTCGATTCCCATGTTTACCGATACACGGATTATACTTTTTGTTGTATGCATTTTATTATATTTAGTTATTTTCTTCTATCGCGACGAATTGTCTCAATGGAAGGAACGACAAAAGTTGCACCTTAAGAATTATTTACAGAAACATATTTTTGCCCATGATATCAATGATAATGGGGAATTCATTTATGATAACAATTCTCTCAAATCTGTATTGTGGGATTATTTAGACAACTTCTTACTGGCACCTTCGGAAGCGGGAGTGGATGGATATTATGACTATTCAATGGTGGATTCGGATACGGATGACAACGCAGTTGAACCTATGCAAAGTAGAACTGTAGAAAATAATGAGGATGCGGAGGATAGTGATGAGGATGGCGAGGAGGAGGATGATGATAGTGATGAGGATGGCGAGGAGGAGGATGATGATAGTGATGAGGATGGCGAGGAGGAGGATGATGATAGTGACGAGGACGATGAATCAGACAACCAGGACTAAACAAAAACCTTTTTCTTTAGCACATATATAGATATAATCATGTCAATGATGTCCAAATTTATGAAAATGCCTGTAGAATATTATTTAGTCATATTTCTCTTTTTAGTAGTTATTTTCATGTCTACTTCTACAGCTGGTGAACCATTACCATTTCATTTCGATACATCCTTAACACCTTTCTCATACGAGGGATTCAGAAGTGAATTTCCTGAAAAAGTCTATGCAGCAGCTAATGTAAATGGTCAAGAAAGTAGTGCCGTATTGGGCAACAAAGGTGTTTTAGGCATATTTGAAGCAGAAGGATTAAAAGCCGCACCAGTAGAAGCCCCTGGGTTGTATGACCCTGTATCGAAACTATCAGGAGCACCAGAATGTGTAGGACAATCTGTTTACTCCAATTCCAAGGGTGGGTTATGTTTAACGGATGATATTCGCAATGCATTCAATAGTAGAGGTGGTAACAGAGGGGGGTAAACCCGCATTCTACATACTGCTTAAGGTATAATGGAGAGAAAATTGAAAAGAAATAGTATAAATATAACTACTGTAAATAAGTAAAAACAAACCAAAAATACGATGAAAGTGAAAACAGGTCTACGTCGTGATACAACTGATAAATTTTATACCAATCCATCTACTGTAAATACATGTTTACAGGCAATATGCGAAAACAATCTAATTGGTCACAATGATTTAGTCATTGAGCCCAGTGCTGGAAATGGTGCTTTCATCGATGGTATCCGCTCTATTACTGCAAAATGTGTATTTTATGATCTTATCCCAGAACACAATGATGTGATTCAACAAGATTATTTAGAATACACACCACCACATGAAAATCATTATTCCAAAATCCATATTATTGGTAACCCACCCTTTGGAAGACAATCGTCTAAAGCGATTCAATTCATTAGAAAGTCCGCGGAATTTAGCAATAGTATATCATTCATTTTGCCTAAAAGTTTCCAAAAAGAAAGTATGCAAAAGTATTTTCCATTGAATTTCCATTTAGTCAAACAAATCGAACTTTCGAATGACTCATTTTATGTTGGGAATACAATACATAATGTTCCTACTGTATTTCAGATTTGGGTTAAACAAGATTTTCCACGAACTGTAAAAGCAAGACCAAAACCATTGAATCATTATTGCTTTGTAAAAAAAGAAGAAACCCCTACTATTGCAGTAAGAAGAGTCGGTGTATATGCTGGAAAAGTATTTTTGTCTACTGTAGACAAAAGTATTCAATCGCATTACTTTATTCATTTAGACGAATCGTTACCAATAGAAGAAATCGTGGAAAAATTCAATCAAGTTGTTTTTCATGGTTCCACTTATACAGTTGGTCCTAAATCAATATCAAAATCTGAAATGATTGAACAATACAATTGCATTTTATCATCTTATTCACTACCATAAAAAGCACCTTTACCTAAATTAAAATTAGTTAACCGACCAATGAGTTCTTGATTTTGTTCCAATTGAGCACGAAACAAATCTTTGATGGAAATCAATCCATCGATTTTTTCTTCGTCTACAATTACTAAATGACGAATGTTTCGAATATGCATTTTAGCCATACAATCTTCTAAAGTATCACTGTGCTTGGCAACCAATATATTGGGTGATAATGTGCACACATCTTTTACTGCAATTTTCGAACTGTCTCTTCCTACAGACGCAACCCTTTTGATGAAATCTCCTTCTGAAAAAATACCGACTAATTTTTCATCATCATCTACAACAACTAAACACCCAATGTCAAAAGCCGAAAAACGCACGACTGCTTCTTGAACAGGTGAAGTGTGATTGATTTTGAAATCGAGGTTGTGGTAGCAGCTCTTTTCAAACAATTCTTTGGTATAAACTGTAGAAAAATATCTATTTTCGTGCGGAGATTGAAATGAGTCTGTAGTGATGCGGTTGATTGCAAAAGGAATGCGTCGTTGGAAGGCGCGAAACATGGCTAAATGTTTATATATTGGTGGGGGATTTCATCCCCCATACCCCCTATTCCAGGTGGGGCGAGCGAAGCGAGCCCATTAGAGTAATTTAATAATTGTCATAAAATATTGTTTCTACAGTAGAAAATATATTTTGATACTGGTCCCCGAATCCCCTCCTAAATGAACCATATTGGGCTCCCACGTGGAGCAGGGGGTATGGGGGATGAAATCCCCCAAGTGGAGCAGGGGGTATGGGGGATGAAATCCCCCCAATTAGATGGCCATCAAACTGGTTTGTGCAGTGGGTTTCTTGAAAGATGCGATTGTAGATGTTCCAGTAGAAGATTGACTAAAGTTATCAATACTCCCTCCATTGACCATGGCGATTTGAAAGTATTTAGTCATAACCGAGTTGGTTTTCAATAATTCTTCTACAGGCAATATCGCAAAGTATTGATATTTAGGACGTCTCAATAATTCACACGAGTTAATATACACTCCTTGCAATACAGATAAATCGATTTTCAAAAAGTCCTCTTCCATTAAATCCTCCAATAAAATGGGTTTACCAATGGAGTCCTTTACTCCAATCAAGGAACCATCGATGAGTTGAATGTTTCCTTCATCCACTTTAGTCTGACACCATTGTTCTACAGTATAAGAAAATTCGGTTTCATTTTGGAAATGCTGCTTTTGTTCCACATTTTGCAAAACCTGAATCATTTCTTCTACTACTGGATCTTCCTTTGGTGCACCCATAAAATACATTGATGGTAAAAATGGTTTTCTTTGACTTTGGTTCGGAATACGACACAATTGTTCCGCCATAAAGGGTGTTTTCTTTGCAATTCCTTGGCTATATAGATTTTTCAATGGCTGTAGACATAAAAAGGAATTGGGGACTATCATTCCACCATAAATATAAAGCAATTGAAGCATACCATTGTTGCGATACCGAGTTCGCATTGGCTCGGGGACAGTAGATAAATCAATGGTCCATGTTGGAATCAATTTCTGAAAAGATTCATCATCAATCAAACAAATATGAAAGTCATCACCACATTGATTGATAATACTCTGTATAGTCAAATATAAATACGGTTGATTCAAGTCAGTAGAATTACGAGACATGAAGTTCTTCCATTGCCGTGCATTGATTTCATATTTAGAATGAATCCATAATTTAGGTCTATTTTTCCCATACAAAGCATTGTCATTTAATAAGTATTTTTTCACCATTTCGTATTCGTCTTTCTCTTCTTGAGTAGTAAACTTTTGTCGAACGGTTGAGCCGACAAAAGTAGCCATTAACACTAACCCTACAGTGAGTGCAACATGGGACATGGACAAATTTTTAAACATGATTTAATTATTATATCATAGACAGAGAAATTCACTCTTCGGTTTTGTCCTTCTCGATGAAATACCGAATCGTCAGTTTACTGTGATTGTAATGTTTGTCGATTCGAAAATTTACATTGTGATAATTACACAATTGTCTCAATAAAGTAGTAAATGATTTATAGTTAAATGGTCTAGTTACATAAAATTGTTGACACGGATAATAATAAGTTTTCAAATCTTCTAAAAATGATATATGGGTTCCTTTGAACACAACCATACTATCAAATGCATTTTCGTCTATTAAATAATAATCTTCTTCAGAAGGACAGATTTCATTCAAAATGGCCCATAGTTTGGCTAAAGGATATGGTTCACTGAATAGGTTGGATTTTTTGCTCATTTCTATTAATGGATAGTGAAATTTTGTTCTAAAATCGCATTTGTAAAAAGTGCCAGTTCGATTACATCTTCGTGGATGTTGTAGAAAACAGTAATGTATTTGCATAAAATGGGTATCATTTTGTATTTGGTCGTTTCGTCTAAACGGTCTGTTAGTTTGATGAAATGGAAAAAATAGTCCAATACGTCGATCACCGAATACCCACTGTAGTATAATTCATATAGAATACCAATGGCCTTTTGTAATTCCTTCTCTCGAATTGCGTCTAAATACAATTCAAAATGCTGTAGAGAAATGTTGGAACATACCGACCGACATAATTCTAAATTCACTGGAAGTCCTAAAATATACAGTTTCTCAATATGGTTAATCATTGTTCTCACTGAACGATTGCATATGGATAAAATGTATTCTTGACAATCTTCTGGTATATGGAAATCTTCTTGTGATAAAATCGTATTCATCACATTGCGGATTTTTGCTAAACCTATGTTGTGAACTTGCATAATATGCATACGGGATTGTAGACTTTCTACTACTTTTTGCATATTGGTGCATACTGCTAAAAAGTGCACATTGTCTCGATAATTATCCATGTAATTTCGGAATACTTGTTGGCTTTGTTCATTCATATTGTCTAAATCATCGATCATAATCACCTTCTTTTTTCCTACAATAGAACTTCGTGATTGGCAAAACGTTTTCATGTCATTGCGGTAATACTGAATACCTTGTTCTTTCAAATTATTGATGACCATAATATTGTATTCTGGTAAAGGGTCGTCATGGTTTAAATGATAATATTCCCTCACAATGGCATCCAATAAAATGGTTTTTCCACTACTGGGATTGCCGTAGAGTAACAAATTCAAGTCATCTACTTCTAAAAAGCTATACAAGGCATTTTCCATGGATTCATCCAATTGGAAATTACGTATTTTGGTTGGGCGGTATTTCATTAAAAAGGAATCCGTCATAATGACAATATTTTGATTTTATTTTACTTACAATTATTGTGTTTATGTTTATGTTTATGCAGGTATATAAATGTATTGTTTCTCTTAAATCTATAATTATGACCGATTTTTATGATGCTTTAGGCATTATGCCCAGTGCATCCGAAAGTGAAATCAAAAAGGCCTATCGAAAATTATCTTTAGAATATCATCCTGATAAGAACTCCAGTCCCGATGCAAGTGCGAAATTTCAAAAAATCAATGAAGCATATGAAACGTTGAGTGACCCTGATAAAAGGAGAATGTATAATATGACTGGTGGAGCTGGTCCTGGAGGTAGTGGTCCTATGCCTTTTCCATTTCCATTTCCTTTTGGTCCAATGGGAGGAGGAGGTGGCAGTAGGAGTAATATTCATGTTCATACTTCTAGAGGCGGTGGCGGTATTCCTCCTGATATGAATCATATATTTGAACAATTCTTTGGATCTATGGGAGAAGAATTTGTAATGGGCACCAATGGGGGACCCAATATTCGTATTTTCCAAGGTGGTCGTCCATCTCCGCAACCAAAACCAAAACCCAGACCAATACCAGCAGTAGAAAAAAGGATTGATATTACTTTGGAACAGGCATTTACTGGATTTTCCTTGGAATTGGAAACCGATATGAACCAAGAAAAGATTCAAGTTCAGGTATCTCCTGGAATAGAAGACGATGAAATTATGATTCTTCCTAATAAAGGACTGGTGCAAAATGACAGTAGAGGAGATGTTCATCTACTGTTCTCTATTGCTAAACATCCCGTGTTTGAACGAAAAGGACTCGATTTACATTGTAAACAAACGATTACATTGAAAGAATCCCTATGTGGGTTCACCTTGATGATTACCCATCTAAATGGTAAAATGATACGGTTGTCCAATCAAAAGCAAAGCATTGTGCATCCTGGGTTTCAACGTGAATTGAATCAGTTTGGAATGGTTCGCAATAACCAAGTGGGAAAAATGGTCATTACATTTGATGTGAAGTTCCCCTTGACTTTGACTGTAGAACAAAAGATTAAATTAGAAGCCGTTTTTGATGACTCGGAACCAAATAGTTCTTCTACTGCTGCAAGTGCTGAAGATACTCCAAATGAAGAACAAAAAAATTGAAAAAAGTGCTTGAATAGATTACCATAGTAAAATATAAAAGAAACGAGAAACGAGAACCGAGAAACGAGAACCGAGAAACGAGAAAACGAGAAAACGAGAAAACGAGAAAAAAAACAAACATGTCCACAGAAGCTTTTGAAATGAGTGAAGAAACATTCGAAATGGTCCAAGATGCCATGGTTGTGATTGAAAATATGGAACTACAAGATTATATTCGTAAATTTTACAATAATTTAGGATTCGCTTATTCAGACCACCCAAATGTCATGAATATTTACAGCAATTTGAAATATAAAGGTCATTCAGGGTCATCGTTTGCATTGACAATGCGATTTTGTCAATACTTTTTAGATAATATGGGCGAATGGCATACTATTTGTGAGAAATTTAATCTTCCTAAACCCCCTGGGAAGGGCGAGCGAAGCGAGCCCAATTGAGGTTCCCTTTATGAAACAAAAACAATAGAAAAAAGAAAAAAGAAAAAAGAAAAACAATAGAAAAAACAGTAGAATAATATTTCTACTATTTTTTATTCACTTGGATTTCTCCTAAATGGGCTTGCTCCGCTCCCCAAATGAAATAGGGGGTGTGGGGGATGGAATCCCCCAAGTGGAACAGGGGGTATGGGGGATGTATCCCCCACCCCCACCATTAGTTCATGGATACACGTTTTACTGGAATAGCACTATCTACCAAGTAGATTGAATTCTCAGTAACAATAATGTAATCACTTTTATCCACGCTCAATATTTTACTAATATAACTGGTATATTCTTCTTCGGTTTTGATGAGCATTTTTTGGCCATCTTCTTGAACACCGATTTTAGCATTCTTGTCAATGGAATAAGTCCAATAGTCCATCATAATGGGTCTATCTTCTACAATACTCAATTTTGCAGCAGTTTGAAGGGTTTTCTCGTTCGGAATACGGTGTCCATCTACGGTCAAATCTTCGTTTTTAGTCGATGGTTGTGTGTTTGTTAAAGCGGACATAATGATTGTCGTCTATTATGATGAACCAAAAACGTGAAACTTTAAATCCTTTTTTCAACATTTAATAAATTGTGATAATATTCCGATGTAAATTGAACGTTTTTCTTTCTTGGCTTATGTTTTTTGATTTTTGTTACAGGAGTATCTTGGTTTGCCTTTATATTTTCATATTCTTCCGTCAATATATTTTTCACAAATTCATATACGTAATTCAAAATAGGCTTCGTGCAGTTTCCTACAATCAAACAATTCCCCGTGCGGAATATCATAAATGAAATCTTGGTATATTTCTCTAAAGTCAACTCATCCAATTCCGTCATGGTGACATCAATGTCCTTTTCTGCTAAACGACCCAACTGAACCGCAGAATCTTCCGGTAATTCATTGTTGTAATAAAACTTACATTTCACTCCAGGATACATGGACGGATCATAAGTAGGATTGAGTTTATATTTATCTCTCAATATGGCCCTCAGTTTTTCCTGTTGAATGTAATATCCACAATTAAAGTTTGAATTAATCAAGACATTACTCTTGGCCTTTACTTTTTCAAAATGACTTTTCTCTTTTTTATTGGTTTCTTTGTTTTTCTTTCCTTTCACTAAACGATATACTTCCGGACTTTCTTCTTCCGTAATGAGCTCGATTTTACTATCAAAGTTCGGCTGTAGGATACTTAATAACAGCTCCTTTGTATTTTCCAGTAAAGACTCATTTACGATTCCTGGTATTGCCATGCGCCCTGTATTGAATACTTTTACATGAATTTCATGAAATATACCGTTTTGTTCCACACGCAAAATCATGGCAAAGCAATTTATAAATGCATTTTTATTTTTACCGTGACAATTCATAATATCTTTTTTCGATATTCCTACTGTTAATTTACGAACGTCTTTAAACTTGATTTTACGGGCATTGGGATTATCGATTTGTTTCATGATTTTTTCTGTATAGTAAATCTCTTGATTACGCTTTTCTTCATATTGAGCATATTCTTCACGGGTTTTTGAAATGAACCGTATTTGCTTTTTGATGACACCATTTTTATTCTGCCAGTAGGGTATGATTTTCGTATTCCAAAAGATTTTCTGCACGTCTAAATTGGTTTGATTTAAAAAGAATATCTTTGTTTGGGTTGAAATGTATAACTCTTCACATACTCCTCGTTGGTTTGGTGCTACTGTAGGTAATGTATTGGATGATGTCATGCTGGTCATTTTCAAATGAGGATTCGATTGCTCATTTTCATTGTCATCATCATCCTCATCATCTGGATCGCCATCATCATCACTACTGCGCAATGGCGTGTTCATCATAAAATAGTCATCTTGTAATTCACTGGACACATAGACAAACTCGTCTCCTTGATATGCTTTTAAAAATTCGTTCCATTCATTGTCAATTGCTATTGTCATTTCTACTACTTTAGTAATTTTAGTTACTATACTGTTTTCAATAATTCAATTTTTTCTCATTCATGGAAAATTGAAATCGTGAGTTCTACTAATTTTCCATTTTAGTTTAGAGATTCTACTAACTTAAAAAAAGCATTCCATATTATACTATACCGAAGTTTAACAAAAAAAGCAATGTCAGCTATAGTTTTACATGCCGAATCATCCCGTGAAAATGTAACTACTGTAGAAAATAATAATCAGGTTCAATCAAATCGACAACGTGCACCTCGTAAATGTAGTCATTGTCGTATGACGGGTCATATACGCAACCATTGTCCAATTATTGTGACAATGCGAAGTAAATTACAAGGGTTTTACGAAAACTTCATGATGCGTATTATCCCCGACTATTTCGAACACAAATGGACTTATACACCAGAAATTCGTGAAAGTTGGGACGCCGAAGGAAGAGATTTCTATGAATCTTATTTGACTCCTACTACAATACAATATATGAATCGTCTTCGTGATTTGCCCACTAATGAAGCGATTGGCGAGTTGCTTAGAGGTTTTCCTGATATTTTAGTCAGACAAGAACCAGCGAATTTACTCTTGTTTGTGCGTATTGTATTGAAGGAATCATCATGTGAACCAGAAAGGTTGTTTAATGAAATTCATACTCATTACATTATGACAATAGACAATGCCTTTTTGAGAGAACGCCATTATAGTTCTATTCTCATGTGCTCTAAATACATCCTTCATTCTTTGAAATTTATCGACATTTTAGATGATATGTTGGATAGCACACGCTATGTAATCAAACCAGTTCTTATACCGAGAGAAAGACGTATAAAACGTTTATATGAAAATCGGAACCATGTGCTAATCAGTCGTAATAGTATACGAAATAACTTGGTGAACTTGGAACATAGTGAACGTTCAATTGTCCCACGAAGTGAGCAACTACAAAGAGAAATCAATATGTTGAACCGTAGAATATTATCTCTACAGCAAGAACGTGAACGTATTGTAAACAGTAGAGGAACGTTGGAAAGTCGAAGAATTCGATGGCATACGCAACTGACTAATGTGAAAAAGGATTTAGATTGGTATAAACAAATTCCAGATTTAGACCCTGATATCGATTTTGACGATAAAAAGGAGTTTAAAACAAATGAATGTTCTATTTGTTACGATGAGTTGAATGCGGATGAATTATGTGAAACGAATTGCGGACATATATTTTGTTGTGAGTGTGTAATGAAATGTGTAGTCATTGTGCAGAAACGGAATATACACAGAAGTTTTAATTCAGAAGAAATGGTCTCTTGTCCCTATTGTCGTTCGAACATCAGTAAACTACATGGAAATATATGTAATCTGTTTACTCATTTAATGGTTCAATGTGAAGACAATATGCTTAGTTTTGAAAAAGTGATTAAAAAAATAGGAGGAAGAAAAACATACGAAAGGGGGATTCCATCCCCCTAAAACCCCCTGTGAGGGGGATTCCATCCCCCTAACCCCCCTGTTTCACGACTGATTCCCATTTGGGCGAGCGAAGCGAGCCCTCTATGGATCCCTACCCGTCAAACTATCCCCCGTTACCTGTCGTGGAACAGGGGGTATGGGGGATGTATCCCCACGTGGAACTAGGGGGTATGGGGGGATGTATCCCCCACGTGGAACTAGGGGGTATGGGGGGATGTATCCCCCACGTGGAACTAGGGGGTATGGGGGATGGAATCCCCCAGGGGGATGTATCCCCCAATACTGTGAACAAAATAAGGAAGCATATATTCATGACTCTCTTGTCTATGTAATAATTCTTCTGCCACTTGAAGTGTCTCATTGCATATTAACTGAGGCTGTCTGGTGATCAAATAATGGAAAAAACGTTTAATACACGATTGAATATCCATTATACTGTCATCACTGATCAGTTTTTGTATCCATTGAGTCACTTTTTTTTCCGTATCAACAGGGTCACAAAATATATTGTATAATTCCTCCCATATTGCGTCATGGAAAATATAATCTGTCCAGTTTTCTTCGTTTTGATGCAACTGTAGGAAGTTCACCATCGAACGAATGTCTGATTGATACATTTTCTGTATATTGTAGATCACATCATCACTAATATTGATTCTTTCATGCATGGCAATATTGCGTATAAATCGCACGGTTTCCTCTACAGGCAACTGGTTAAATCGTATACATATAAATTCGTTTTTTAATGATTCATCTATTTTACATATATAATTGCATATTAGGCAAAAACGGACATTCGCATTACAGGTTTGCAATAGATTTTTCAAGGCTTGTTGAGCATTTTTTGTCATATAATCCACTTCATCCAATATTACAAATTTATACCCTTTTTCAAACATATTATTGCATTTTACAAACTGATGTATTTGATTCCGAATGACTTCAATACCTCTTTCATCCGATGCATTGAGATGAATGATTGTCTCTCGATTCCGCTTTGAATAACGGTCTTGATATGCATTGATTAGATTTTCAGCACTTGTTGTTTTCCCTACTCCAGGTGGACCGTAGAATAATAAATGAGGAAAGCGATTTTTCGTTAAAATATTTTCAAATATGATTCGGTTTTTCTCTTCCAAGACGATTTCATCAAAATGTTTAGGACGATATTTTTCACACCATGGCAATACAGCTGTCGTTTCATTGATTGGCTTCGCAAAAAAAGCAGTGGTTGCACTGGATTTTGTTTTGGTTTTGGACATGGTTCAATTTAGAATAATAAAGAGTGGCGACTTTATACTCATTTATGTTGCTTTTCCTAAAGTCTTTTTAAAACCCATTTAAATAAAAAACCATTTTGTCTTCATTCAAATTACATATTCTTCATGATGATAAGTGATACTGCTACTGCCGCCGCCATTGCACCACCCAATGATTCCAATACAGTCCCCGCCACTACTCCTGCTACAGAAGAACCCACCAAAAAAAGGGGCAGAAGAAAGAAAATCGTATCTGAAAAAGAAGTCAAAAAAACATCGAGCGCCAGTAAAAAAGAGGCCAAGGAATGTAAATTAGAACAATTCACAAACCAAATACCGGCGAAAAATAAAAATGTGATTCTACATTTACGTTGTTCCTTACAGGATATCGATGATTACATTCGCAATCAAACTTGGAAAAGCGATGAATTCGCATACGACCCTAACGTTCCTGTTGATATTTTACCATACGAATCTACTAGTCGTGAATATCACCCTGTTGACAGTAGTAATGATGCAGTAGGTGTGAATGGTGAACCGACTCTCTCGAATCCGAGTGCATACGTCAATCACATTTTATGTTCCAAATGTGAAAAAGAACTCAATTCATCCAATGCACACCCTTCATATGGCCATAATAATCCAGCTACTGAAGAATGGACCGATAAAGATACACAGAAAATTAAGGATTTGAAAATACAATTCTATAAACAAGATATTCCTGATAAAAAAGTCGATTGTTTTTGGTGCACTTGCCCTTACGACAATGACCCTTTTTTCGTTTTGCAACATGGTTCCGAAGGAAATGTCATTGCTCATGGTTCCTACTGTAGTCCTCAATGTGCTACGGCTTATTTATTCCAAAATATGCATTGGGATGATTCTGCTACTATGGAATCATACCAATTAATGAACTATTACTATGGGGACCCAAATAAACGGGGTGAAAATATAAAACCAGCTTGCTCGCCATTTTACACCTTGGATAAATACTATGGAAATATGACTATACAAGAATATCGGAAGTTGTCCAATTCGAACTATATGCTATTGTGCTTAGAAAAGCCAGTGAGTCGGGTTTTGCCGGAAATCCATGAGGATAATGACAAGACGATGAATACACAATCCATACGAGGAAATTATAAGGTGAAGAAACAGAGTGAAAAAACGGGGACCATAAACCGGAATGAAATCCTGAAAAGTAACTTTGGAGTTTGATTGTGAAAAATTGAAATTCTTGATTCTAATATATTTATTTACAAGAAAACCATATATTGCTTATAATCTATATACAATATCCTCTACTAATACTACACGCAACACAAATATGCCCGTAATATCCGCTTTGCATTCACTTCAAGAATTAACCGATGTCATTGCTAATGATATCCAACATGTCGAAAAAAAGTGGAAAACGAAATATGCGAAACAAAAGGACTCCTATAAATCCCTAAAGCGTAAATATAAACATTCCAATACTTTGGTCTACTCCTATAAAAAAGAAAATGAAAGACTCTGGGAACTCATCTTTACTCGTCTAAATCATTCTTCTACTGTAGAAAAGCCTAAGGAAGTATACGACTTAATTGATTCGATTCCTTGTGTGACTCCTCCTGAAAAAAAGACTAAATATGCTAAAAAAGAATGCAAACTTCCTGTTAAAGATGATTCTGCTACTGCCACTACTGTTGATGCATCCGATGATTCGGTTGATGATGCACCATCACAAGAAATGGCTAAAGAAGATGAACAAGAGGAAGTTGTTGTTGAACAAGAAAGTGCTAAAGAAGATGAACAAGAGGAAGTGGTTGTTGAACAAGAAAGTGCTAAAGAAGATGGGGAACCAGAACAAGAGGAAGTAGTAGAAGAAGAGGAGGAAGAAGAGGAAGTTGTAGAAGAACAAGAGGAAGTTGTAGAAGAACAAGAGGAAGAAGAAGAACAAGAGGAAGAAGAAGAACAAGAGGAAGAAGAAGAGGAAGTTGTAGAAGAAGAGGTCGTGGAAGAAGAGGAGGAGGAAGAAGAGGAGGAAGTTGTAGAAGAGGAGGAAGTTGTAGAAAAAAAGGAAGAAGTTGTAGAAGATGATGAAGATGAAGTATTTGAAATCGAAATCGACGGTGTTGCCTACTATACAACCAATGAAACTTCTGGTATGATTTATGCTAAAACAGAAAGTGGTGATGTAGGAGACGAGTTAGGATACTTCGAAGATGGTGAACCTGGATTTTATGAATAAGTATTTTAACTTTTAACTAAAGTGTTTTGATTTTCCGAAAAAATAGAAATCAATGAAATTCTATTTTTTTTGCTAAAGTCTTTTGATTCATTTAGATCAAAGATTTATCGAAATAATATTTAGGTATCGAGCTAATTCGAACATGGGTATAGGCTACTCCTAAACCGTGAACAGTAATATATACTTCTTTCCATTTTTTTATACATTTACGTGATACTTTGGCCACGTGTTTCCAAAAAGCTTTAGACTGTTCTACAGGTGCATTGTCAATAAAATCACGTAGGGTAGCATAATTTTTACCTTTTACTGGCATAGGAATGACCAACATGGTATCTTTACTTGGATTCAAAAATGATGTTACGTGAGTATTGGTTGCTTTGTTTATGTGTTCTTGGAATTTGGATTTGTCTTGTATAGATGGAAGCCTAGCATTTGTTCTAAATGTTTGTTTGTAATAAACATTGCCATCATTCTTCAATACAGTGGTATTCCATTGGAAGCGTCCTTTTAGTTGTTTTGGATAGGTAATACCAGAACCAGATTCCCATTTTTTCAATATATCTGCCCATGTAATTCTATGACGTCTGGTTTTGTTTACATGAGATGACCTCTTTTTACGAGTATTCATTTCTATAGAATACTCTGTTATTTTAGACGATTTCTTCTCTTACGAGATTTACCTCTTCTTTGTTTTACTTTAGGGGGATTTTTTTGGGTCTTTGTATGTTTTTGAGTTTGCTTTTGATCTTTTTTGGTCATGTTGTCATATTCAATTATCTTATCTTGGACATCTAAATAAAACTTTTGGCTGGTAATATAGTTATTGCTAGTTTTTTCCTTTTGTTTACGAACAAAGTGACCCAACATATGGTCTACAAAGGTGCAAAACACATGATAACGATTGTTTTCAGTAACCTGACCTTTGATGACATCCATTTGCACATGGGCTTCCAATAAAGGGTGTTTCGACTTTTCTTTTGCTAAATCGAGTCCTACATTCAAGTAGCGATGTATTACTTTGTTGTATTTACAAATGTTTTTTTTGGTATTGCACTTACTGATTTCATCCACCAAGTCATCTGATTTATCTTTTACTGTAGAATCAAAGCCTTTGTATTTCTCAATGTAATCTTTCCAATGAGGATTTAGTGTATCGACATCTTTATCTAAAGCAGTCAATGCATTGGCCACATTCCCATAATCACTAAATGCACTTGCTAAATAATTGCCGATGAACTCCTTATCTGGATCATCCGTATAGTCTCTATTGTTTTTCTTGTATTGGATTGCTTTGATTTTCGATTTGTAGGTGGTTACTTTTTTCACAAAAGAGCGGATGAATTCTTGGTTTTTAATATTGTCTAAATATTTTGCATTCGTGTCCAATGATTTCAAATTATCAAAATACTTTAGCAATTTATTTTCAATTGTAGTGATAGTCTTTTCTATATTATCCTTATTATTATTATTTTGAAATATTTCATTATTTCTTTTCAGTTTGGACTCGTAATACTTATATTTATCATCTTCGTCTTTAATGTTGTCCTGTTCTAATTCTATTTTACCTACTTCATCTACCACTTCTTTCATAGCATTTGTAATATCAGCTTTAATACGAGAACTATCGTCTCCAATTTTATCCAAGTTGTCTTTTTTTTCATATGTATCTTTTGTAAACTTGGATGCATACACTTTAATTTGCAGTAGAAATAGTTTGAATTCATTTGTCTTACGTTTTTTATAATCCGCAATCATATTTTTCATTTTAGGAATGTCCTTTAGCCTCATTTTATCTCCATATTGATGGGTATCGACTATAGAAGAATACCGAGGGTGATTAAATACATCATTTATCCAAATTACACGAGCAACCGTATAAGTATCATTATTAAATTTTAAATAACTAAAAATGGAATCGAATCGATATGGAAGGAACCAAGAGAACCAACTTGTTCGAGACCCTTTGAGAGAAAACAGTTTGTTTCGAATAGTATTGTCATAATATTCCATGGATTGATAATAGGCATCGCTGGGAAATCCAGTAGGGAAAATACTTTGTATAGTAAACTCGAAATTCGCATTCATGACAAATGTATCATATGAATCGACACCCAATTCTTCTTCACTTTCTCTCAATCTTTCACTTTTAGTAGAACCAGATACTTTTGAATTTTGCAAAACAACTTTATTGAACTTTTCCTTGTTGAAAAAGACTTCTAACCTTTTGTAGTAAGGTAAATTTTGAATTAGTTTACGAGGATAATTTGCTTTGGGTTCGAAATAAGGATATTTATTTAGCACAACTTTTCTTCCCTTTGTTGGTTCGTAAACTAACATGTCACTTGTCAATTCCAGAAACCCATCTTGGTCAGGTATACTGGTATTGATTTTGATTCGTAGTTCATGTATTGAAGATGGCATCTCTCTATTTTTTTATTATAGTATAAAACACAAAGGCTATATACTATAAAAAGACTTCATTATTCATCTTCTTTTTTTTCCATCTTCTCTAAAATATCTTGGGCTTTTTGTAAAGTTTTCATGGCCGCATCCAATTCCTCTTTAGACACTTTATCGGGGGAACCTTCGAAATTTTCCAAGGTTTGAATACTATATGAAACAAAAGACTCACTTAAACAACAAAATGCACTCCTTTCATTGAATAAATATTCCATACAAATGGCAAATAAGATGGTGACCGTCAAAGCGACTAAAATCTCTCGGGTCCCCATCCATGCAATAGCAAAAACTAAAATATATTGGCTAAAATTATGCTTAATCACTGATTCTACAGTTCGACTCATTGGTAAAGTAATCATTTTGGACGATAAATTTAATGTCAAAATGACTAAACCTGCAAATAATTTACTGTCATTGATCGGTTTAATTAAAGTATTTAAATATTGAGCAGACTTTTGGAAATATTCTTCTATTTTCATTATTCTTTCTCTCAACAACACAAAGATAGGTCTTTCTTTATACTACTTGGAGAGAAAAATCAAAAAGTAGATGCGACTTGATTGTCAAATACCACAAATGGTTCTTCAGTAGAAGAAATCATGGATGTCACCATTTCCCACAAAACATTTTCATTGGAAGATTTAGGCGTTTTCAAATCATTTTCTACTGCTTGCTTTTCCTGAATTGTAAAATGACAGGTTTTATCACACGGATTACATTCACCGTCACGGAACTCCAGTTCGGAATAGACATGGGATACATAATTGTTTTTTACTGGATTGTCTTTATAATGGACTTTAGCAGTAGAAGGATCGCATTTCTTTTTTCGGAAAATGGCCTCTTTGACTTTTTGAATTGGGGCTAAAGTATCTGGATATGCTTTTTCTACTGCTGTTGCCTCTTCTGATGATTTGGATACGATTCCATCGTATACACCTTCGCTCTTTTTATCACTCGGTTCAGGAATAAAATCGACGTAGTTATTTCCTGTATTGGAGAGAAACGAATCAGTAATATCACTGGAATAACTGTAGGTATAATACAAGATTACCATAAATGAAATGAGCACACCATACAGCATATTTTGATAAGTTGTAATGAGAATAGCCATAATGGCAATCATTTTGCCTAAAGGATGTAGACTCACTTGAATAAACCGTTCTGGAAATAAAAGATATAAAATGATGAATAAAATTGGAGATGCATTTCCTAAAAACAATACAAAATCCAATTCAGCAGAATATGACTTATTAGACATTTTTTATTTTACTGTTTTTTCTCTATACACTTTTGAAGATTAAAATCCATAACATTTTAGGGGGTTTAGGAGTTTTAGGAGAGAATTATAATCTACCTTTTTTGTAAAGAGAGAAGGTCTGTAGAAAAAATATCATGTCATTATTAACCAGTGCACATCCTTATGAAAGTTTCAATAGTAAAAAACGAGAGAAATTCACACCTCGTATGACAGATACTTTCAAAAAATTAACCAGTGAATTTACCGATTCAGTTGGACCTACTGAAAAAACCTCCTTTGAAAAAGATTTAGAAAAACAAAAGATGAGAGAATCCAAAGTCAACAATATGTTGAATTCTATGAATCAACCTGTCCAAGGATTCCAAGATGGAGATGGTTTAGGCAATTTTACATCAAAAGAAATGTCTCATAATCCTCCTCCTCTTCCATCCCTTCCATCTCTACAACCACCGTCCAATACATCCAATATGTCATCCTCTTCTACTGTCACCAGTTATACACCTTTCCAAAATAAGGCAGCCAGTTCCTATAATCAAAGTTATGGACCCACTTCTTATTCTAAGCAAGTGACGGCGAAACAAGAAAACTTTAGCAATATGTTGTCAAGTCATGAAAGCAGTAGTAGTCATGAACAGCAATTGTTGGAAAAGTTGAACTACATGATTCATCTACTGGAAGCACAACAAAAAGAACCGACTCAGAATATTGTAGAAGAGTTTTTATTATATGGACTTTTAGGCATTTTTATCATCTTTTTAGTGGATTCTTTTACTCGTGTAGGAAAATATACTCGCTAAAGTCTTTTTTCTCTCATTTTCTCTTTTTCATGAAAAAGAGAAAAAACCAAAACCAAAACCAAAACCAAGGTGTATGAACCACTTTATTTTGTTTTCCTTCCTTTTTTCCTTGTGTTGTGTTTTGATTTTTCATTGGATTTGGATTTGGATTTGGATTTAGGTTTAGAATTGGAAGGTTTTTCAAGTGCCATTATATCAAAGTTTCGGTTAGGCATTGCGCACCAACTTAATGCACCAATAGACTTAAGATGCTTAATTTCTTCTTTAGAATACTCTGGATGAAAACGACAGGATTTTCCTTCAAAAAATGATTTCTTACATGTAGGATTACATATTCTTTTCATACAGTCTTTTTGAATCAGCTTCCTAGTCGCTTTGTTAGGATAGTTTTGCTCTGGTACTCGAAGTCGCACATGTTCTTTGAAATAACTCTCTTTACAGATTCTTTTACATGTTTTCATTTTTCCCATTTTTCTGTTATATCATAATAGCATAAATAGTTTCTATTCAATCAATCAAGGAAGCAACAATACACGATTTGATCCAATTGGACTACTTGGATATACTAAATTATACAAATACAATCCAGATTCGATTGGTTCCAGTAGTTCATATTTTTCGGACCATTTTTCAAGTAACCTTTCATTATCACTTAAACAAGGAATCTCCAATACACCTTTGCTACAATCCTTTCCCTCCAATAATAAATACTCCTGTAGACAATTCACAAATCCACGGAAAAATAAAACACCATTTACATCATGTTTATGGTTATCTTGGAATTCCATAGAAGCCACTAAGCGTATGACACTTGGATGGGTTAACGAATCATTTTCCCAACTTTTATGCGTCTTTTCAAAAATATAGATTCCATGCACATGTTCTGTTTTCATGATTCTGTATACTGTAGCATAAATCGTATATCGCTCATTTGTCAACCAGTCTACAGTATATTCAAAAGCGGGTAAAATACACACTTCGTATTGCAATGTCATTTGCATATAAATGGACTTCCATAAATCAATATGGTTATGATTGAGACAGTAAATACGATAATTACGAGGGAGTTTGTGAAAGTGAACTGGTTTTAATACAAAAGTATAGGTATGAAAGTGGGCTAACGGAACAATTCCAGTAGACAAGGCCCCATGTTTAACAAAGCAATATCCACCCGATAATTCGGGGTTTTGTATACAATGATTGTAAATATGGGTTTGGATCAAACTACGGGATACTTTCTCTCCAATGCTATACAAGGGATGAACGCAAAGGAAATCCCAGAAGTGTATTATTGGTTTCATCTCAGGATAATGCAAAAAGAATACACAAACAGGCCTACTGGCAATACAACCGTAGAAACGTTCATAATTGGGCTTTTCCAAGAAATACGCTTGGTCTTCTTGTTGTTGGGTCAATACATTCTCTCGAAAACACGAAATCGCACTATTACCATGTAACACGGTTTGCAAATATTTGGGTGTGCAGTAAAATAATGCGGCTTGATTGTCAATGTAATGGCCTTGTAACAATAAACACAATGGCGTCCAATGATTAAAGTCTTGTATAGACCAGGTTTCGACCTGCCTTGTGTCGCAAAAAATCCCGACTTTTACGGTTCGCTTGCGTTTCCAATATGGGTGCTTGCTCCATAATAATCGCAAATGCAATTCATAACTATGAAAAACAGGTTGATGAAACCAAAAAGGAGAATGCCATTTGGCCCAAACTAAAGCAATCGCATAAATGGCTAAAATTACATAGAATATATAAATTAATAGGTAATACATATATTTATCTACAGTTTTTTATCTTTTGATATGAGGCGCTATTTTATCAATATCTTGAATCAATATCTCTGATATGTGAGGTAACTTGACATGACATTCCCAGAAATACCGACAAAAGGCCCATTGGAAATCCAATGTAGGTAATTGGTCTTCGTTGTAAGGGCCTACATAGTAAGCACTATATTTGGTGCGCAAATGATTGGCAATTTTATCGGGTAGTAGAAAATGATAGACTGGTGGAAGAACATAACTGAGTTGAGTGTAAGGATGAACGGGTTGAGTTGTTCGCTTTGGAAGAAATTCACAATAATAATGGGGAACTTTGGGGGCCAAATCTTCCAATAAGGGTGGGTAGGCATAAGGATAATGCCATTTCCAATCGACCTTTCCTATTGTGTAATACTGGGTCACCCATTGCAAACCTTCTAAATACGCACGACAAATCAAAAGTATATTGGACTTGGCTGGAAATAATAACTTGTAATAGCGACTCTGCCATTTAGGCGTAAATGGGTCTATCGCTTTTTCAGTTGCACGATATAACACGGGAGTATTTAAAAACAAATTCATCTTTTCTTTTACCGTTTTTTTCGGCTGTAGGTCAACTGGCTTTTGATCGAACTTTTTCCGTGTGGTATATTCTTGAATTAACCATTCGTGTTCATGTTTTGCTAAAGCCTGTAGAAAAATGGATAAATTGTTCCATTGGATTTCGGAATGATTTTGTTTCGACAATAAGAACTGACCAGGTTTGCTACCAATGGTATTGCGATATACATCCATCAGAGCTTGGATTCCTATTGTGCGAATATTCATACTGGGAAAATGAGGTAAGAAATCGTTTCCCAAAAAGAAGCACATGAAAACGTAGTCTACCATACGATGATTATCTTGTGCACTGCATCGCATGGCGCCACTAATGGACGTGGCCATTTTACCAATATTCAAAAACAATGGTTCATCTTTAGCATAATGGCCATCTAATTTGAGAGAAGCAAATTGAGGTGCTTCTCGAAATACATACATGGATGGACTGTATTGTAAGTGCAGTAGAGATAACATTAATAAATCGGCATCGAGACCATAAATGACACTGACTTCTCTACTGTCTTTACATGGATTTTCACGAAGATGGGCATATAATTTGTGTTCTCCTTCGCCTGGTTCATCGGGAGTGGCAATAATGTATTGGACCCTACTGTTTTGAAAACGAGGTTTAGTAAAATGTTCCCGTATGGAAATACTTAGTTTATCCATGAATTCTGTGCCAGGTGTGAAAATACAAGTCGTTTTAGCCATATTGATGGGTTCTTTAGGTGGGTCGATCGATTTATGCATAGAAGCCTCGAACCAAGATTTATAACGTCTGCTTCGTTGTTGTTCCATTTTGGCTCTGGGTGCAACTCCGTCAAATGCAATGTAAACGTAGTCCGATGGATTGATTTGATTCACATAATTTTCTATTTTTTCAATGGTTTTTGCAATAATATGGTCATACAAAAGTGCAGGTTCCATATTGGTGTCGGAATTATGATATATATCGTATAAAATCGAATTGCAATCCATATACAATCGACTGAAGGATATTTTGTTTTTTATAATCGATGCATAACTATATAATATTTTAGCATGATGGTGAATAATATGAGAAAAGTAACTTGGTATACCCATTGCTTCTTACAATAGTCAACTACAATACTATTTATATGATTTTCTATAAACAACAATATATCTGGGTTCTTATATAGAATTATTATATAATGGATGCTCCTTCAGGTATATACTTATTTTATCGGTTTGCACCGTTTTTATTGGTGAGTTATTTTGTGATTGGTGCAATTTTAAATAATGAAGTAAAAGGATTTATTTATTTAGTCGGTCTTATTTTTACTTGTGCAATGGCCGTTATGATAGTTCCTTATATTGGCGGTAGCTTGACGCCATCCCCCGCTTGTGACAGTGTCCCTTTTACTGGAACTTCATACAATATACCCATGGGAATGGTAATCTTTTCGTATACCTTGTTTTATCTGGTTTTTCCTATTGCTAAATACCATACGGAACTGACCAATATTCCCACTTTGGTTTTGTTTCCTCTGTTGATTTTAGGGGATATTTATTGGAATGTGACCTTTAATTGTTTTGATGGTCCAAAATTGCTTACCAGTATCATTATTGGTGGAGGCTTTGGAACATTATGGTCGTTTGTGATAGATAAAACTGGTAACAAATCCTTGCATTATACAAATATTGGTGGCAATCGAGAAAAATGTAACCAAGTGACGAGAACCAAATATCGATGCAAAACCTATGACAAAAATGGCGCATTGGTGGAGTATGTGCATAAGAACGATAAAGCTGCTTATGATTATTTGGGAGTAAGTGATGCTTCCTTTAATCTTGTTGATAATAATCCAAAAGACGGAACGCTGCAAATCAGTGAAATTGCGGCTAAGCTTAAAGCTTCTTAAGCTTTAAGCATCAAACGATACCCAATTGTTGTAGAACCAATCGTGAATGGTTTTTGAAATTTGTTTACGTTGCATTTCATCGGCCAGTAGACGGAAACTTTTGGATTTAGCTAAAAAGTGTTTCATGAACTCTTCTACAATCGGCTTCAATCTTCCACGACTATATTTAGGGATAACTTCGTATTGAGGATAAATTGGATATCCTTTACGAACATTCACTGCATTGTGAAAATGGTAGATCATGTCTCGGAATTGCTCCTTCGTTTGTATTGCATTGAAATTGATTCCATTTAAATAATGAATCGCATGTTGTGTGCAATCTGGACAAGGAAGATTCGAACAAATGATATAAATTAAATTCAATAGTCCTTCTCGAATATGGGGGAATTCATCGGCTTTGACTTTTTCTGCCAATACGTGAAATAAATTCCAAAATGGCTCACCCCATTTGACCTTTTTACCTTCTTGTATAGCAGCAACTTGTGTTTCATAGTCTACTGCATGCACAACCGAAACTTGTTTCGGCACATGAGTCGGGATCCTCACAATATGACGCCTTGAACTGGTAAATAACATCAGGGGCTTTTGAGCAGCAGTAGAATGATTTGATTCTCCGTTGTTTTGTGATGGTGTATATGCTCTTAATTTTGTAAATAACATCTCTCGATTACTATTTTTTTCTATTTAAAAAAGTATTCTTCTATAATTAGACCATATATTTTTCAAATCAATATAAACATTTATTCTAAATTACCTTTAGAACAAATCTCTTGTCAATTTATAAATCGAACAATAAGTATATGAACCAAAAACAATATTATCCTACAGCAGCCAATGTTGCCGCTATGGCAAAAGAGGAATCGAGTTCGGAATCAGAATATGAATCCGAATCTGAGGAAACACAGCCTAAACCAATCATAAATAAAAGTGGATTAACGGAAATCGTAAAAGCATGGGTTTTGAATGACAATCAAATTAGGGCTCTTAATAAAAAAATGCGGGAATTGAGACAAGAAAAAAAGCGTCATAATGAAAGTATGATAAACGTCATGAAACAGTATGACATTGATAATTTTGATGTGAAAGATGGACAAATCCATTTTCGTAAAGCCAATAAGAGAGAACCTTTGACTCAGAAAAAATTATTGACTATTTTAATGAGTCATCCTCAATTGGATGAACATCAAGCAAACCATTTGAATCAGTTTGTGTATGATAGTCGTCAAGTCACAGAAGAAGATGTATTATCGCGTAAAATCAATAAACCTAAAGTAGATAAGCAGAGTAAAAGTAAAGGTGAAAAAAAAGATGATACAAGTAATTCATCTACTGCTTCTATTTTAAATATGTCCAGTTCTTTATGATGTTGCCTCGGTTTCGGAAATCGGAATGATCTTGTATTGTTTATCTGGTGTGATTTCATAATGAGCAACCACCTTTGGGTTTGTTTTTTGTTTCAATACGTCTTCTGTAGAAAAGATATTTCCATGTTTGTCTAAATAATAGACAATGCCATTAATATCTTCGGCTACTACTTCGGCATTGATGACTTGATTGCCATCACTTGATGTAGAATTCATGATTCCATGTGGTATACCTTTAATATGGGTTCCACAGTAGATATGACCTTCTTTTTGTTTTCGCGTGCACTGTTCACCATTGGCCCGTTTTGCATGACAACGATTCGAACTGGGTATACTGTTTTTCACTCTTTTGCGTTTGCTTACATCTTCTTTTGATAAAACCAGACGGTCAAATTCAAAGATGAATTCCATCAATTCTTGAACTTTAGAAGTATCTTCGAATTTCAATTGAATGACCTTTTCTTTGATTCTTTTTTTGAAAGAACCTATATAATCCGCGATTCGTTTGTTTAATTTTCGATCCATATTTATTATTATTATGACTTATACAATTGACTAAAAAAGACTTTATTCAATTTTTTTAATAATTTATTTAAAACAACTTAAAGAAACTCTATGTTTATAGCGGGTTTGTAAATTAGCGTGCAAACTTTTTGCGGATGATTTCAATCATTGCAACCGATTCCTTGCAACTGGTTATCAAATATTGTTTACAGTTGGTAATGGCACTATTGTCGTCGCTGAATCGAGGGGACATTAAACGGATTACACTGTAGTCATCATGAGGATGGTATTTTTTGAAACCCACAAATGTCAGTTCGGGTTTATTACTGCTTTTGGTCGTATAAAATAATTTATATAAGAAATGTTCTAAAATATTACCCAATGTATAGTCTTCTTCTTCCAATATAATATCATATGAATTCACATTGGCACTTACAACACTGGTATATCCCGCTTGTTTGGATTCATTACTGGGTTGGATTGGCACCACATCTGATTCCAATTCGCTCTGGAAACGCTTGATTTTTTCCATCAATTGATTACACGCTTTTTCTACAATCTCATAATTCGAGTATTGACCAATCGTTTTCACCACAAATTCGAATTCATTTGGCTCATCGTCTTCATTGGTTTTGTAACATCGATGGGCATCCAAATACTGAAAATTCTTTTCTTCAAAGGCGATTTCCTCTTTTGTGCGGCTTTCATTGTTGTAAATTTGTAAATGCTGTGACCACAAGACATCCCTCTTTTCTGGATCAATCACATTGAAGAAAGCACATTTACTTACTGCATTAAACATACCGTTTTCTTGAGCAGTAGATACTGAGAATTCTGCAGTCAGTTCAAGTGATTCGCCTGGAATGGTTGGTCCCATTTTAGGTCTTAGCCGTAGAAAATCAATGGGACGATTACTAATTGGGTCATGTGGAAACAACTTCAATATTTCGGTTTCATCCAGAAATTGTCCACTTTCTTTGTGCTGTATTTTGAAATCATCCGTAGTCACATATTTCATTTCATAATCACTTGTATTTTTGCCTTCGACCAGTAATTTATAATTTTGGGGAAAAGTGTCTAAATCTTTTGTAATAATAGGAATGGAACTCAGTCTTTGTTTCACGATTTCATTGTGGAATCTCGATGTATTGGTGGTGATCTGACATTGATTTATCTTACTGTTTTCAGTGCGAATGACCACTACAGGTATATCACTTAAAATTGTGCGACGAATACCATTTACGATTGCCAATGGTGCATCTTTTACAATAAAATGCAATATGCCATCATTTTCGTAATTTTTAGTAAGAGTTGGCGTCTCCTTAATATGATTAACTGTATAGGCAAATTCTGTCATTTGTTTTTTTCAAGCAACTATATAGTGTGTATTGATATATTTAAACACATACTACTATTTAAGTTTTTTTTCAATTTTTTCGTATATTCGGTGTTCTTCTTTTACACATAAAGGGGGATTTATATGTGAGTAGGAATATATTGGCTTCCTGATAAGAAAAATAGTATAATCATGAAAAACATGAGGACAATTGGCAGTAGGACTAAAATCCATGATACCACGGGAGCACCAGCATTGCAAATCAAGTTCAATACCCATGTCCAAAAGACGACATAGAGTAATTTGATCAAAAAGATTAATGCAGTATTGGAAACAGAACAAGTATAACTACCTGCACAATAAGTAGTATTGCTTCCTACGTTTTGAATTCCCATGGCAACCAAGACAATGATGGAAATGACTAAATAAAAGTATGCAGGTGAACATAAATTGCGAATTCTATTTAATATGGATGGCATTTTTCTTGTTATATTTTTTAACGAGAAAAAAAGTATATTCGATTATGTCACGTAAAATTTATTAATATCTGTAGCTGAGAAAGTCTGTGGTGTATAATCACTACCGATTGCCTTGGATGCCATATACAAGGGATTGGTCGTTTCACTTCCATCAATCGTGCTACCCATTAGAAAACTTCCACCGCTCATAATACGAACTCTTTTTTTGACACTTCGTCTTCTTTTATTGTTTTTCTTTTTGCTTTTTCTATTTTTTCTACGGCTTTTTCTACTGCTTTTACGCTTATTTTTGTTTCTACTGCTTTTTCTTCTACGCTTTCCACCCATCAAGAGAACACTGCCTCCACTGCCGCCTAAAGATGGTTTAGAACATCCACATGTCATTTTTGTTGTTATATATACTGTAGAGATATTATATCTACTCCACGTCTATGTGTGTTAACATAACTCTTCTACAACACACATTGGTTAATTTCAAAGAATCCAGTATTTCTGCTTCTACGGATTGCTTGTGTTCCGTGTCTTTTGTATAATATATCACACGCTCGGTAATATTTCTCTCTTTTTTCCTTTGGCGACTTTGTTCTACATAATAACGATACTTATCTGCTAAAACATTGCCACAGGTAACGCACTTAATTGGAATAATCATGATTAATGGAGGATTGCTTGTTTATTTTTATATAGTAGATATATGTTTAAATTCTTTTTTTTCAATTTTTTCTTCTAAAATTTCCTTTGACGCTTTGTTCTCTTATTAGGAGATTTTTTATTTGGGGGTGAGCGTGAGCGTTTTTTCCTTCTACTTCTACTACTACTGCTACTCTTACTGGGGGGGGTGCTTCTCATAGAAACAGCAGATTGAAATTCTACATCCGTTGAAGGTGTATGCATGGATACACTATTCATGGAATAAAAACTATTGACTTGATTGAGAAAATCTTGGGTAGGTGTCGGTGCATCCAATCGAAATATTTTGAATTCCTTTAATAGAGCACCGTAGTCTTTGTGCAGTTCTTCCATGCGACTATTGCGTTTATGTAAATCACTATGACAATACGGACCCATTAATAAGAACGCCCTTTTGAAAAACTGCGGTGCGATTGTAGGACATACATTAGGATTCTTGACAAAATGGAAAAACATGCTTTTCAATGCCAATGTTATACTGTAGGTATCGAATGTATACACGAACTTATTGATGAATTGGTTAAAGCTTTTGAAAAGGCGCTGATATTTTTGACATTTCTTCAAGTAAAGAAACGTATTTACATTACTACAGCTCGTTTCTGTGGGAAAATTAAACCACGATATACCTAAATCATTTTCATTGGTTTTGCATTTTTTTATCAAGTCTTTTGCATTGATCATCAATCCGAAATCAATATATTTGATTGTTCCAGTTGAGACATTGTAGACAATATTTTGTGTTTTAATGTCTCGGTGAACAATATTGTTGTCTCGGAAAAATACTACACCTTCTATTAAATTCAAAATGGATGTGAAAAACTGTTTTTGATCATTTGAGGAATGCTTTTGAATTAATCTAGTATGAAAATCTTCTAAGTTGACGCCTCCATCTTCCAATAAAAGCAAACGCATATTTTCGGGGTGGTCTTTATTTTCTTCTACCTTTGGACTGATCGATTGACAATCCTTGAATATTTCCTGGAATTGGGCATCATGTTTAGGAACACATTGAGTCGGTTTACTTAAAATGAATTTCTGAATATTGGGGATTTTCGTGATTTTCTCCATTTCCTTCATTTCATCTAAAGCATCCTTTTTACTCATTAATTTGGACACAATGTTTTTCTTTACTGTCCCTTTCTTACAGGTCAGGCTTGGTTTTGTCACACAACCAAATGAACCAAACCCAATTATATTGGCAGGGTCTTTCTTGGGACTTGGTGATTTGGATTTCTTGGTTTTGTTGGTTTTACTGGTTTTATTTGTCATTTGACTATTTGAGAGAAAAAAACTGTAGGATTGATATTTTATACTTTATAATGATATAATATATTCATTTTCTCTCATTTTTTATTTTTGTAAATGAAATTCTTTTGGCTTTACTGTTGTTTCTTTATTGCTATATGGTTGTATATGTCTTATTTAGCTACTACTGACTCCTCGTTAAATATGGAGTCTTTTACTACAGGTGAAGTGAGTGCCGATGAAGAAGATGCAGTAGAAGAAACCACGCGACTATATGAAATCAATAAGTTCCCCGATTATCATGATACCGAAAAGGAAATACGAGAGAAAAATAAAATGAAAATGAATGTCTTTTATGTAAAAGGAGAAAATGGGACGCCTGTAGGAATAAACATGGAAAAAACACAAAATCTCCCGACTTATTACCAGCCAGGTGATTTTATGTATAAAGCATCCACCTACGTTCCTTCCTATGAAGATTCGATTCATTTAGCATCTGCATCTACTGCTGCTTAAAATGGAACTTCTTCGTATAGTTTTACTGGTAGGTCATCTCTCACAAACCGACACTTTCCATCCATGGTCCATTCGACTTGGACTGCACGGATTTCAACACCGCTTTCGTGAGCTTCTTGAACTGCTTTTTTGTAAGTTAAATCAATATTAGAAGGTTGAAAATGAGAGACATCCGTTCGCTGAATCACAAAACATAAAATTGCTCTATAATTTGTGGTTTTCACGATTTCAGTCAATTCATGAATATGTTTTAATGCACGTTCACTTACCACTTGTGTGCTATTTTTACGGTATCCATCTGGGAAATACGCAATCTTTTCATTTACGGCTTTCGTATTTTCTATATTTTTGTATTGTTTACGTATTTTTTTGGGCACATCAACATAATCCGCTAAAGGAACATTCTTGACTTCCAATATATAGGGACGTCCATCTTGGTCCACGCCTGTAAAATCAAAACGCGAATTGAGGAATTTGAATTCACGTTTTTTCTCTCGATTGTTTTCTAAAAACCGTAGAAGATTGTGTGTCAACATTTGATCCACCAAGGTTTCCGCCATTTTAGGATGAATACCAATGACAAATGTATGGTCCTTTTCTTGCAGTAGAGATAAATATACTGCATAGGCACATTTATTTTTCTTACTGTCAACTGGTGAAACAATGACGGATGAACCTTTATCGGATAACCCACAACATCCCAATGCTGGGGTATGGGCATAATAAGACTGATTCTCTACTGTAATATCTGCAACGTAGGGCGTCTTACAGGTGGCCGATGGGCGCTTCTCAATAGTAGTAACAATGGGTGATTGCAATTCGTATAGTAACATCTTTGGTTGTTTAGTTTTGATTTTAGTTTTGAATTTGGTTATTTGAGAGAAAATCTCCTAGAACCTCTTTTTTTCAATTTTTAGATACCCTTTAGAAGAAAAATCTATTTAGAAGGTATTCTGTGAAAAATAGTAGACAATATGCACAAATGTTTGACTTTTTATATTACAATAATTTATTCTACCATAACCGAACAAAAACTCAAACACCACCGTCTGTGAAAAAGCAGGTGCAGTTTGACTTGAATCACCATATTATTGGGATCCCCAGTAGAAACGATTTGAAACCATTTAGAAAAGATTTGTTCTATAGTCCTTTAGACTATTCGAAATTCCGCATTTTAGAATTCAATCGTCAACTGGAATCCATATCATGGAGAGAAAATAGACGTAGTGTTTTAGCGGAAAAATACCAGGACCAATAACCTACACTTTCACTCGATACCCTTTAGTCGTTTTTACTCTACGACTTTGACCACTTTCTCTACTGTTGATTGTTAATGGTGACATTTCCGTCCGTGTGTCCTCTATTTCTTGGTCATGGTCATGATGGTGCATCTTATTATGACATTCTTCACATAATGACATCAGATTTCCCACATGATTTTTGTGTATGGTTCCAATAAACCCTCGTGTATTGGACTTGTATTGTTCCTGTAGATGATGAATATCACTGGCCAATACTTTATGGCAATTTTCACACACTCCTTTCACTTTCTCTTGATTGTAACGACTGGTTTTACATTTCAACGAACCATTGAATTCTGGAAAATACTTGCTCCTTATAGCATAAGCATCTTCCATACATTCCCTATTCATATGCAATGATTCACACACTTCCAGCCCATAATTCTTATTACCAGGACCATCTTGTAGTTTTCGTTCGTATTCCAATGCATCCGTCTCAGGATTATATTGAACCGATAAATGACACAATCGGATGCTGTTCAGCTCGTTCAGTTCGGAATAACGGACGATTTCGTGAAAATGCGTGGCCAATAAAAACGACGATTTCCTATTGCATAATATCTTTAATGTAGCCAACATTATACATAAGGCCGATGTGCTTTCCGTTCCCGAACACAATTCATCCCCCAATACTAAACTCGATTCATTACTCTCGTTTTGGATCACACGCAGTTCCGACATTTCTACCGAAAAGGTAGACTGTCCCTGAAATAAATTGTCTTGGCTTAGAATCCTCGTGTATATAGCACTGTAGGGAATATAGGTAAATGAATCACACGGAACATACATACCCGATTGTGCTAAAATCATCGAAATACCCAATGCTCGCATCAAACTCGTTTTTCCTACTGCATTTGTCCCGAATAACAGCATGCCATTGACATTTTTGTCGTCACCGAGAACAATATCGTTGGGCACATAACATTCGTTGCGCAATAATTTTTCAATTAATGCATGACGAAGTCCCTTTGCATCAACCATCGATGGTGATGAATCATTATGCGCCACAATACGTGGCCGACAATAATTGTGTTCTACTGCATTTACACAATTGGTCCACAATACGTCTAAATAGGAGACAATCGTGGAAATCATAGACAAGAATCCATCGTATTTTTCCATTACTGTATTGACAATCGAATGATACAATTCCAAGGTTGTGCTCTGAATTAGCTGTTGCACTGTGATGAGTTCTTCACTGAGAGACTCCAAATATGGACTACTTATTGTAATATACCCTTTTTTGCTATTGGGAACCATTGTTATTGTCTTCCACCAATCATCTTGTGTTTTTCTTTTGGACATTTCATCGATTTTTTCTTTCAGTCTAGACGAACGGGCTTTTGTCATAATAAAGTGATAAGTGCTGCGTTTTTCGTTGTATTCACGTTTGACGAATCCTTCTTTGACCGGATTGGTCGGGTTCATTAATGTCTCGATTTTCATCCAAATAATATTCCATTGGTTTTCACATGTTTTCTTACGGTTATACAAATCCGCTATTGCAGGAAATTCAGTCATATTTAATAAGGATTCGGTTTGAATAATGTTGCTACTGTAGCGTGAACATACGGTCATATTGATTCGTTTTTCTAAATAGTGTAACCATTCTTGCATACTTTGATGAATCTCGTGAAATGGACGATCCAAGGGAACATAATTGTGCATCCATTGGGTTTCCGCTAAACATGACCATACTTGTTCCGCGATGGAAACACTGCTAAATAACTTGGCCAATTCGGGAGGTTGCATTTTTTGAATATGCAACAATCGCGCTAAATGATCAATGTCATGGATTTTCGAAAAGGAAGGATGCAAATTTTGCACTACTACATATTGCAATGGGTCTTCTATCCATTTTTCCATAATGGCATATTCGGCCTCTAATGCAGTAGAATCATAAATGGGATGGGTGATTTTATGATAAAACAAACGACTACCCATATTGGTTCTACAGCGGTTTAAAAGCGAACAGACCGATGAATAAGATTTTTGGTTGAATCGCTTAATACGAGAGAACTGAGTATTGTTGTCATCAATAATGTTCAACTGTAGAAGACTTCGATTCGCACATTTGACATACTTCTTGTGGTTTCCCCAGTGTGGTAGTGCCAGTTTTTTACACAAGGATGGATTGTGCTCTTCTAAAAAATGAATGAGGACCACAAAGGATTGGGTTGCTAAAGGGAACTCGCTGAATTCCATACATTGAGACAAGGCATCGGCTGCGAAATGCTTGTTTAAGATATAATCACAATGGCGTTGCTTTTCGGCGTTTTTGATCATGGTCAGTTCGGGCGAATAGTGATGCACATAGGTCGTAGATAAAAGGGGAATATAAGCCTCTGTGTTTTCATATGGACTGATTAAAATCACTTCTTTTGGTTGGTAAATCGAGAGAACATGCTGGACTTCGTCTAAAGTAGTAATATGCATTTTGTCATCTTTCACATCGAATTCCAGTATATGAGAATGATTTGTTACTGCATTGTAAACTGTGATTCCTACTGAAATATGGTTTGATTGCTTGATTTTATACGGTTTCAACCATATACAGAGTAAATGGGGATTAACACGGCTTTGGTCGGGGTTTTCAGGAATGTAGGTTCCAGGAGAATACACGCCTTCCAATACACGTGTTTTTTTTGAATCTGATAATGGTGTGTCTTTTTCTTCAATGTATATGACTACAGTAAAATCATTGTCCAATAAGATTTCTTTGTATTTTTCCAATTGATATGGATGGGTAGTGAAACCCGCAATGGACACCGAGTATTTTTTTTTGTATAGTAAGTTTCTTTCAGCAACACGTAAACTGCATACATCGGAATATAAATCAATTAAACTGCCTTGTAAAGTATTGGGAAACTGAGGGTCACGATAACCGTATACCTCATAAAAATTCCCGACTTGGTAAAGCGTAATGGTCTTGGGTCCATACTTTTCAATATAAGATTTCGATAAACGAAAGTATTCGTCAATGACCTTTTTTTCTACAGACGGTTCATCGATAATGGTTTCAACAGATGTCGACATTGTGAGATCTGAGATTTTGATATTTGAGATTGTATTTTCTTACTGTAAATACGAGAGAAATATTCAAGTTCATTTTTTCATAAAATTGAAAAATTGAAAAATAGTTTTTGGAAAGTAACATAAAGTAAACATAAAAGAGTATAATATCTACTGAAACATGAGTGAGTATTTCAAAAAGGCATCCACGACTAAAAAAAACATTCGTCCCAAAATAATTACATTGGAAGGGAATATCGGAGCAGGAAAATCGACATACTTGGAAAAGATAAAACTACAATATGCGGACCGCGATGATATCTTGTTTTTGCAAGAGCCAGTGGATACCTGGAGTAAAATCACACAAGATGGGAAAACCGTGCTGGAATTATTTTATGAAAATCAAGAAAAATATAGTTTTCCGTTTCAAATCTTGGCATATCATACCCGATACGAATTGTTGAAAAATGCCATTGAAGAAGCAGTGAAAGGTGGGCGTATTAAAACGATTATCATGGAACGATCATTGGAAGCGGACCGAAATATATTTGCAAAAATGTTATACGATGAAAATAAAATCGAACCATGCATGTATAAAATATATCAACAAATGAGCGATGATGGACTGAAAACGATGGGCGCAGATTCAATCTGGTGGATTAATACAAAACCAGAAGAATGCTTACGACGAATCGCCAAACGCAATCGCATAGGAGAAGATAAAATACCATTGGCCTACTTGGAAAAATGCCACAAGTATCATTGCGATTGGCTTATGAATAACCCGAAGGTGATTTTGGTTGATTAGAACCTAAGGTGTTATTCGTTTTTTTTCCTTTTTTCCCTTTTTTTCCTTTTTTGGAGGATTTTACATTTGTATAGTTCGGTATTTCTGGAGTGTCTTGATTTAATATATTATTTATCTTTTTTATTTTATCTCTATATTCAACAGTATCAGCTTTTTTCTCATTTATTAGGTTTTCCATTTTATATGCGAGGGTTTTTTTATATTTATTCATTAGTTTTCTATCTGTTTCATCGTCTATCTTATATGTTCTTTCAGTTGGATGGTAGGTAATTTCATCATCACTATCATCCTCAACTACAAAACCTTCATCTGTTTTTTTTTCTTCATATTGTAAATTAATTGAATCTACTTTGAATTTTTTTTTTATTTGTTCTTGTATTCCTATTTTTTTTTCACCATAATTATCATATTTAAAACAGAAATCATATGGATTACGTATAATAAATAACCCAGGTGTGTGTAAATAAAATTTATTCTGTAACCCAGAATTCGATGTTGTAAAAATTGTTTTAAATGGAAATTTACCCAGTATTTGTAAAATAAATATAAGACAGTGAGATTTTTTCCCATTTTTTTCATTGTCCTCACTCACCGTATTCATAGCAGTATTATATATGCTAATATATTCATCATTCTTTACTTTGAATCTTTTATCACGGGAAATATTTTTAGTTTCAAAATCACATTCTACATCCCTACATTTTTGATATATTTTGGAAATATCTGTCAAATTTATAAAATCCTTCCAAGTATCTTTATATTGATTTAATATATCCCTTGCAATTTCTTTTTTATTATAACTAATTTTTTGTATTGTTTGTAGTCCTGCACTAGCATCTTTAATTAATTTATGATTTATACTATCCCAAGACTTTTTCTCAGTATTATGTTGTTCATCATCTATATAAGGAGGGTAAGAAGGATCTTTTCCAAATACAGTCTTCATACTCTCATTATTTGGTAATTTATAATAATTACCTAACATATACATGACCGCTTCAAGCAGTAATTGTTTAGCTTTTAAGTATTCTACACCGCATTTAAATACATTGGATATAATTTCATTAATTTCTTTAATAATTGGTTTTTTCTTTTCTTTATTCAAGTTATCTTGTCCATCCATATTTATAAAAAACATTTCATCATCACTATTAGTCTTTTCTTCTTCAGCTTCTTTTATTTTAGGATGGCTATATACGCCACTATTATCATCCTTTGGAACGACAGTATCATCATAACCATCATCATTATATGAACGGTGGTGTGAATTATGGTGTGAATTATATGAAACAGTATTATCATCTTCATCTTCACTTTCATCTCCGAGTGGAGTATGCCATTTTCTATCCCACCCATAATTTCTAGGGTTATGTTCCATTTTCTTCTCTGAATTTTGTTTGGTTTTATTCAAGTCAGGGTCAACACATTTAATAGCATCCCCTATAGTTTCAGTCAACTCAGGGTCAATACATTTAATAGCATCCCCTATAGTTTCAGTCAACTCAGGGTCAACACATTTAATAGCATCGCCAATGGTTTCAGTCAACTCAGGGTCAACACATTTAATAGCATCCCCAATGGTTTCATTCAACTCAGGGTCAACACATTTAATAGCATCACCAATGGTTTCATTCAACTCAGGGTCAACACATTTAATAGCATCCCCAATAGTTTCAGTCAAGTCAGGGTCAACACATTTAATAGCATCCCCTATAGTTTCAGTCAAGTCAGGGTCAACAACACTCTGATCATCATTCACAACACTCTGTTGTTGAACATTCACAATATTATTTAATAAATTATCATCAATATTTGGCATGTATGTCGTAGATGGATTCATTGGATTATAATCAATACCATATTTTTCACCAGTAGATTCACTATCATTATATGAACGGCTGTGTGAATTATATGAAACAGCATGTTTATCTCCGAGTGGAGTCTCATAATCAAGCAAACCCTGTTTAGTTTCAGGTATCAAATCATTCTCTGATTTTGATTTGGGGTCAGGGTCAACACATTTAATAGCATCCCCTATAGTTTCAGTCAAGTCAGGGTCAACACATTTAATAGCATCCCCTATATTTTCAGTCAAGTCAGGGTCAACGCATTTAATAGCATCCCCTATAGTTTCAGTCAAGTCAGGGTCAACACATTTAATAGCATCCCCTATAGTTTCAGTCAAGTCAGGGTCAACACATTTAATAGCATCCCCTATAGTTTCAGTCAAGTCAGGGTCAACACATTTAATAGCATCGCCAATAGTTTCAGTCAAGTCAGGGTCAACACATTTAATAGCATCCCCTATGGTTTCAGTTAAGTCAGGGTCAACACATTTAATAGCATCCCCTATGGTTTCAGTTAAGTCAGGGTCAACACATTTAATAGCATCCCCAATAGTTTCATTCAAGTCAGGGTCAACACATTTAATAGCATCCCCAATGGTTTCATTCAAGTCAGGGTCAACGCATTTAATAGCATCGCCTATAGTTTCAGTCAAGTCAGATTCACCACATTTGACTGCATCTGCTATGGTTTCATTCAGTTCAGATTCACCACATTTAATAGAATCACCAATAGTTTCAGTTAAGTCAGGGTCATCACATTTAATAGAATCACCAATGGTTTCAGTTAACTCAGGGTTATTATCATTCGACGATATGGAAGAAGCACTGGAAATATTATAATTAGTAGAATTAGAAGTAGTGAATCTATTATTTTCATTATCAGTTACAAATAGACCTGTTTCTTGATTGTTTATATCTTTATGAGTCATATTTTTTTGTTCGGGACCAATTTCAAATAGACCCGTTTCTTTTTCTTCTGTAAACACATAGTTTTTATCTACTGTTACACTCATTTATACTATAGACCTATTTTATTATAATATTATAACCTACAAATAGGTTATGATATAATTGATATTCCCTAAATCATATTTATTTTTTGGCCGTTTTTCTACGACTTTTTCTTGATGACTTTGATTTTCTTTTTTTCCTGTATTTTCTACGCTTTGTTCTACCTCCTTTGGGCTTGCCTCCCCCCACATTCGCTTTAATGATTGCACCATTATCTAAATTATATAGATCACTACCGACATTCACTGATGTATCATCTATAATTGTAATAGTTGGCTTTGCACCTGTTTCACTAAATTCAATGTTAACACTTTCTCCTTTATTCTCATAACTATCTTTCATTGAATACTTTCCGGTAATTCCTAACGAAAAAATATTTGCATTATTATCTATTTGGCCAACAATATTACAAACATTACCTTTAAGATCATCTGGTAAAAAGTAATAATTAGTTACACCATTGTTTTTTTTTAAAAATGCTTCCAACTGTTTTTTGTCCTGCATATCAAAATCGCTTTCATTTATTTCTGTGTTTGGAACTATATTCACCTTTTTTAATTTCGAGTTAATTTTCCCCCCAGTTTTACTCTCAATGGTAAATTTCAATATGTATCTTAATGTAGCCATAATTCACTCAAAAACACTATATATATTAAAACCATATTTTATTTTGCTTTATTTCTAAATACAAGGGTTCGCGGTCCATTTGGGAAATCCAAAATCCAAAATGTTCTAAATCTACACGAAATCCTATACAGAATTCCACACTCGGTTTCAAAAAGCAAAACACCGACGATGTTTTCATGATGGTTAGATTCGTTTTGTCAATCATCACTAATTGGTGATAATATTGCCGCGGGCTTTTTTCATAACTAAAGTGCACCACACCCAGTAACTGATTTTGAAATGGCACAAACCCAGTAGACCCTTTGATTTGACGAAACCATTTGTCTGTTGTAGTATGATGAACGATTTTCAACTTACAGATCCCATTTTCGCGCACAATCGTTCCGATTTCCAAAGGAAACCATTTATAAATAAATCCATCTTCCTCATTTGGCAACCTGATTGGTGCCCAATTCTTTTCACACCATGTATCATATGGCGATTCAATCAACTCCATATTGCTACAACATTGGTTCTCGATATCATAATCCCCATGTATCATCTTGATTCGCTCATTATTCGAATATCCCAACGTGCTACCCAGAAAACACAATTGTCCCGTCTTTTGACTCACATATAATCGTATATCTTCGATTCCTTCACTAAAGCATCCAGGTCGAGGAACCGCCCCCGTTTTTTCACGCATTACCACATAATTCGTCGGCATATTGGACTCCAATATTGAACACACATTCAACGTTCGTATTACTCCTTCATCCTCGGGATAATAATACCCACCTTGGTCATAAATCCAATAATTCACATATCGCGTATTCAATACACTTTTCCCTAAATATTCCACATACGCTGCCGACATTGGACGATATGGTGTCCACTCTGGATAATCATACACCTTTTCTACTATTGCCTCGTCTTCGTGCAGTATACTGTAGGAAAACACATTCGGTAATCTCACCATGCTATCATCGTGATTTGCCGCATACCACACAGGCTCCCACTCCAATTTCCGTTCCATATACGCCCAATAATTCACCTCCCAACTCAGTCCATGTAATTTCACAAACTCGGGAAAATGCTCTTGGTAATAGTGATACATCATTTCGATGGCCTTTTTCGATCCAAACAATAGGGACCCGCAAAATCGCCAATGCACGTGATTGCCGAATTCCTCTTGTTCCACATTTTCTGGCAATGACCAGCATCCTGGTATATACATACGATTTTCGTGTTCGACAAACAAATGCGACTTGCTCGATAAATCACGTAAATACTCATACGTATCCACATCGCGAAATAATTCATTCGGAGCATGGAAATCCAAATACATCCAATATTGTTCGTCTATTGCATTTGCGGTCGCCTCATACAAACAGTGCACCTTTTTGTGCACATGCCATAAATACTCACGTGTATCTTTCGCTTCATTTCGAACCATGGGCAAACTCATATTACCATCAACGTAATAAGGCAAGTCTTGTGTCATTACTAACCTTTCTACGGTCACGTGTTCATATTGCTTCATAATACGTTCTACTGTAGAATAAATATCATGGGATACATACATTTTCGTCGGTAACACAAACGATTTCCACGATTCGAGATGTTCCATCATTGTCTTTTCATTTTGTATACTGGTAACAATTACCAATTTTGTCATCTACTTTGCTACAATACATACCATAAACTCATTTAAATTGTTTAATGGCCAAAAAACAAATTAAACCGAAAATCTCCCATTTTTCCAACAATGATTACCTTGGTCACATCCTATGTCAACTTTTATAGGACTCCTATTGTCAATCACCACTATCGACTGCCTTTTTTGCAGAAAATCATCGATTTACAAATCCCCGTAGTCGTCTTTGTTTCTCCCGATTGTTTAGAAGCTGTAGAAATGTTTATGCGTAAATTGTCCTCCATTCAACACGTTTGCATTGTTCCTTTGGCCAAATCCTTTTTTGAATCCTCTTATATGTTTATTACTGCCATTCATAGCCCAAACGGACCTTTGGTTTTGCCCAAACATCGGTTCCGACCCAAAGATACGTTGGACTACATGTGCTATCAACATAGTAAAGTCGAGTATATGCAAAAAGTGGCATCCATGAATCCGTTCAAGACCTCCCATTTTGCTTGGTGTGATTATGACCTATTTAAACATTTCGAGTGTCCACCCTATTTACGCTTCTTATGTCAGCACGGTTTGCCCTATTTGACACACAAACCACCCACCGAACACTCCGCCGCCACAACTTGGGATGCCAAACACCAACTCTTTTTTCCTGGTTGTTGGGACAAGGCTACTTATGTAATGCCCTTTTTGTGTAACAATGTTTGTTGGCGATTTTGCGGTGGCTTTTTTCTCGGCACCAAAGAAGCCATTGACCATTTTTACGACCTTTACCAACAACACTACGATAAATTCTTGGATACCTACAATACCATGGTCTGGGATGTCAACTTTTGGACCTATTTAGAACAAGAAAGTGATTGGGACCCGTATATTTATTACGCCGACCACAACGAATCTTTAATTCAGAATTTCCCGCTTTTTGCTTTGGCCAGTAAACCCCAACCCGAACGCACGATTGCTTATACTTATCCTACAGTAGAATCCTTTTATCCTTCTTCAGGGTCATTGGTCCGTTTTCAAAACCAATATATTTACAATGTCCGCTACGTGAATTATTACTACAGACCCGATGGTCACTGCGATTTACAAGAAGACGAAAAAACCTGCAGTGTGAACCAAATGGTGTATTTACATGACGATTTCAGCGTCGATTCTTCGCGTGGATTTTGTGCAGTAGAAGAATCATCGGAATTAATGGGATTGCCCGCACCCGACCCCGATGAACAGTTTCAAGGCATTGAAGATATTCGTCTTTACGTCCATCAAAATCGATTGAAATTCATTGCCACTACTGTCAACTACAGTGGCTGTGCAACCAATCGCATGGTTTATGGAGATTATACGATTCGCAATGACGCTAATACAGAACGCCGCCATGTCTATTTGTCCAATGTATCCGTCATTCATCCACCTGTGCCCTCACATAAAGAAAAGAATTGGATTCCTTTTTCTTCTATTACCGAACCCTTGAAAGAATATTTTATCTACAGTTGGTTTCCCTTTCGCATGGGTATAGTCGTAGACAATACTCTCGAAATCACCCACTTTTATAATAATGGAATTGCCTTTCCTGGTGTGGTTCGTGGGTCTTCTAATATTGTCTACGACAAAGGAACCTATGTTGCCTTGGTGCACTGTAGTGAAGAGCATACTTTACCCAAGCGATACTTTCACATGATGATTTGGATGGATGCTACCAGTTATCGACCCATTCGGTGCTCCAAACTCTTTTACTTTGACCAATATGGCCCTGAATTTTGTTTGTCCCTACAAGTATCACGTGAACATTACATACTGTGGATATCACGCTATGACCGTGACCCAGTAACCCTTTATTACCGTAAAGATGCTATTTAATCATACAAAAAATTGAAATTCTTAAACCAAGGAAATTCGTGTAGTAAATGAAAATATAGACACAACCCGAAATAATTATGTCCAATTTTACCCTTCCTAAGATTAACTTTAACAACATCCAAATACCAGATAGTAATACCAAGACTATCAAATCGACCAAATCCACCACCCCTCCTAAAGTTCCTCCTCAAAAGTTACCGACTCCAGATATTCAACATGAACTTTGTAAATTACGTGAACTTCATCCAAAATGCATTGCAAATGTAATGGTTTTTGATACTGAGACCAGCGCTTTAAAAGACGGTCATATTTTGCAACTGAGTTATATTATCTACAACATCACCACCAATACGATTGTCAAAACAGTAGACCGAATCATTCGTATTGATGCCAGTGTTGTCATTTCAGAAGGTAGTTATAATGTGCACCATATTGACTTTGCGAAATGCCAACGTTCAGGTGTGCCGATTGTAGATGCATTAAAGGAATTCTATACAGATTATGTCGAACACACCGATATGATCATCGGCCACAATATCAGATTCGACACCAATATGATGAATCTCGAAATGCGACGCAATTGGAAATCCTTGCAAGAAACTCATCCTCATGCATTGAATTTATTTACGATTGGCTTCTATACAGAATATAACAAATCAGCATTGTGCACCATGAACACGACGAAAATGTATTATGCCGACCAGCGATATCACGAAGGCAAGCAATTCTATTATTGGAAATCCCCTAAATTGGTCGAATTACATGAACGTCTATATCCTACTGTTTCGAAAGCACAACGCGAAAACCTCCACAATTCACTCATGGATTGTTTAGTCACTCTACAGTGTTATGTAAAACTATGGCACATGACTGAAGTAAAAGAGAGCGATTATGACAAGATTGTCACATCTGTGAAAAAAAGTATTTATTGAACTATTTTGATTTATTAAAGATTTTAACCAAAACACCCGCTCTCTTTTTTTCTCTCCATAAAAGGAGATTAAAGATAACATATGGTTGTTATGTAATACAATACAAAAATGATATTATATAAAAGCAATGTTCAACTCGAATATGAACGTGTAAAAGAGTATTTGGAAAAAACATCGTATTTACATTATCTACTGTTTATAGACGATAATTTTGGAGTAAAAGCATCGTCCATGGAGTTTTTTATGCGTATGCATGCCTTTTGTAAAGAATATCACGTAGATATGATTATTTTTGACTCCACTGGATGTGTAGTGAAACATCATATACTGTATGGCGTATCTTTACATCGGTTTCCAGTAGAGAACTATATTAGTGTCATTTCTCTACAACCCAACTACAAAAAACTCACCACCCACACGACATTATTGGCCAATTGGCACAATGTCCCTCATTTATTGTCTTATTTGTCGGAAGTATGCACCTATGACTCCTACTTATCCAGTTATTCGATAGTAGCAGATAAATTCATCCAATCTATTACTCCAGCCAATACTCCATTCTACGGGTTCTTCAATCGTTCATTGCCCATGTCAATGTTCTTGCCTATACGCAAAAACATGAACCATTTGAAATTGGCCTTTGTGGGGAACTTTTATGAAAATCGGGACTTGACCTACTGTATATACAATGACAATATGCTTCTATTGAAAGCATTGGATCATAAAGGATTGACACGGTTATATGGTTCACGGAAACTATATAGCCATAAAGATGTGTTAACTTGGAATGGATTCCGCACCTACAGTGGTCATGTGCCACATGGTGTCAATGAATCGAGCTCGAATGAAAGTCACTTACTACAGGAAATACATCAATGTGGTATTGCATTGGTTTTGTTTACTCGCAATGAAAACCGTAGTGAACTAATAAGTATGCAATTCTTGGAGGCCATTGCAGCGGGCGTGCCCATTATATGCAATTCGAATCCTTCTATAGTAGAATGGTTTGGGAAATATGTGTTTATGATTACAGGACAAACAGTAGAAGAAAAGGTGGAATCGATTATTCAACACATGAACTTCATTGCGGAAAACCCAATAGTGGCGTATGAAAAAGTGCGATTGGCGAGGTCAGTATTCCGACGGACGTTTAGTTGGGACGTGCAAATAAGCACTATTATTAATACCATTCGCCAAGAAGAAGTGATTCAACAAAAGTGTCTCTACGATAAAGTGGATGGGGAATTGGTTATTGATACTTGATTTGTATTTGCTTGTTGTAAATATTGGACTGCTACATGGGCACGTGACCATACAGAATAAATAATATATTTTGTATGAGTATTAACTTAAATAATACGAACGATATACCTAATACACATGCTGTTTGAGTATAAATATGACATTTCAATAGTTATGGGATATTATAATAGAAAATCCCAAACCATAAATACGCTTGATTATTTTCAGTTGAAATATAGTAACTATGACTATGAAGTAATAATCGTTGATGACAATAGTATTCTAGAACATCAATTAGATAAAGTAATCACAAAATATACTTTTCCTATAAAATATATCAAAATAAGTGAAGAAGAAAAAGGTGACCGAATTAATCCATGCACTACGTATAATAAAGGGTTTAAAGAGGCTGAAGGGGAACGTGTTATTATTCAAAACCCAGAATGTATCCATCGTGGAGATATATTGGGATATGTCAAAAATAATTTAACTAGTAACGATTATGTTGCATTTTCTTGTTATAACTGCTATACGGACGAGTTAACTCAAGAATTATTGAAAGATCCTTCATTAATCAATAGTCAATCTTTTAATTCAAGAAATAAATGCCATTGGTATAATCATCCTACAATTCGGCCAGTTCATTACCATTTTTGTGCTGCAATGATGAATAATAATTTAAAATTATTAGGTGGTTTCAATGAAGAATTTGCAAAAGGTCATAGTTATGATGACAATGAAATATTATTATCAATAGACAAAAATTTGAAATTAAATATAAAAACAATTCCACCAAATGAATCTGGATATGTTATTCATCAATGGCATGAAGCAGTAGCACAAAATACATTAACTAAAACCGTGTTTAATGGTATGTTAAAGCATAATTATTACTTATACCATAAAATGCTACAAGAGCATAGTAAATATGATTTTAACTTTCCAAAAATATTACATTTATATTGGGATGGTTCACCTTTTTCTTATTTAAATTTACTGACAGTATTATCATTTAATAAACATCATATAGGATGGAAAATAAATGTGTTTTGTCCTGTAAAAAGAAATAATAAAATAAGCTGGAACACTAACGAACAAAAGACAACTTATAATGGTCCAGATTTTTTTAGTGAATTAAAACAAATCCATAATGTGAATATACATCATATAGATACTGATTTATTGCCATTCGAACATAGAGATGCTTCAGAAGTGATTAAGAGTGATTATTTTAGATTATATGTTTTAAATCAGTTCGGTGGTTTATGGAGTGATTTTGATATAATATATACAAATAATATTGAGCGTTATTATGCCAATAAAAAATTAAATAAATGCAAGAATATTATAATATTTAGATATAAATGGGAAGAAGCTAAAAAATATGTATACCCAGTAGGTTTATTCATAGCTAATAAAAAGAATAGTGTGTTGGATTCAATACTAAAAAATATAAATTTATTCTACAATGCTTTAAATTATCAATGTCTAGGCACTACAATGTTTGAAACTATTTTTGAAAAATATAAAAGTCATCCTTTATTGACTGATATTGTGAGTAATATGTCAATAAAAGAATTATACATTGATAATTCAGATTGTTATCTTAAAGTAAAGTGGAACGAATTAGATACTTTATATAAAAACAACAATGAAGATTTTAATTTTGAATCTGATAATAATATAATTGGCATACACTGGTTCAATGGTGCTGATATATCAAAGGAATATGCAAACACTTTAGATTTGAAATTATTAAAACATAAAGAACCTACATGTTTAATGGATAAAATAGTCAAAAAATATATTTAGAAGTTAAACATTATAAAGAAACGATTATGACAAATATATAAATGATAACGATTTATATTTTTGGAGCGAATGGTATGTTAGGTCATTATGTGAAAACATATTTAAAATCGCAAAATAAGTCATGTATATGTTTTACTAGAGATGATTTGGACGTTTCAACAGTAACTTACAATAAACTAGAAAACTTATTCGATAAATATATAATAAACGAGAATGATGTTATAATTAATTGCGTTGGTATTATACCACAGTCAAAGAATATCAATGATACAAGTAGTCGAAATTACTTTTTGATAAATTCTTTATTTCCAAATATGTTGAGTGCAATCGCTTTATTAAAAAAAACGAAATTTATACACATTACAACTGATTGTGTTTTTTCTGGTTTAAAAGGAAATTACACTGAAACTGACGTTCATGATGAAACAAATAATTATGGCGTTTCCAAGTCTCTCGGAGAATTAGGATATAATGCTACAATCATTAGAACATCTATTATTGGTGAAGAATTAAAAAATAAATATTCTTTATTAGAATGGGTTAAAAAACATAATAATACTACTTTAAATGGATATACAAATCATTATTGGAATGGGTTGACATGCTTGCAATTAGCAAAAATAGTTGATAAAATGATTAATGACAATGTCTGGTGGAAGGGAGTTAGGCATATTTTTTCACCCACCTCTGTTACTAAATACAAACTGGTTCAGATGATTAACACAACATTTAAATTAAATAATACGGTCGAACCTTTAGAGACTGAAAATACTATAAATAAAACATTAAATAGCATATATGATAGTAATAGTAATTTTAATATTCCTGAACTAAATATACAAATAGAGGAACTTCACAAATTTGTTATAAAATAGTAAAATCAATATAAATAGTATACAGTATAGTATTTATAATCATGAAGACGGTTATGACTGTATCTGGGATACGTCCTGATTTTATTAGAATGTCGGCAATTTTTAAGAAATTAGATGATGATCCAGATATAAACCATATACTCGTTCATACAGGACAACATTATGATGATTTATTATCTGGTGTATTTTTCAAAGAATTAGAAATTAGAAAACCAAATTATATTTTAGATACTGGAAAACAAGGAGGGACACATTATAATCAATTAGGTTATTTGTCGGTAGCAATCATGAGGTTAATTGATAATGAACAATTAAAACCAGATATCATTTTATTTTTAGGGGACTCTAATACGGTTTGTGCTGCGCTTCCTTTAAGAAAAGAAGGATATATCATAGGTCATATTGAAGCAGGAATGCGGTCATTTGATAAACGAATGTTAGAAGAGATTAATAGGACTGTATGCGACCATTGTAGTCACATTCACTTTGTTTATCATGATGAGTATAAACGATTTTTAGAAAACGAAAACATCAAAGACGAAGTTCATGTGGTGGGGAATACAATTGTAGAAGTATGTAAGCCATTTATTCCGACCGAACAAAAACGTAAAAATATGATTTTACTAGATATTCATAGACCAGAGAATTTCAAACACAAAATGAGAATGAACAATATTATTCACTATGCGAATTTATGTATTCAGAAATATAGAGTCGCAGTAAAAATGTTGAATTTTGGTAGGACGACCAAATATATGGAAGAATTTGATATTGATCTAGGTAAAGTAGAATTAGTGGATTTGATGGCTTATAAGGAATATTTAACTACTATTTATCATTGTAATTTTATTATATCCGATAGTGGCACAGCACAAGAAGAACCGGCTATTTTTAATACACCCGTGATAGTCCCAAGAGATTTTACTGAAAGACCACAATCAGTCGAGGGGAATTGTAGTTATATGTTAAATGTTAATGACGATTCAAAGTTTGAAGATAGTTGGAATTGGTTGTCAAAAATTGAAAGTAAAGAATTAACTATGGATGTAAAATGGTTAGGTGAAGGAAATACAAGTAAATTGGTCGTTAGTCAGCTTAAAATGTTCTTGTTATAATAAGTAATTATAGCTAAATTATAATTTAAATGTATCTACATAATTAAATTATAAATTAATGACTAGTAATATATTATTAACTATTTTAGTGCCTACAGTTCCTAGTAGACTCGACTATTTTTATCCAAAAATAATGAAACAATTACTGTCTCAGACAGAAAAATATAATAATATTGAATTAATATCTTTTTTTGACAATAAAAAAAGGACAATCGGGAAGAAACGAGATGAAATGTTAAAGTTGGCACAAGGTAAATATGTAACTTTTGTTGATGATGATGACAGAATAAGTGATGACTATGTGGATGAAATAATGAATGCTATTGTAACAAATAACGAGGTGGATTGTATTGTTTATAATAACGAAACAAAAATTGAAACAACACAAAAAAAGGTTTTATGTAAGTATGGTATTGAATATACTACAACCGGGTATATTAATAATGAACAAACTCAATGGAGGGGTAAACCAGCACATACTATGGTGTGGAAATCATTAATAGCAAAAAAACATCCATTTTCTGATATGGGCAACGGTGAAGATTATGATTGGGTTAAACGTGCTTGTTTAGATATTAAAACGCAACATAGAATAGATAAAATATTATATTATTATGATGCTTGTTACACAACTACATCAGAAACAGCAAATCTATCTGATGCTGTTATAACGAATAATATAAATAAACGTAAAAATTACTTAAAAAGAGTAAACTAACTGTATATATAAAAATGAATATTGCAAATATTGATTCTGAATGTAACCATGATTTGTCCAAACATTGGGAAGATTGTCATTTAATGGTAGAAAAAGAACATCATTTTTTTTTAACAGGCAGTCATTTAAATCAATATTTACAAATATTTAACTGCAGTAACCATTATAATATAAGTAGTAATATATTGGAGATAGGTATAGGAGAAGGGCAAGTTGTAAGAGAAATGTTTAATGATGGAAAAAATATTACTACTAGTGATATTTCTGAATCTGCCAAAGATAAAATAAAAGATATTGCATCGTATTATCATTTAAATAATATAGATAATATACCAAAAAACACGTTTGATATTATATTTTGTCATTTAGTAGTACAGCATATAGATGATATTATGTTAGAATACCATTTAAAACATTTTATACCTACATTAAATAATAATGGTATCTATTACATACAATATCGAGGGAAACATGAAACAAAAACCGATAAAAATATAGATGAATTATGTAAGTATGGAGATGTTACAAGAACCCCAGAATATTTTAAAAATCTAGTTGAAAAATATAATGGAATAGTAATAGAAGATAACTTGGTTCGAACTGGTGAATATATAGAAGGAAAATATAAACCATGGTCATGGCGTGTTATTAAAATTAAAAGGAATACCTAATAATATAATATAATTTTAAATATCCAATCATGTAAAATTAATATTAATTAATAAAATTACATTTATAAAAATAAAGATATAAATGTAAATGATATATACATATATTTAATGTCTATTTACGAAAATACCATTATTAATGAAATAGGAAATATATATATTTCTATAGTTATGACCACATATAATCGCTTAAAACAAACATTATTTACATTAAATATAATTAATGAATTACAAAAGTCAAAAAAATATAATATCCAAATTATAATAGTAGATGATTCTGATTATAGTATGATTGATAAACTAAAAAATTATAATGAAAATATTCAAATTAACTATATTTATATAGACCGAACTAAAAAAACATGGATAAATCCTTGTATTAATTATAACATAGGTTTCAAATATATATTAGGTGAAAAAATTATTATTCAAAATTCTGAGGTATGTTATGTAGGTGATATACTTGAATTTGTTGATAAATCTTTATGTATCAATAATTATTATGTATTTGATGTAAAAGCATCCAAGTCATTAGATACAAATACAATGATTTATGACTGTTATGGTGGCAAAAAGTTTGATGTAAATATATTTAATAAACCTTTTTTTTCAGAATGGTATCAAAATAAAAAGGAGAAAAATTACATGATGCATTTTCTAGTATCTATTACTAGAGATAGTTTTTTGAAAATTAAAGGTTTTGATGAAAATTATAAGGATGCAATAGATTACGATGATAATGATTTTTTAATGAAAATTTTATATAATAATATTAAACCAGTGAATATTTGTAATGATCAATATAAATTAGGAGGTATTCATTTATTTCACGAAAAGTTCTTTTACAATAAGAATCTACCAACTAATGAAGAATTATTTTATAAGAAATTAATTGTCTATAATGAACATAATGTTTACATTGAAGATGTAAATGAATTTTCCAATTATAATATTCCTATAAGTAATCATTTACTTAATAAGCAATTACTAGTAAAAATTTTTTATAAAAATATAGTAATTAAAATATAATAAAATATATAATTTTTTATTATGTTCGGTTAAAATACGATGTGTAAATAGCCCATATATTATGTATAAACTGTAGTATTTTTAATTATTTCACACTTAATTTAAAATTTTTAATTTATTATGAAGTTTATTTACTTCGTGCGTTTTTAATAAATTATGATTTGTATCAAAATTTGTGTAATCTAATGGTTTATTCGAAAACCACAATTTTTTTGACTTTATTAAATTATGCAAAATATCCTTATTATTAATTACATTGTTTGATATACTAACCTCTTCTGAAAATGACAATAATTTACTCCGTATTAATTGATAATCACCAAAGTAAGAAAAATGCCATCCATAAACATTTGGTTCATCTAAATGGATATTTATATTCCATGGATGTTGGATACGCGTATTTCTATAATATGATATAGTATTTTGTAAATGTTTATAATATATTAAATATGTTCCATACCATTTAGTATGTACGTCAATTGTTTCAAAGTTATAATAATATAATTCCATTTGAATTGATAAAATAGTAAAATTATACATAGTATTTTTTACTAACATTAAAAATTTAGGGTTGGGTATTTCATCTAAATCACTGTGTAGTACTATATCATTCTCATCCAAATTTAAATTTATCAATGATTCTTTAATAATATCTCGTGAAAATTTCTCTCTTTTAAAACTACCTTCGTTATGCTCGATACTCTTAAATTTTAAAGAATTATTTGTTATAACAATTATTTTGTCGTTATATTTACTAAAGTTGTTTTTATTTTCTGTATAATATAATGGTTTGCGATTTCTTTTAAAAGTTTCATCACTTTCTACTAGAATAAAATAATCTACTACATCATATAACATTTCTAGTCTTACATTTAGTAAATCTAATTCATCATTAAATATAAATGTATCTATAATTTTCATGTTATATTATAATATAATATAATATAATATAATATAATATTATATAACATAATATTAATATGAAAATAACGTGTTGTCTTATAACTACAAATTGTCCTACAAGATTTAATATTTTAGAAAAAAATATTGACAACATATTAAGTAATAAAAATGATTTAATTGATGAATATATAATAGGCGTGGATTGTTTTCCACATATAAATACAGATATCGGATTTTTTAATAATTTAAAAAACAAAGGGTGGAAAATATATATATGGGGATCTAATGTAGGATTAGCATTAAATCAGCATCTTTGTATAAATAAAGCTTCTAATGATTTCATATTTTATATTGAAGATAAAGTACTCATAAATAAAATTCCAAAACTAAACACAATAATAGAATTACATAAAGCTACTAATTTTTCGTTTATATTTTATAATTGCCATTTAAATAATATTTACACTAACGATGTTAAAAACCATATTTTAAATACAAATAATTATGTGAAAATAAATGACAGTTTATTTTTAAAAAGAGATAATAATATATTAGATAATTTTAAAATATTGTTTCCAGTTGCTATATTTGAAAAAAGTGTTTATAACAATATTTATAATATTTCCAAAAATACAAACAATAAAAAATGTATAGAACTATCATTAAGCGATGGTTTTATGAAAAGTGAATTTTATAATAGACCAACTTTTTTATATATTTCTGAAAAAATATTAGATAATTTAAAAGAAATAAATAATTTTACAATTACTAATACAGGCAATAATATGGATACTCACCCTATTCATTCTTTTGCGAATATGAGGTATTATTCCAATGGTTATAAAATATCATCATTGAATAATAATTATATAAATAAATGTCTTTGAAATAAACTATTTTAACTTTATCACATTTTTCATGTCCTCAATATTATTTAACTACAAATAAAGTTAAATAATATTACAATAATTATGTATATTGAAATATTATTTACTAATTATTTGCTATTTACTTCATACATATACAAAGTATCTTGACCATTATCTCTATAATGTGTAATATTAAACTTATCTTCTAATTTTGATTTCCACCATTCATTATTTTCTTGAATTAAATGAAGTTCAACGCCTTTATGAATATCACTATGATTTGCAATAGCAATTATACAATATATAGATAAATCATGAAAAGTTGTTAAAACATCATCTATATATTTTTTTTCTATGTGTTCTAGAAAATCTAGATTTATTAAAACATCATATTTATTCTTTAATAAGTTATTTCTATCAGCACTAGAAGTTATATCACATTTATTAAAATAATCTACAAAATCTAAATTATGAAAGTTATCTAAATCAACCGATGTTATTGTCGCATTAGGAAAATTTTTATGTATCATTTTTAGCATATGGCCACGACCACTACCTATATCTATAAGCATAAATTGATCATGTGTTGTATATTTTTTTTTTAATAATTCTATAACCCAATCATATTGAACATGATGCTTTGAGCTATACCTTTTATCACTAAAAGCATTTGTATATATCTGATGATAATTCATTATATATAGACTAATATATATTATTCTTTAAGTCCTATATACATTTTTATATTTTTCGGGATCGCATCTCATCATTCTAATTTTATCTTTTCCTTTGTCTTCAGGATCTTCGGGCCTTTTCACAAAAAATGCCTTTTGTTTTTTATTTAAGTCATAAAATTGATCACTTACATAAGACAATGTTATAAAAATGCGTTTTTCACCATTTTTACAAATAACCGGATTTGGATTTCCATGCCAAGCATAATCATTACATTCGAACAATACCAATGTATTAAATTGTGGAAGAATTTTATAGCAACATTCGGAAATCTTTGCGTCATTATAACACGCATTCTCTCCTTTCCACATTTCTAAATGACCGCCATTTTCCTCTTTCCAATCTTTACTCAGGTATATACCGATTGTTATTTGTTTCTTTTGATTTGTTTCAGGATGTAATCCAGCATCAACATGGATATCTAAATGATCTCCATCATCATATTTATGAACTCCCCACCAATTTTTGGTAGGATCATTTTTTATTTCATAACCCATAATACTGGATAAATATCCAGTAAATTCTTCACTTGTAAGCATAGAAAATAATTTGCTACAATTCAATGGTAAGGTTTCTTTATTTCTTAACGTATACTTATGTTCTAATGGATTATCATATCTGTCCCATTCTTTATCCGGAATACTCAAAATTTCTTCTTGAATTTCTTTTGCAAAGTCTTGTTCTAATACATTTTCTATCTTCCAATAAGGAAAAGGATATGTGTTTTTGAATTTATATGAATCTACCTTAAAACGCATGATTTGTTCTTTTGGTAATTTTATCAAATCTAATTCTTGTAAATATTGTTTTAGTTCAAATTTTGTTAGAGGATTAATCTTACTATTGTAGTCCTGAACTTCACAATTCGATATAATATCTCTATATGGAGGTTTAATAAACATATATCCTGTTTCTTCATTTCTAATTAAACGAAGTGACTGAGTTTCATTAATTAATGATTCTAACATCTTTTCACCTGGTCTTAAAGGAATTTTTTTAATGGGTTTGTTGTATATTTCTGAAAAAATTTCAAGCATTTCCTTAATATTACAAGATACCAATTTTGGAATTACGATATCACCACTATCACCGTTAATAATCGCTTCCTCTATTAATTGAACGCTTTGCTCTAAGGTCATTACAAACCTTGTCATTCTATCATCTGTTAAATTAAAATGTGATACTTTAGGATTATTACCAAGATCATGTAACATTGGTATGATACTTCCTCTTGAATTAAGCACATTTCCATATCGAACTGAAACAAATTTGATATCATTTATGTATTTTGCTTTCTCAACTAATAATGATTCTGAAATAGCCTTTGACATTCCATAAATATTAACGGGACTACATGCTTTATCTGTGCTAATAAAACAACAACATTGTAAATTAGTTAAATCATTTTTAAAATTTTCTATTAAATCTACTAAATTTTGTGGTCCAATTATATTTGTATTTAAACATTCATTACTCTCATATTCACACTTATCAATATGCTTCATAGCCGCAGCATTTATTATTAAATGAAAATTATGTCTCAGTAAGGTTAATTGCATCTTAGATTTATCACATACATTTCCAATTACAAATTTTAGGTTTGGATGATTATTATATTGCAATTGCATAGTCCAATGTTTACATTCATCCCGCGAGTATACGTAAATTTCATTGTTATCTAAATGTTTTTTTAAAAACGCATTTCCAAGTGACCCTGAACCACCAATCACCAGTATTTTCTTACCAGATATCATTGTAATATATTACTAGAAGAACACTTTATATGATTTATGAAGTAATTGTATATTATACAATATACAGTGAAGAGTATAAAAATACGATTTTATCGTAGGTATCTGTGAGTTTATTGTAGGGTTAGGGAAGTGGGCCGTTGTTATATGTATGATTTATAGTAAATTATACATAACTAAATCACAATCGATTTAAATCACTTTTAGGGGTTTTTACTTCTTTGGTTCTTCCTTTTTGTCCTCCTCTTTTTTGTCCTCCTCTTTTTTGTCCTCCTCTTTTTTGGGAGCAGTAGAAAATGATGGAAGTGTAGGCAATTTGCATAAACAGGCACCCAAGGAGATAAGTTTTCTGCACAAGGAGTTTATTTTCTTTGACTTTTCTTTCAAATCAATCATTTCTACAGCCATTGCAATCAAGGTGTCCAATACTTTCAAAATCGATTCTTGTTCTTCTGTAGTCCATGTTTTCGTATCCTTTAGGCGATACAAAATCAAAACATCGACCAATACACGAAGGACATTACCCACATCGGCACTACTGACTCTGGCACGAAGACTTCCATACAGTATGAATAGCTCTTGGATCAAACTCATGCAAACAGGGACGTCTTTCATATCGATTTTCTTGTCATTCATCATGATTTTGAAAAAGGATTCAATGTTGTCCAAATGTTTTACATCGACTTTAGGCAATTTCTTTAGCAAGACTTTGGTTCTGGGAAGAAGATTAACTTCATCCAAGGTGACTACATCTTCAATGATTTCTGCCAAGGTCATGTCTTTGCGGTCCTTCTTAGGTTTAGGCTCTTCCTTCTTTTCTTCGGTTTTCTTTTCCTCTGGTTTCTTTTCTTCTACTTTGACATCTTCGGTCTTGGTAGCTTCAATAGGTTTTTCTACAGTAGACATAATGGTTGGTTATATATTGTAGGAATATATTTTATTTAATTCGATTTAGGAATTAAATAAATTAAAAGTCGGGCATACCTGTAAACACCTGAGTATGTTCGGCCTTCAAAATATTGTTATTGGTAATGACGGAAAAGAAATCGTCGATTTTGTCTTGAAATTGCAAAACACCCAATGAACATAAAAAAGCGGAAACGAAAACCATAACCAAGTCACGGACAACATCACGTAAAGGCTTCAACTTTTGTTCTAAATATTTCATTTCTGCGAATTTGAGAAAACCGAAAATGACAACAATGGCAATGGATAAAAGGAGGGCTTTTTCCATAATGAATGAATGATAGTGATTATACAAAAGAGTCCAAAAAGGAATACGTTAACTAAACGCATTGAGTCTAATTATTCATTTCTACAGTTGTTCTACATCCAAGACAATCGGTTCATCTTCTATTGATTTCGAACCCATCGGTTTGTCTAAATCAAATATATCATCTAAAACAACATCTTCATCCATATGAATCTTCAATCGACCTGAATCTCCATCGTCGTCATAATCCTCTTCTTCACTGATTCGACGTTCTTCTGCACGTTGTGACCCGATTTCTTCTAAACGTTCAATCGTTTTAGGAGCATCGATTTGGGATCCATCGGATAATTGGTCGGTATCATTGAATGTGAGTCTGGTAGTAGGCTTAGAATCATCAATATCTTCTACAGTCAAAGTGGGTGGAAGTTCCTCTTCGGGTTGTAATTCTATTTTCTCGGGTTCTTTTTCATCCTCTTTGTTGTTTTCTTTGGATTCTGGTTTTTCTTCTTCTTCCTCAGGGACGGGTTCAATAATAACTTCTTCTTCGTCTTCCATCGATTCATCCATGTAGGCCCTTATAATGGCTTCAGTAGGAATACTCTCTCGAATGGAAGTCAAAATGGCTTCTTGTGTAATGATTTCGAATTCACGATTGTTTTTCTGCATGGCCAAATCGGAAATCCCGCGCTCGAATAAATAGACATTGGAATAGACTTTACGAGCAGTCAAAATGTAAACGCGATGCAGGAAATGGTCTAATTTGGGGATGGAAATATCGATTTTCTTTTGTTTATTGCCAACCCTTATACAGGTCAAAACCTTGAGTTGGATCACATGAACGCAAGTAATCAAATCTTCTAAATAGGTGCACCCGCTTTTGTCAATGATGCGTTTTCGTTCGTCTTCAATTAAAGAACTATTCCATTTCGGAATTCGAGACAAGAGATTCTGAAAAGTCATTAAATATTTGGAGCGTTCATTACTATTTTCACACATACTCCATGCTTCTTGGTAAATGGACTTGATTCCTTCCATGACCATAGGAGTCAATATGGAAACCAGTCTACTGCACCATTCATTGCGTGATTCATGTAAATTGGAAATCACAAAGTCGTCCATGATTATATGGAAAACACAAATTGAAAGCCTTTAAGTGATTTTTAAAGGTTTTTATTTTTGTAATTTATTTACGGGATTTCCTTGACTTTTTTCCCTTTCTACGAGTCCTACGCTTCTTTTTACTCTTTTTCGATTTTTTCGACCTTCTTTTTGTTTTGCCTCCTAATGATGATGGTGATTGTTGTGATGGTTGTTGTTGTTCTTGCTGTTGTTCTTGTTGTGGTTGTTGTTGTTGTTTTTCTTTTTGTTGTTGTTCTTTTTCTTTTTGTTGTTGTTCTTTTCTTTCAGCAATCTGAGCAAGATGTTTCGCAACTGTTTCTTCACATTTTTTATCACCATCTGGGCATTGTTCAAGTGTGGCTTTTGTTTTTTTTTCTCGTTGTTTAGCTCTTGAAATTTGCTTTAGTTTTTTGCTGTATGCGGGCTTTTCATCTTCTACTTTTTTGGAAAAATACATCTATATACATAAAACCAAGAAAAGAATCACAATGACTCCAAAAAGAGCATATCCAATACATAAAGCATCAACAATTTTTCACAACGAAATTCAGGTTTGACTTTCATGTATTCCATTCCGACCGTCGCTTTACGCAGTTCGGTCCAATACAATTGGTTTTTCATCCATGCTATGATATCTTGAACACAAAAGGCTTCTTCGTATAATTGGGTTGCCACGCGACTCAATGTCAAATGATTGACTGTAGAAGAATCTTTTTTTAACACGCCTAAATATTCATCCAAAGAATTTTGTTTTGCGATTTCCATTTTCCCTAAATCAAAATCTTTAGCGTATTTTTCTTGGATCAAGGAAATCGGATTCCTTAAAGCATCTAAAAAAGGCGGCACATATATTTCACAAAATCGAGACAAAATCGGAACCAGTAATTTACTTTTATTGTGAATCACAATGAAAAATCGTGCATTGTTACTGTATTGTTCAATACAACGTCGCATGGCAGACTGTGCATCTACTGTTAAATGTTCGGCATTCAGCAATACAATAGACTTGAAATTCACACCCGTATTCCATTGTGTATTGGTTTTAGCGAAAAATTTCAATTCATCTCGAATAAATTTGATTCCTTTACCATGGGCACAATTGACAAACATTACATTTGAGTGCAAGGAGGTTTCATTCTCATATATTTTTTTCAAAAAGTTCATCAATATATGTTTTTTACCCGAGGCCGCTGGACCGTAGAAAATGATATGAGGTATACGCTTTTGTGCATGGAATTCTTGGAGTTTATGTTCTATTGCTAAATGGGACTTGTTCATTCTCTCTCTTTATTTTTGTAAAACAATATGCTTTTATATGGAAAAATTGAAATCCTTTTTGTTAAAGAGTTTCCTTTAGCAAAAAAGTAAAAACCTGAATCACCTAAATCACCTAAATATGAAAGAATTCACTTACGACCTTTTATCTGGCGAATCCGTAGAGTATACTATTGGACAAAATGCTCGAGAAAATACGGAACTGGTCCTCAATGCCGAAACACAAGACTTGTGGTTTCATGCTGGAGATGGAATCAGTTCATGTCATGTTATTGCTACCATACCTGACGACCGTAACTTTACCAAACGTGAAATGCTCACTATAGCAAAACGTGGTGCCTTGTTATGCAAAGAAAATACCAACAAATTAAAATCGAGTCATCACGTTCCCATTATTTATACTACTGTAGAACATATCAAGACCACCCGAGTAATGGGTGAAGTTAAATTAAATGTAACTCCTAAAACTTTATACTTGTAACCCCCTTTTACACTTTTTGTATTGTTAATTGTTTAGTAAATCGATATTTTTCATGATACATTGTCCTTCTTCGCACATTGCATGTTAAACACGCCACTTCTATATTGTTTTCATTATGCCCTTCGCTATTATCAATTCTCTCTAAAGTCCATTGTTTAGGATCCCGTGATTCTTCATACAAGACTTTCACATTCTCTTTACAGTAGAAACATAATAGTTGTGATTTCAATAATTGGTCTACTACATAAAGGTAAGTAACAAATGAATCTTCATTATATCTTTTTTTCTCGATATCCTGTTTTCGATATCCATCTAACTTGTATTGCAATTGCCTAAATAATAAATGAACTTTAGGATTTTGATTTTGAGAGAAATCCTCAGAACTTCCTAAATACTTTAGCAATTCCAATTGACTTTCTACAGAAAAATCATTTAGCGAGAATTCCTTTTTCCATCGATTGCTTTGGGCCACCACCCGAACTTTAGGGATTTTGTTTTCTTCATTTTGATTTTGATTTTTCGATTTACTTTTGGATTTGGTTTTTTCATTTGGTTTTTCATTTAGCCATTTTTCATCTATATAAATAGTTTTCTGATCGGACTCTTTTTCTACTACATTTTCAACTATTTTTTCATTTACTATATGTAGTGGATTTTTAGTAGTAATAATACGAGTCGTCGTATTGTGCGAATTGCAAACTTGCATTGTAACCATGTATTATATTCAAGATATAAAATAATAAAATGTCTCGAATGAACGTCACACCTTCTATTTGTGTAGACTCAATGTGATATAATTGAATCATTTTATGGATACATGGATACAGTAGAAAGATATATTGCACGTCTTGGTGTAAACTGTAGACAAATGCTAAATAGAGTAAATTCTTATGTCCTACAATAAAATCCGCACATACAAATGCAAATGAACTATACACAACACCACAACTGTAGAAATAGTCAAGAGCACTTTTCGGATTGATTGTAGATAAAAATAGTTTTCGAAAATAACTATTGTAAAAGGTATTGAGAGAAATCACCATCTTTCCCAACCACTTTAGCGTTTTTGGATATATGCAATAATGAACCTTTAGCACAACACGCTTTTCATCTACAAGTGACTGGGGTGGTTTTGGTTTGGTTTTAGATTGGTGAATGTAGTGTATTTCACGATTGAAGTCAAAGGCCAATACATTTCCCCCTTGTATTTTAGCATGAGTATTGTGTAACGGAAAATACGTGGTAATTTTGTCTTGGTCATTGCACCCAATCAAACAGCGATAAATGGAGACAAAAGGGATCAATCCAAAAGGTCCATCAATATGACTCAGAAAAAATACTCTGTCTGAATATGTCTGCATCGGATTGTCTTCTCCCGCTACATACAACTCATTCATAGATGGTATTTCTTCTACTGTATACATATCGGGTTGAAATAACGTTGCAAACATGGTTTTGATTGATTCATTCCAGCTGCATTCGTGAGACGCTTTTTGTAATCCAGCAGGTAACTCTTCGATCCACCAATGCTTGCTTCGTTTTTCCTTGGTTTTATTCATTTGATCATTGGCCCATTCTTTTAGTTTCGAGAGAAATGGACTGTAGAAATCTGGCTTTAATTTGGTTTGAACCACTCTACGAAAAGTAATCGAGCCTGGGAAAAATGCATGAGCATTGAGAGAATCAATGGAATATAAACCGTAGAAATATAATACTCCTATTGTTCCAAATACAAAGTGCCAAGGAAAAGTAAAATCACTTAGCATGAATTTTCTTCCATAATCATCTACAATCGAATATACTTCTTCCATGATAGAATATAACAATAAAGGGCAATAAAAATTTATATTCTTTTTGATAAGAAAAAAGATAATAAAACGAAGATTAGTAAATATGTATAATCAAAAGTCAAAAATCTTATTCTATTATTATGACCGATATTCCTAAAGATTCACCATCACAAGAGCCTGTAAATGTTGACCATTTCTTAGAACAAGAAAAGACTTTCAATAAAACACAACCCTGGAACAAACTTCACAATACATCGAAAATACAGAAATTACATGCCTTTGCGGAAAAATATGGAAAGAAGCAGGAATTAACATCTCAACAAGTTCGACAATTGAAAACGTATTTTTCGGGAGTAGTCAGCACACGATTGCATAGAACCAAAGATGTGAACTATGATAAAGTGAACCAAGAAATCACCGACGTTCCTGGTCTAATGATTCACCCAAATAATCACGATTTCACTATACGATCCGATACGGGAAAACGCCAATCGACTTTGAAATCTTTAGCACCAAAACGGAATAAGAGTTCTTCACGCAAAATTGAAAATACGCCCGTTGAGGAAAAGACCAATTAAAAAAAACTATATAAACGATACTTGTTTCATTATTTTAACAAACAACCAACGTCATATGAACAACAACCAAGAGATACATCTCAATCTCAATCTCAATAAGACAGTAGATGATGATGACAGTGACAATCATACAACTATATCGGTTTCTATATCATTACCATCATCAACCGAACAGTTATCTACAGTATCTGATTCCTCTGACACCGAATCCACTTATCCTGAATTCGATTCAGAAGAATGGGACGATATTGAACATGAATGTGAATACATGGCCGAACAATATTTAGAAGACAATGCATTACAAATGTCATCAAAACAATTTTTCGACAATATGGCACTAAGTGTTTTCGATTATATGTATTCTACAGGTTTAGACCAACAATGGTGCAGCGAAGAAGACGAAAATGATATCCGAACCTTTGTAAAAGATGTATGTAAACGAGTCATGCAAAGTATGAATATTCCCACGCGAATCGTAGAAGATTATACCACCTACAGCATGGAACCCAAGGAAATCGACGAAACTTTAGAGTGGTTATCGAAATGTCCCGTTCAAGTGCAACGAAGTGCAGAATGGTATGCAATACGAAGAACATTATTTAGTGCAAGTAATTTGTGGAAACTATTTAGCACACCTGCACAATACAATAGTTTGATTTATGAAAAATGTAAAGATGTAGATAAATTGGATGGCCTCAGTTCAAGTAGCTATGGTGGCGATTTATTATCACCAGGTAGTCGTAACTGGGGAATCAAATATGAACCAGTCAGTATCATGGTATATGAACATAAATACAATACTACAGTCAATACGAAATATGGTTGTATACCTCACGAATCATTGCCAATTGGTGCATCCCCAGATGGCATTAACAACAAACCCAATAATCCTAAATATGGACGCATGGTGGAAGTCAAAAATATATACAACCGAGTCATGGATGGAATCCCTTCTACAGAATATTGGACACAAATGCAAATCCAAATGACGACCTGTAAATTGGAATATTGTGATTTCTTGGAAACCCGATTCAAAGAATATGCGAATTCGACTGAATTTGAAAATGACAATACACATGAATACAAAGGAGTGGTTTTGTTTTATGTTCCACGAGATGGGTCGAACGGAAACTCCCATTATGTTTATGTGCCATTAGAAATAGGAACCAATATGGATGCACTAAATGATTGGTTTGCAAAAAAGAGCGAGTCACTGCCCGATTACTTTTTGTATCAAATCAGTTATTGGTATTTAGACGAAATGTTCTGTTCCTTGGTGGAACGCAATGACTGGTGGTTCCAAAATACTATTCCTACAATCAAAGAAAGTTGGGCAATTGTGCTAAAGGAAAGAAAAGAAGGATGTGAACACCGAGCTCCTCAAAAGAAAACCAAACCTGTGCCATCGACAATGACCTCTGTAAATATGACTAATATAGATTCGATAAATTGGGACAATACCAAAACCATTCAAATTGTTAAATTAGATTCATAAGCTAAATAATAGAAAATTCATTGTAAAAACTGTAAATAGTCTAATTACAGTTTTTTATCTAATTATTCATCTCTTGGAACGTTTCATGAACCAAGGAATCACAATTGTGTATAGGAAATAGGCAAAATAAGCCAATACGCCTAAACTGATGATTACATTGACAAACTTCATGAAATTACAGTAAAAGGAATCATCCTCTGAATCACACCGAATGGTTGTTCCCATAACACCAAATATACCTGATCCTCCAATACCACCATTAGTTGAACTACTTCTACCACCTCTACGAGCCATTGTAATTACAATTATATAATAGTTGTAGATATAAAATGCTAAATGAGAGAAGTTCACCCCTTTATATGGTCCATATTAATCCAATAACGTCGAACAGTAGATGGTAAACTGTTATGCAAAGTGAAACTAAAGGTAGAACCCTCGTTGGTTTCCAAAACATAATTTCCAATAAATACACCAGTGCATGCACGACCAATCAATAAATCCACAATGGCATTCATTTCTCGACCAATATCTTCCTTGGCTTTAACAAAATAAGTATATTTCTCTCGAGTGAGTAATTCTAAAAAACGATTGTTATTGGGTTTAGCAGTAAGAATGATAATCGGTTCTTGTTTTGGTATATGTGCACGAACCAGTTTTTCTACAGTTGATTCATATAAAGTGCCATATTCTTCTTCTGTCATGGAGTTCATAGAAGACCAGTGTTGTAGAGCGTCATCTTCATTGCGTAAATGAATAACATGAACAGGCATATTGTTATATTGTTGTTGTAAATGACAAGTTTCTCTCAAAAAGTGCTGGGCCTTTTGATGAAATGTTTCGTGAAATTCCAATTGACCCAACCATTTATCGAAGAGAGGTTTCAATTCACGGGAATCATTGCGATTAATACGAGTTAGCCATGGTTTATCGTCGTTTAATACCGACATATGAGGTTTTCCATCGAAATGGCTAAAGTTAATATCTATGCTTGTTTGATAAAAAAGCTTTTGCTCAAAGAATACATCTTGCATCAAAACATCATTCAAGTAGTAGTAAATATAGATTTGTTTACGGGTATTGGGACAAGGATCATGTGGAGCGAGTTCATTTAAGAAGGTTCCTTTAGGAATATGAAGATGGTTTTCGGTCATGAATCGTTCGCGAACATTATTGGTAATATCGACTGTAGAAATATGTCTCAAACCAAAGAGAACACAATGAAGTTTCATAGTAATATGATTTTTATACATCATGGTAATTCCATGAGGCTTTAGCCATTTGTTGCAAGTAGAGAGATTCAATATATCACATGACGGTTTTTCTACTGCACTATTAATGTCTGTAATGAAATCGTCTAAAATGACTACTTTGTTTCCTTGGTTTCCTTGTGAAGCCGCTAAAGTGAGAGTATTGACAATACAATACAATTGATTGCATAATCCCGTTCCATGGAAACCGACTTTCGAAAAGTAAATGCCATCTTCGAAACCGTGTTTCACATCTTCTCCATAATTCTCTCGTGGATAGGTTTGTTGATACATATGTTCTAACACATGAATGTTGAAATACAAGGGGTCGTTTTGCAATAACCAAAATTCGGGGTCGTATTTATTTTTCATGTATGAAATGGGTAAAGTGGAAACATATTTAGCAGTAGCCCACCAGAAATTGCCGCTGTAATGTTGCCCATTGCCATCTTCGAATGGTCTGTAATTACATCCTACAGTATCATACATGCGCAGGAGAGAAATACAAGATTCATATTTTTCGACTAAACTATACATCATAAAGTCATTCCATGAATGGATCCCTGGTAAGAATACATGGTCACGTGTATAAGAAACCCCTTTTGTGTGCATATAAAGGACTTTATAATCGGGATGATAGCGACAAAAGGCATACAACATTTTGATGGTGATATTTTCGTATTCATTGGTGAATTGTGAATAATGAATTACTTTAGCGGGTTTGTATTTTTGTTCGATTTTATCATGGTCTATTGCTAAACCTGTATTGACAATACAAAGATGACGTAATTGCTGTAGAAGACCTGACGATTTCAAAGAATCCAATAAGGTAATCAAAAATTCATCATGCCAAATATCCAAAGTAGTGCTGTGAATGAAACAAGCTAATTTAGGGGGAGACGACGGTGTTACGAGTTCCATTTTTTTGTATGGTAGAAGAAATCAATGTATACCAGTAGACAAATACTTATATTTATACTGCTTTTAGGAGAATATGCTTCTCTCATTTTGTTTGTAAAAGTCTTTTCTTTTTTTGAAAATGAGAGAAACCCACTCGAATCAAGTGACCCCGTATGGATGGGTTCGTGAATTTGTGCATACACAAACAGAATCGAAAAAAAGAATATAAACATTTATTCTCTTGACCCATTATACATAATGGCACCCTCTTCTACTACTGAAATCAAGACTGGTCAATCTTCTACGGATACAATGGAAGATGACATGTATGTAGTAAAGCGTAATGGACACAAAGAAATTGTCTCGTTTGATAAAATTTTGAAGCGAATTAAAAAAGTAGGATTAGAGGCCAATATAAAAGTGAACTATACATCTTTAGCCATGAAAGTGATTGATCAATTATACAGTGGTATTTCTACCACGAAAATCGATGAATTGACTGCAGAGCAATGTGCATCCATGAGTTCAACGAATTTGGATTACAATGCACTTGCAGGTCGTATTACCGTTTCTAATCACCACAAAAACACCAAAGCCTCATTTTACCAAGTAATGAAAGAATTATACCAATACAAAGACCAGCATAATCGCACCTATCATATGATATCAGAAGAGTTGTATAAGACGATGACTTTCTACGGGAAAGAAAAAGTGGATTCGTTATGTGATTACAGTAGGGATTATTTAATTGATTATTTTGGGTTCAAAACATTGGAACGGGCCTATATGATGCGTATTAATAAACGCATCGTGGAGAGACCACAACATATGTGGTTGCGTGTATCAATGGGCATACATGGAAAAGACTGGGACCGAGTAGTCGAAACATATAATTATATGTCTCAAAAATACTTTACTCATGCTACTCCTACTTTATTTAATGCAGGAACACCCAATCCACAATTGAGTTCGTGCTACTTGATGGCCATGGAAGATGATTCCATTGATGGAATCTTCAATACACTGAAAGATTGTGCATTGATTTCAAAGTGGGCAGGAGGTATTGGTTTGCATATTCATAATATTCGTGCAGCGGGGTCCCAAATACGAGGAACGAACGGAACGTCCAATGGTATTGTTCCAATGCTGAAAGTGTTCAATAATACAGCAAAATACGTTGACCAGTGTGTAGTTCCAGAAACTTGGATCTATACTACCCAAGGACCGAAACATATACAAGACGTAGTATCCGAAGAAACAGAAATATTCAACAGTGAAGGTAAACCAGAAGTGATACACAATGTGTTGGAACATCCATACGAAGGCCCTATGTTGAAAATATACAGTGAACACTTTCATAACCCATTGGAAATCACGCCCGAGCACCCCATCTATGTAGTAGAAGTGGAAAATGTAAATTGGACCAAAGAAACAATCCATTCCAAATTAGAAAACAAAGAATTAAAAATAGATTTTATAGAAGCAAAAGACGTAGCAATCAATGATTATCTTGTCTACAGCATTCCTACCTATGAAAAAGACGTAACTACGTTGACTGTAGATGATTGTTTTATGTATGGAATATTATTAGGTGATGGGCATGTTGCAAGTTCGTATTTGAATGGCTATATACAAAATATATCTTATACTACAATGGAATTCGTGAAAAAATATTTTGAAGACCGATGTGTGCAATATTTTATTGAAAATCCCACAACTGTTAAATTCAGCAAAACCAATATATTACCATTCCGTCACAGTGATTTTCACTACAATAAAGATACACGTATTCGAGACAAGTGGTTGAATTTACCGGAGGAAAAAGTAATGCAAATCCTACTTGGTTTCATGGAATCCTCTCTATTTGATCGTAAAACATTCTCATTTAAATGGCTTCCCTCTCGGCTAATAGAAGATATTCGATATATTTGCTTGCGTATAGGTATATTACCTACAGGTAAATACAATACACTCATATTACCCAAGGTCGAACCACTAACAACCGAACCCGATGATTCGAAATACATTCAATATATACGATTTGAAAACAAGCTATTGTGTAGAATTTCCGATATACAAGACAGTGAATATCATGGAACTTTATATGATTTACAAATGACAGACGTTCATGATTATATGTTACACAATGGTATTGTTCATAATGGAGGCGGAAAGCGTAATGGTTCATTCGCGATTTATTTGGAGCCATGGCACGCTGATATTGAAATGTTTTTGCAAATGCGTAAAAATCACGGAGATGAAGAATTAAAAGCACGTGATTTATTTTACGCTCTATGGGTTCCCGATTTATTTATGGAACGTGTCAAAACTGGCGGCAAATGGACATTAATGTGTCCAAATGAATGCCCAGGGTTATCAGATGCAATAGGTGATGATTTCGTGGCCTTGTATACCCAATACGAGAACGAAAACCGAGGCCGTGTAACCATGGAGGCACGTGATTTATGGTTCCAAATACTGGATTCTCAAATGGAAACTGGCACACCTTATTTATTATACAAAGACGCCGCCAATCGCAAGTCCAATCAACAAAATGTCGGTGTCATCAAATCCTCTAATTTATGCGTCAGTCCAGGCACTATGGTCTTGACCGATAAAGGCCAATATCCTATCTACAGTTTATGCCCCGATAATCATAGTGAACTAACACGAAGCCAATACGAATCCGTTCGTGTATGGAATGGAAATGAATTCAGTGAAGTCCAAGTCAAAAAGACCAATACAAATGTATCTTTTATTACTGTCAATACCACAGATGGAGCAAAACTCACGTGCACACCATATCATAAATTCTATATTCGAGATGGCAATGGGTCAGTCGTAACTAAAGAAGCCCAAGAACTCTTGCCTGGTGATATTGTAGATACATGGGCTTGGCCAGCAGTAGATAGCGATGAAATCCTTCCTACTCGCAAAGACAGCAATGAATTTTTACTAAAACTACATAAAATCGGAATGGACGATGTGAAGAAAAACGCTTTATTGGATCCATCGAAATGCATTCAGGTGCCAGTAAATAAACAAATCCGATACAAAATGGCATGGTTCAGTGCATTTATTGAACCTTTCGTTTTAGAAGCAGTAGAAAAAGATATACCTTTGATTGCCGTGCCAAGTGCATCTCAGCAAGTTTTAGAGGATTTCAAATACATGATGCAAATTTGTGGTTTCAATACTGTGATTCATTATTATATTACTGCCGCTGAAACTGCAAATAGTGCCATTGGCGAATGGAGACTGACCATGGTTCAACTACGGTATTTGAATTCACTTGGTCATATTTACTTTCCGACTGAATATGCACGTAAAACAGTGGTCCTGCCTGAATTGAGCAAAACCGAGTATGACTCCATTGAAATGCAACCCATTGTCCGTATTCGTTCAATTACACCTTGTTCATTAATAGACGATTCCTACTGCTTTAGTGAACCGAAGGAACATGCTGGAATATTCAATGGTATACGCACTGGTCAATGCACTGAAATATTGGAATACAGTGATGAAAATGAAACTGCAGTATGTAATTTGGCCAGTATAGCCCTGCCTGCATTTATTAAAGATGGTCAATTCGACTTTGAAGAGTTCCACAAGGTGACACGTATTGTAACACGAAACCTGAATCGGGTAATTGATATCAATTTCTATCCTACTCCCAAAACCCGCGTTAGCAATATGCGTCATAGACCAATCGGACTAGGTGTCCAAGGACTGGCCGATGTATTTTTCCTATTGAAATATTCTTTTTCCAGCCCAGAAGCAAAACGTCTGAATACAGATATATTCGAGACCATGTATCATGCCGCTTTGACTGAATCCTGTATTATGGCACAAGAAGAAGGACCATATGAGACTTTCCAAGGATCACCCGCTTCTCAGGGAAAACTGCAGTTCGATTTATGGAATGTTCAACCGAACCGAAGTGATTGGGATAGCTTAAAAGCAGATATACAAAAACACGGTCTACGTAACTCTTTATTGGTAGCACCCATGCCAACTGCATCCACTTCGCAAATTCTGGGATACAATGAATGTATTGAGCCAGTAACCAGTAATATCTACAGTAGAAGAACGTTGGCGGGAGAATTCATATTGGTGAATAAATATTTGATGCGCGAAATGATGGAGAAAAACTTGTGGAATGAAACGTTCAAAAACCATATGGTGGCCAATAATGGAAGTATCCAATCATTGGAATACTTGGATGCAGAAACACGTGAACGCTATCGAACAGTATGGGAAATCCCCATGCGTGATTTGATTGATATGGCAGCAGATCGTGGAGCATATGTATGTCAAAGTCAAAGTTTGAATCTATGGATGGAAGACCCGAATTACAATACCATGACGAGTATGCATTTCTACAGTTGGAAAAAAGGATTGAAAACGGGAATCTATTATTTACGCCGTCGACCACGACATCAAGCCCAGCAATTTACCATTGAACCCGAGAAAAAAGAAGAGTGTTTAATGTGTTCGGCTTAATGAGAAAAACGAGAAAAATAAATATAAAAATATAGTTTGAATCATAGTGTATAGTATCTACTTATAGACTATGAATTGGTTGATTTCATTTTTGACTACTGTTACAAGTATTGGCGGTATACTATTCTATACTCGTCGTAATAAAGAAGCAATACGCAAAAAATACAAACAATATAGAAAGTATTTTCATTTATTGACAAAATTTCTGCGTCCTACCCCTTATGTATTGCCGAAACAAACAGCAGAGGACTTTCCATTGCCATATTTTCCTACAACATGGTATCCTATTGGATTTGCAAATGAGTTCAAGCCGAATCAGATTTATCATCGAAAAATAGCTGGACAAGATATTGTAGTATATAGAAACAGCTTATGTTCAGAGAGAATTCATGTGCAATATCGACATTGTCCCCATATGGGAGTGGACTTGCAATATGGGACAATCATGAACGATTGTATAATATGTCCATTTCATCATCATTGTATCCATCCATCGAAACCCAATACTGTCATTAATGAGAAACCCAAAGAGGAAATCCCAGTAGAACAAGCGGGTGGTGTTATCTTTGTATGGTTTGGATCATCGTCACCATCCATATCGATTCAAACTATGTATGCATCGTATTTTGAAGAAGAACATAAAGTAAATGACCCCCAACTATACTCATGGCCCATGCTATCAAGAACAGTAGGAGGTCATTTAGTGGATTATGCGGAACATTTACTCGATGTTTCTCATGCACCAAACACTCATGGAGTGACATTATATGAAGTAAATAATATGCTTACTACAACCGACCATTCTTTTATTGTGCAATTTGGTATACATGGCTACGGTAAAATCCCTAAATTCACATACATGACCCCAACATTTGGATATATCGACTATGGCTACAATATGAAAACCTTTGTCATGTTTGTAGTAGAAGATGTGGGGAAAATGCGAATGGTGATTGTGCCCTTGTATTACAAATCGGGGACGTATTTACAGAGTGTGTATAGTTTATTTGGGGCATTGTATACGCAATTTGATTTCAGCGAAGAGGCCGCGTTTTTTAGCACAAAGAAGCATAAAAACCGTAGTTTGACCAAAAATGAGAAGAATATGGAAGAGTTTCGAAAATGGTTCGGAAAGACATATTACAGTGAAAAGTCAATGCATCATTTCTACAATAAACAATGGTGAATACAAAACTTAAATCAGATGTTGGATGATTCTATATTTCCGAAGTATATTTTAGTTGAGTTTGATTTGTATCTGAAAGGGAAAGATTTTACAAGTGCAGTTGTAAATCGTTTACTTTCTCATAATTATAGTATTATAGCAAATGATAATATGAATATTACATTTTTGAAAAATTAAAAAAAACTCTAATTCTTTACCACTTAGATTTCTTTACTGTTATTTGACTTCCTGGTTTGCGCTTTTTATTTTTATTGGGGTCATATGCTTCATCTTCGTCATCGGAACCCATGTCTTTCGATATATCCCAAAACTCTTTTGATCCAAGTTTGAAGTCAGGTCGACTTTCCGCTTTATACCAAAATATTTGGTCATGTAGTTGATTCGATTTGGAATTATTATTAATCACTAAACATTCATAGTTCTCCGTCGTTTGGTCCATTACCGAACAAAATGATTCCAATGTTGGAAACATACTGGCAAAATTCTCCCAGATTCTTTTACGGTTTGTTAAATACGGTTCTCGCAATATAAATACATAATCAATATTGGTTCGGAGAGTAGGGGGAATACCCAATGGATATTGCATAGTAATAATTAACATCACCTTCCAATGACGTCCATTCATAAATAGCAATCGCATTAATTTGTCACGAGACCACGTATTATCATATAAGCAATCATCTAAGATCACAAATGTCCTTGGGTCAATCGTAGACCGTCGATATTCTGTAATTTCCCTTTTGATTTGCTTTAGCACGGCCTTTTGTCTCCGTAATATATTTTCTATTAAAACTGAATTGTATTCTTCGTGGATAAATAATTTAGGCACATGACTGGCATAAAATCCATTACCTGCCTCTGTTCCCGATATTACTGTTCCTATTGGTATATCTTGATGAAAATATAGCAAATCACGCACCAAAAATGATTTACCAGTATCACGACGACCAATTAATACAATCACAGGGCCCTTATTTTCATCGGGTCGAAAGGTAATATTACGCATATCAAATTTCTTTAACTGTAGAGTCATTATTCGTATTTACACAAATGAATTAGAATTTAGAAATATTATATAGATTCTTCCTAAATAATATTTAAGTTTAGAACGTTCGTTTAGTAAATCAAAATAAACTATTTAGAAATTCCATAAAACAACAATGTCTTCCGTGAAATCCATTTCCGTTGAACAAAATGATGTCATGCTACCAAAGTTAGATACAGTAGAAAGAGTTGGGGAATTGGCGAAAATCCAATCCTACAATCCCATATACAAGGATTTTTTCCCATTGAATGAATCCAATTACAACCAAGTTTGCTTCCGACAAAAGCAATACATTGCAGACGCCGACCATGTTATCGACCACGATACCAAAATCAGACAACCCTGTTCTATGTTTATTAAATCAGCACCTTTGATTGACCCCATTCATTACTTGATTGGTAAATACAAAAAAGAAAACAAAAAGTGGCTTGAACTCCCCCAATTGAATTCCACAGAAGAACAATGTATGTCAAAGTTGTTAGATGCAAATAATACATCTTATGTAGACACCTTTTTTAATTTTCTCTCTAGTAATGTAAAACAAGAGTTTGATATTCCTCATGGAATAGGATTCTACGGTTCTTTCTTGGGTGTGCAAAAGAAGTTTGTGTTCAATGCATATGACGATATTGAATATTTACAGGAATCGGATTATTTTTTGGAAAATGCAGGAGCGATGTATCATGTAGAGAAAAACGAGCTAAAAGGAGATACCGATTGGCCAAGTCCCACGAATCAAAACACGAAGCAAAATCGGCCTAAATTATGTTTTGATGAAGATGCAGTAGAAGATGATATTGTTTTGGATGTAGAACAAGTATCTACTGTTGAAAATGAAAATAGAGAGAAATCCGAATGTATAACCACGGGTGATTTTGCTGAAGTCACTACTGTATATGAATCGACTGATGCCAAGCACGATGACAACTCTGATGTGAGCGATGATAGCGATGATAATAGTGATAAAGATGATGACTCAGAAACTAGTTCCATCAACTATAGCACAGATGAAGATAATGAAGATGATGAAGAAGATGGAGATGGAGAGAAAAGTGGTAGCGATGGTGATGAAAGTGATTATTCTACAGTCAATAGCGATGAAGATGGTGATGATGATGGCAATAGTGATGATGGTAGTAATGAAGATGAAGACGAGTTTTTACCACTGTATATATACGATTTCCCTGTGCAAATGATTGCATTGGAAAAGTGCACTGGAACAATGGATGACCTATTGGAAAAGGAAGAATTGGAGGAAAACCAAATATTGGCTGCATTATTACAAGTGATGTTTACTTTGATTGTATATCAAAAGATGTTTTGGTTTACGCATAATGATTTGCATACTAATAATATAGTTTATCAGAAAACAGATACCAAGTATTTGTATTACCAATTAGAGAGAAAAGTATACAAAGTCCCAACTTATGGTCGTATATTTAAAATCATTGATTTTGGACGCAGTATATACCGTTTCCAAGACAAACTATTTTGCAGTGACAGTTTTGGTCCTACAGGTGATGCCAATGGCCAATACAATACAGAACCGTATTTTAACTCAAAGAAACCCAGGTTGGAACCGAATAAAAGCTTCGATTTATGCCGATTAGGATGTTCTTTGTATAGTTTCTTCTTTGATCCAGATGAGCCATTGCCAAAGGAAATGACGACATTGCAACAATTGGTGCTTTCGTGGTGTATGGATGACAATAAGATGAATATATTGTATAAACGAAATGGAGAAGAACGTTATCCGAATTTTAAATTGTATAAAATGATTGCACGATTAGTCCACGATAAATCCCCCGAAGAACAACTGAAACATTCGGCATTCAATGAATATTTAATGAAACCCAAGGCCAAGGCGAAACTATCAAAAGAAGAAAGAATCATACATATTGATGATTTGCCTGTGCTCTGGAGACGCTAATTATAGGAGAAAAATAGTAGAAAAAGAAAATATTTTTACTATTTTGTGTCAAATACGTTTATCTGCCCATCATGGGGAATTTGACAAGGTTGGCACCAATACCGAATCCTGCACCACCTCTTGCACTACTGGCCATGGAGGGGACAAATACATCCAAAATGGCGAATGTCGCTGCTGCAGAAAGAGCAATAATGGTGATTTCTTCTACATCAAGCTTTCTCTTTGGGATGGCAAATGCTGCTAAAGCAACCATAATACCTTCAACAAGGTATTTAATGGCGCGTTTCAATAATTCGCTAAAATCAGTTCCTGGCATAATTCGTGTAAATATTATATTATAGAAAAACAAAATAATTTCCTATCAAAAAAGAACTTAAAATGAAATATTCTTCCTAAAGTATACTACTTAATTCATCCAGAAATGTCTTCTACTCGCACTTTTGAAAAGAAAATGACTCCCGAGGGGAAATTAAACCCAACCTATGTTGATTTGCTAAAGGAAGATCCCGTCATTGCCAGTCAAACATATGGATGCTATTCCTTTGTTTCCCCTGAAAAAATTATTCGTAATCGCGAACTCTTTATGTTTGAGAAGTTTGTTAAACAATGGCAATACAGTAAGGCCTTGTCTATGTTTTCCGACTTTACTCAATTTTTGGCATTCAAATACAACATCAATTCAGATGTTATTATGAATGATTTAGTCACCTTTTGCAAAGAAGAAGAAAACGTCCTAAAGCGTGAAGATGTTGTAGGAGACTTTAAACAATTCATGGATAAAAACGAAGAGCGTTTAGGAGAAGAATACAATCGTGAAAACAAATTCCAAACGTCCGTCCGTGGTTTCATTAATAGAGGTAACTTTGCCAGTGCCGAAGAGGCCGAAAAGTATGCTAAAGAGTTACGTGATCGTGACCCCAACCACGATATTTTCGTAGGACGTAACTTTGTATGGACTCCATTGGACCCGGATGCATACAAGACTGGACGCATTGAGTTTTTGGAAGAAGAACTCAACCAATTACACCATGAGAAGCTGAAAAACGAGAAAAAGGCCAAGGAAGAATTCGAGAAGCGTTTGTATGAATCTAAGCGTAAAGCAGTAGAAGAAAATGTCCGCAAGGCAAAGGCAAGTGGTAACAAACTGACCCAAACGATGGACGAAAATGGAAACTTGGTGGGTGCCAATACAATTAATTATGATGAGCGTGAAGTCGCAGAACCAATGCAAAATCGCAAACCATTTGCCTCTTCCAATGACGCAACAACCATCGAAGATAAGAAGGATTAAACAATATGCCTAAATAAAAACAAATAGAATCCCCCATATTGACTGTAAAAAATCATAATATCATTTTCTACAGTTTTTTACTATCAATCACGAATCCATACTTCAAAAAAGAAGTGTTTGCAAGGTAGCCAGTCTAACCCACCGGGTTGCACATAATCCCGATAAAATCCCAATAATTTCAATGTAGAATCGACTTCTATTTTCTGTTCTATAGTAGGATAATCATTTTCTACAAGAATCAATTTAATATGGTCAAGAATAGTAGGCATCGATTTCAGAATATAATAAAAAGCACCCTCGCAATCCAAAACCAAAGTGTCGAACCGTAGAGGATATTTCTCTCGAAAAGAATGATAATCAATGGTTTTGACCCATTTGAATCCATCGACTAAAACCTCACTTGGATAGGTTTCCCACCCGTTCTGAATGAGTTTATGATTTGAGAGTGCCGAATCTTCAATGGCAAACGTGAACTGATTGGCATCTCGGTTTTCCCGTAATTGGTTACATGAGACTGGGTCACATTCTACTACAACATATTTTTGATTGTCTACCAAAGAAGAAATAATGACCGAATTCCGACCGATGTTTCCTCCGATTTCCAATACGGTTTCGTTTCCTGTAAAATAATGAGCAACCATACACTGCTCGGGGAATTCATCATTCAAACTACCATGGTGGAAAGTTAGTTTATCATGCAGGGAAAATAACTGGTTTTCTACAGTAGGATCCGCATAGGATTTCACGTGAATGTGTTCTGATTTAATGTGAACTTTAATATTGGCTCGATGGTCATAAGTATGTGTAGTAGAAGAAGTTTCAATCCGTATAGATTTGAGAGTCCCAAATAAGGGGTCACCGAAAAAAGAAGTGCGATTCATGTCACCTGCGGGAATAATAATGTGGTCGTGATGTCTCAGTTTTGCCCAGCAAATACCAGTGACATCTTTCCAAACGTCTTTGCTACCATAATATATTTTCATTTTTAGTAGGAATGATAATATAGAAAAGTGGTGTTTCTGTATTTATTAGAGTTTTTCCATTGATTATTTTATTCAAAGATTATACCGAATCTTCATTAAACAGTAGGATAATATTCCCAATCCAAGTATTCACATACTTGTTTCCATATCATATCTTGTTCCAATTGTTTGATTCGATCCTTCATCATTGGAATAAAAGGAAGGTATTGGTGTTGGTCCAGTAAAACACACAACTGACACAAAATATATGTGTAATTGAAAAAGTTGGTTCTTGTCAATGGACAAAATATGGCCCATGGTTGTTGTATCTCTATAAATAGCACACACAACGTTTCAATTAATTCTTCGTCCATTACTGGAGGTTTTATGCCCAAAATGGAATTGATGTATTGAATATGCTCAAAGTATTTGTTGTAGCCTAAAATACTCAATATATTACGCATTTCTGTATAGTTCAACTCACTGATTTTCTTTCGTTCCTTCTTAATCCGTTGTCGAACTGCATCCAATACTTCTTCGGGGATTCGGGTCGTTTCTTTTGCTTGGAATTGAGACAAGATTTCTTTGAAGTGATTCAATCGAATGTAAGCAGTATAGGATACTTCATTGGGCATTTCCTTATTTAGCGGTTTTTGATTGTCTACAATATGAATCACGAATTTGCCACACTTTTTGTTATTGCATATCAATACACCCTCTTCTTCCAATGGAATCAATTCGCCTTGATTGCACAGTAAACACGATTCGGAATCCAATACATATTCCTGTAGATGGACAGTGTCTTGACCTACGTTTTTCCAATACTGCTGAAATAGACGTTTTGACTGATTGTATCGCTCACTATTCATATTCGAGCTTTCTTCAGAATTGCCCTTGATTTTGAAGAAGGAATGGATGGACTTTTTGTCCTTGACGTTTTCCCCTAAATTAATCTTCTGCTTTTCCTCGTAATAATGGAAAATATATTTGGAATTGCGCAATAAATAATCCTGCTTGCCTTGTTTTAACTGTTTGAGCTCTTGTTTTTTAGCACGAATTGAATCCAGTAGGTCGTAATAAGCCTCGGACTTTTTATTTTTCATTTGCTTTGCCTCTGCAATAGAATCCTGTATGTCTTTTTTCAAATTCGGAATGGTCTCGTTTTCTACTACATAATACATACTCATCATATCATTGTGTTTTTCATCTATTGATGTAGTATTGGTGTTTGATTTCTTTTTTTCCATGATAAAATGATTTAGGCGTTTTTTTGGAATGAACTACTTTTATAGAATTTTGAAATGAGTTCTTTAAACTTGTTTTTATCATCATGATATTCTGCTGCTACTTTAGGCATTTTATGCATGAAAATGGTGTGAAATTGGATACATTATGATATATATTCACTACTACATTAACAGTAGAGACTATATGTTATGGATATTATGAGTGAAATGATTTTTTGAGTAGGCAATATGTAGTGTTTCGTTGGTTATTCCCGAAAAATAAAATGTTTAGGCATTTTATATTTAGCAAGAATGGCAGGAGCACTTATGCAAATCGTCGCCTATGGCGCCCAAGATCTTTTCTTAACCGGAACCCCCGAAATCACTTACTGGAAGGTGTCTTACAGACGCCACACCAACTTCGCAATGGAATCCATTGAACAGACTTTCCAAGGTCAGGCTGACTTTGGACGCAGAGTAAGTGCCGTTCTATCCAGAAACGGTGACCTTGCATACAGAACCTACTTACAGGTTACTCTTCCAGAAATTGGCCAATTCGACAGCAAACCATGCTATGCACGCTGGTTGGACTACATTGGTGAGCAAATGATCTCCCAAGTCGAAGTTGAAATTGGAGGTCAGAGAATCGACAGACAATATGGTGACTGGATGCACATCTGGAACCAATTGACCATGAGCTCTGAACAACAAAAGGGATACTGGAAGATGATTGGTCACACCACCCAATTGACCTACATCACCGACCCATCCTTTGCCGATGTCAACGGACCATGTGCCGGAGCTGCAGGACCTGCTCAAGTATGTGCACCCAGAAAGGCACTACCAGAGACCACCCTATACGTCCCTCTTCAATTCTGGTTCACCAAGAACCCAGGACTTGCCCTTCCTCTTATTGCTCTTCAATACCACGAGGTCAAGATCAACTTGGATATCAGACCAATTGGAGAATGCTTGTGGGCTGTCAGTGACCTTTCCAAAACCAGTGGAACTCAATCCGTTTCTACTGCATACCAACAATCACTTGTTGCTGCTTCTCTTTACATCGACTATATCTTCTTGGATACTGATGAACGCAGAAAGATGGCACAGAACCCTCATGAATACTTGATTGAGCAACTTCAATTCACTGGTGACGAATCAGTCGGTTCATCATCCAACAAGATTAAGTTGAACTTCAACCACCCATGCAAGGAATTGGTCTGGGTTGTCCAGCCTGATGCCAACGTTGACTACTGCTCATCATTGGAAGGAGGAACCACCCTTTACAAGACCCTTGGTGCTCAGCCATTCAACTACACTGATGCCATCGATGCTCTTCCCAACGCAGTCCATGCATTCGGTGCCCCTGATGCAACCTCAGGAGCAACCGCATTCATCGATGCCAGTGGTCTTTTCGAGAGTGACGGAGCAAACGGTGTCAATTCTACTGCATCTTGGGCCGGATTCCAAAGTGGAAACGACCAATCTGCTCTTTCTGATGCAGGAACCTTTGTTCTTGCCGAGACCGCCCTTGACATGCACTGCTGGGGAGAAAACCCAGTTGTCACTGCCAAGCTTCAATTGAACGGCCAAGACAGATTCTCCGAGCGTGAAGGTTCATACTTCGACGTTGTCCAACCATACCAACACCACACCAGAGCACCCGATTCTGGTATCAACGTATACTCATTCGCTCTTAGACCTGAGGAACACCAACCTTCAGGAACTTGCAACTTCTCCAGAATCGACAATGCTGTCTTACAACTTGTCCTTTCCTCTGGAACCGTCGCAGGTGTCTCCACTGCTAAGGTCAGAGTCTATGCTCTATCTTACAATGTGCTAAGAGTCATGTCGGGTATGGCGGGAGTTGCCTACTCAAACTGAGTATTTTATTTAAAGGTCATTTTAATTTTATTAACTCGATTTTTATGTGAAGTCAACTAAATAATTTTTATATTGTAATAATAATTATTTACGTCTTAATCGAATAACATTCTCTTTATAGATATTTTTTTTCATTAATAATTAATAGCAAAATAATGGAAATGTAATTTAATTCGTTACTTTCTTCTGGACTCGCATTTATATTTTCCACATTCTCTATCTTTTGTCACTGTATTTAAATGTCTTTGACGTATTTTCTTATATTTTTCAATAAATTTTTCATGACTAAAAAATGATTTCATAAAATTGCATTCACGACAACAACTTTTACTGTTATTTTGCGTATAGCCTTCTTTATTATTAACTCTATCTATGCCATTTTTATGTTTTTCATCATTTTTTTTACCACAAATGTAACAATCGTGCTTGATTATATTTAGAAATTCTTCATATGTGAGTTGAAATTCTAATGATCTTTGCACAGCAGACTGTTTGTATGAACTATATGTTACTTTTTTTGTATTCGGGTAACTTTCTGGGTATAGATTTCCAGGGAATAATCCTAAATATGACATTGAATGCTCAACCCGACGCAGAAAAACGTCATGATGTAAAGAACCTTTCATATAATTACACATTGAACAACAAGCAACACAATTATTATTGCTGTATCCTAAGTAATTGTCCAGTCTATCAACCCCATTGAAACCTCTTTGAATATTTACAGTTCCACAATAATAACAAGGGTTTTGTGCAATCAATTCATACTCATCCATAGTGAGTTCAAAATGAATGTTCCTATGATTGGATGATTGGATGTATACACCATATTGACTCTTAATATTCTCTATTTTTCTGGCATTAATTGCTGCAACTGCATCAGGGTTATTTTTTCGCCATTTGGAAGCATTTTCTGCATTTTTCTTCAAATAAGCATTTTCGTCTTTAGCTCGTTGTCTTTCACGGTATTTTTTCCACGTTCGGACTACTTTATCCCAGTTATTTTTTTGCCACTCTTTTTTCCGCTTTTTACGGGCCTCTGTTGAATCATAAATACGTCCTTGTGCTCTACGGTGTTCCTGGTCACGTTTTCTATCTTGGGTCTTACCATTATTACGACAGTGAATACAAGTCAATGTTTCAGACGAACGTTCTCCCACAAAGGCTTCCTTATTATGAGATTTTCCGCAAGAAGTGCACATTTTGGTATTCGATTCACTGTCACTGGAAGCATTTGCTGCATTTTGTGCCTTTGCTTCGTTGCGTTTCGCCTTATCTTTCGTTCTTTCGGCCATACGACATGGTTCGCAACGTTTGAATTGGCCATCTGGGTCCAATACATTGCGACATCCTCGTATATATTGAGTGCATGGAACTTTTCCAGATTCTTTTACTTGGTCCAACCAAATATCATTTTCGTGCAATTTACAGTAGGAAGTATCGCCGTATTTTTTGTATTGACATTTTTCATGTTCACATAGATTTTGGAGATGAACTTCACGCATTTTTTTATTTTTCTGTTTGCTACGGTCTCTACAACCATTGCATATTTTTTGGTTTTGTAAATAAAACGCCTTCTTGCATCCAGTGCAAATGGACAACGATGCTAATTGATTCGCATCATAAGCATTCATATATTGATGATTCTTACAAAATTTCGTATTTTCATCTTGAGCATTGTATCTACAATCATTCATGTGACGGTCTTTTCCTTGGCATTTAGGCATTTTGGAGATTATAAAAAAATAGAGCTACTCGCTTTATATTGTTTTTGATGTAATGTATATTAAGTTGTGTATGGAATGGCGGGTTTACAAAAGAATATATTTGAAATTCAGTATTTTACACAAAAATAAAAAATTCAATTTTCCACTATTTTTTTCTAATTTAGCGGATTTTACAGTAGGACATCATTTAATCATCGGTCTTTCGGCCTTTTGTCTTTTCTGATGATATTGGGTCTTCATTGGTTTGTCTCCGTATACTTCTATTGTAGCAATATTATCCGATTCAGGTAACTCTAACCCTAAATAATTTCTTTACAATGGTTTCCAATATATGCATGATATGGCAGTCATTTTAAGCTTGTAATGTATGTTAAGTTATATATGGGATGGTGGGTTTCAAAAATAAAAAAACTTTAGTGATTATATAAATTTATAAAAATAACTTAAATCAAAATAGTTTAAATAAAATAATGACGGTTATAAAAATATTTTCAAACGCCGAAGACTTAACTGAAGGTATATATGGTCAATGTTTATGTTGGTTATTAGAAGTAATATACTACCTTGAAAAACACAATATACATAATATAAATGATGAGAATACAAAAGTCATTTTTGATATAAATACTTTAAATAATAAAAATTTAATACCTAAGTTCATCCAACCAAAAAAAATATATGATATTGATAAATATTTTGAACCTATTGAAATATCACTTAAAGAATATAAAATAAAAAATAAAATTGGTAGTTTACCACTGAATGTAGAAAGTTTTGAAAAAACAAATAAAATTTTCAATAAATACTTCAAATTCAATGATTTTATCATAGATGAAATCAATAAAATGAATATTAATAGTAAAACATTAGGAGTTCATTATCGTGGAACAGATAAAAATTATGATACCAATCAAGCGAATTTTTTAACTATAAAAGAGATGATATCATTTGTTAAAGATTACATGGAAAATAATGACATTGAGCAAATTTTTTGTTGTAGCGACGAACAATCATTCATAAATGAAATTGACATGTTATACCCTAATAAAGTAATAGAATTCAAACAATTAAGATCAAACATATCTTCAACAGATGGATTTTTTAGAAATGGGCATAGACAAAATAGTAACATGATGGATAAGCTGACGTATTCTTGTATAATTGATATGTTGGCGTTATCTAAATGCGCTACAATTATTAAAACATCAAGTGCTTTATCTTCTTTTTCAAAAATATTAAACCCTTCTCTTAAGTTGTATACTGTTTCTGCTATGAAAAGACCATGGTTTCCTGCCGCTGTTGCAGAACGATATAAATCAGAATCAGAAGAAATTATGAAAATTTTAAAAAGGACAATGATAAATGATGCTTATAATAAATTTTAACGGATTCTTTATTTAATCATCGGTCTTTCGGCCTTTGGTCTTTTCTGATGATATTGGGTCTTCATTGGTTTGTCTCCGTATACTTCTATTGTAGCAATATTATCAGATTCGGGTTGGTATACTATTTTACGCAATTGATTCGTTAATTCTTTATAGCAATCTGTGACATTTGCAATATATTCTTCATATCGGTCATTTTCCGCAATAGGTGGAGTTCCATATTTGGACTTGTAAATACAAGGTCTCATCTTGTGTTTATTTGAAACATTACTATAGACACCAGCATATAACCGAAGGTCTTGACTGACATTGGCATATAAAGATGTGTAATAATTAGGAACATTATTGGGGTGATTATTGTGAAAAAATTGGTAGCCATCATAGAAACCACATTTTTCACAGAAATAACATAATTGTTCGTATAGTTTTTCACTATGTGACGTATAACATCTACCGTAGTCTATGATTTTTGGAATATATTTACTGGTAAACTCGATTTTTTCACCGCATTCTAAATGGTATGTGTAATGAATCTTTCCACCTTTTACAGGTTCATATAATAGAACATTGTTCATATGTAAATCGTTATGGGTAAACACTTCACGGTTTTGATGTAGAAAATAGTATACTTGAAATAAACATTTTATCAATTCGTCATATTCATACTTCATTTTTTTTACATAATGGTTAATTGTAACAGAATCTTTAAAATATTGTAGCAGTAAGGAAAGTCGTAAAGGATTTTTACAGCTACCTTTAATTAGTTGTCCTTTTGTTTTCGAATTAAAAACAGTTGGTTGGTAAGACAGTAACGATTCTGGAAATTTTGTATTGTTTGAATTGTTGAATAATAATGTATAGGTCATCACCAAGCAAGGATAATTATCGCATAAATCATTCAGTAACCGACCATTCAAGTATTCGTAAAATATGTTATCATTTTGGAAATTTTCATTGGTAGATACTTGAGGTATTTTCAAAATAGCATGACTTTGGTAGTGTTTTTTCTTATAAGGAAGTAAATAAATACTACCATTAGTCGATTGCGCTCCTATTCTTTCTATTGCATTCATGTCTACTAATTTGAAATCGACAAACCCTTTGAAATATTCGTAGATTTTGTCACTTTCTTTATTAAATGCAATACAGACTCCTGAATCGGAGCAAATTCCTTGTAAATAGTAAGAACGAAGACGTTTTTTGAAATGTTTTTTACTGGTATTGGTTTTGAAGCGATACGCAGACGATATCTTTTCCAATGCGTTTTTCCTTTTTGTTGCTGAGCTCATTTGTGCGCTATTACGGGCCTTACTTGGACTCTTCTTGGCCGAACCCTTATTTGGACTCTTCTTGGCCGATCCCTTACTTGGACTCTTCTTGACCGAACCCTTATTTGGACTATTCTTGGCCGAACCCTTATTTGGACTCTTCTTGACCGAACCCTTATTTGGACTCTTCTTAGATGCCGAAGTTTTCTTTTCTAAAACTGGGAAAACCGACCCTAATGGCCCGAAAAATGGACTACTTGTAGATGACACACTAGACCCCGATGAAGATGTATTGGAAGTATTGGATGCACTACCCGATGATGTGCTGGGTGATGAATCATAAACTTCTATAGGCATTATACTATAGTGTCATATTTTTATCAGGAAAATGCATATAGATATATTTTATTAAATACATCCAATGATGCGATTGCTAAAGAATCCACTTTTATTTCTGTTGTCACTATTTTCTACAGTTTACTGTTTGAAGAAACCAAATCCTCGAATTCTCGTAGATCAAAACATAAAAGCCAATGCCAAAAAATGGTTCATTAAACGAGCGGAAAAGTCTGGTATTCCATGGACTCAATATGTAAATACATACAAAAACAATATCGAACTAATCCAGTCTTACAAAGATAAATACGAAGATACTTCTCTCGTTTACCCCAACTATTATTTACAACCTTTTCATGGATATGATTCAGGTAATATGGACTGGGACTCAGCAGTAGAAGTAAAACCCGCAACCTACAGTATATCATCACGTTATTGGAAAAACACAGACCCTTATACAGCCGAACAATGGATGCGTAATAATGCAACCAATGCAATACAAACTTATTTATCTCACCAAACCGATTTGACAGTAAAAACAATAATGGATATGGGCTCTTCTACAGGTATATCCACTAATTATCTTCAACAGGCTTTTCCCGAGAGCACTATATTAGGTATTGAATTGAGTCCTCATTTTCTCTCCATTGCTTTGTATGAATCCGACCTTGCAAGCGATAATTTACATTACTTGCATGCCAATGCTGAAAATGTTCCTTTACCAGAAGGATGCTTTGATATGATAACTTGTCAATTTCTACTGCACGAGGTCCCGTATTATAATACTTTAGCCATTTTGAAAGAAGCACATCGATTATTAAAAGTAGACGGGGTTCTGGCCATTTTAGATTTAAACCCCAATAGTGTTAAAGCCCGTCTACAAGGCAATTTATTTCGCCAATGGGCATTTGAAAGAACAGAACCACATATACATGACTATTACAATCATGATATGAAACAAACCATGTATGAATGTGGTTTTGAGTCAGTTGTGCAAACCAAAAACGACCCATTGAATTCACTATGGGTAGGGAAAAAAACGGGAGTGAAAATTCAAACCCCTAAACTGGTTAAATATAGACATGTTGAGCAACCACCATTTGACTCACGAAAGAAGAGTAATTTGTGTCCATTTCCCTGTCCATCCTTACGTAAGTAGAGTTGACATCATCAATACACAGATAAGTTTCTACAGTAGAATAATGATGATGCAATTCCAAAAGCAGATAATAAAATAAATATATCGCACAACCAACTAAATACATTTTCTAAAGTATGATTAATTAGTAATCCAACTTTAGGGGAAAATGTTGTTTTCAATTTTTCGTTGTTTTCTATCTTACGCAAAAGGCTTATTTGTCAGTGGTAGTGTGTATATGCTCTCTCAACACATGGATAATACAATCAGTAAACCCAGTTTGGAACACTTGAAAGAAAACAATAGAGAACTATATGAAGAAGGTCAAACAACGGTGGTGACGAACCTGATTGTAGTGAGTCCTGTTTTATATTTGTTTGTGGATCAAATCATATTGGACCATAATGCATCCTTTTCATGGGTAAAATTCTTTAGTCTAATCGTGTTCCAAAATATCGGGTATTTTTTCGCTCATCGAGAAATGCATCGCAATAAATCTCTCTACTGGATGCATCACTTTCATCATTTATATGAAAAAGAATTGATTATACCCAGTATTGCAAATGCAGTAAGTGTATATGAATTTTTGTTAGCGTATGCATCGCCAATAGTAGTAGGTGGTATTCTACTGCATTCCAATGAATATGAATTCATTTTGGCCATCGAAACAATTAGTGTTTTCAATTTACTCATCCATACATATGAACTAATGAATAAACAATGGATACCTGGAATGGTGTCTCCACGTAAACACATTGAACACCATCGAGTTCGTAATAAACATTACTCGGCACCCATCATTGATATTGATGCAATAAGTAGTGGTTGGGAAATGACCGAATAAAGGCTTTGTAAAGGATACCCGCTCCCATTCCCCATACAAATATAGTGAATAACAACCATGCAAAATCGTGTAAATAAAAAATTGTAGCTAAACATAAAAATGTGCTGTAGAAAAAACGCAATGAATTTGGTCGTGGTTGTTGTTTCTGTTGTTGCATATCATGAATTATTCTTGTCTATCTAATATAATAAAAGGAAATCATTTATTAGATTATACCCACCACATCTATCTTCTACAAAAAATGACTGAAACCAATGGTCGAATATTGACTATCCAAATCCCTGTAGATATATGTAATATTTGTCGTATTGCCGAAATCAATATGATGTGCGTCGAAGATATATTTTTGTGTAAAGGATGCAATACGAAAAATAAATTGGTTCATTTGTGTGAGTTTTGTTTTTCCATGTCTTATATTACTCATGTAAATTCAATGGAATCTACAGGAGAACCTGTGTGTTTTCTTTGTAGTAATGATAGTATGCATTGGGTTTAAGGGCTTTACTTTTTGACAAAATTCATAGAGAACTTCTTTGCATCATTCGGGATGGTTCGGACTGAATTATAAATGTTTTCCATTTGCAATCCGAGAGAAGAATCTTCTTCTTTATTTGAACCTTTTTCTTCTGAACCAGTTTCACTGTCTGCTGTTCTCCAAATTAAATTGGCTTTACCACCAAACCAACCACAACCAGCTTCCGCAGTGTCGACTACAGGTTCTACTACAGGTTCAATAATGGTTTTGACGCTTTCACCCGCTTTTTTCACAGTTTCGATCAATTCATTATTTTTCTTCTTAAAACGTCTCAATGTAGGTCTGTAAATAATATTCCAATGGTCGGTCAAGAATTCTTGCATATCTTCTACTTGTTCACATACTGATTCTTGTGCAATAGTAACATTACCCTTGAATTTTTCAATAAGAGAGTGATCATTGACAAGTTCTTTGTATTGTTCGAATTTTTGCATCAAAAACTGGTTACCGTCAATCTTACGGTCCAAACGGTCAATGGCCAATACATTTTTTATTTGGTTGCTGAGATTCTCACAATCGCGATGGAAAGTCAAGTCTTTTTCCATCTTCTTGTATGTTCCAGAGCACCAATCGTAAGATAATACACCAGCAATGACCAAAGAAGCAACACCGCAACCAATGTTGACATAGTGTCCAAAAGAATAGTCTTCTAAGAAGAAAATTGCACCAGCATTTGCACCACTTAAAATGGCTAAAGGAAGGTTCATATATTCGATGCGCTTTTTGAAAGCAAGATATTGTTGATTGGATAATTCACTTAGTTTAGAGACATTTTGTCTCATAATATCTAATGATTTCTCAATAGAATCGTTCCACTCGATTTTTACCATTGTTTGAATACTATAGAGTATTATGTGATTTTTTTATTTTTACGGTCCTTCAAAAATAAAAATAATATTTTTTACAATAAAACGTATTTAAAGAGATTGTAGAATAGTCTACTAAAACCTCTATAGAAAAAACAATCATGCATACTCAACATCAATGGCTGTTATCTACTTTATTAGAATTTTATCAAAAACCAGAGCATTTAGAAACGTTGAAACAAATTGTAAACCGTGAATATATGGTCAATGAGCATAAAAAATTATCGATTCGTATGGTCAATTGGTTTGTGACCAATTATGCTAAACAATATTTTACTGTATATGATGTCCCTGGTAATACTGAGGGGGAACAAGGAAGACGTTTCTTTGTATGGACCAATTACAAATCAACTGAAGATAGTTATTCGAAACAAATGTTTGACCCTTACTGTAGAAAAGAACGTATATTAATACCTTACAATGAGGAACAACGAATCGAAACCACAATAGGTCAATTGCATTTTTTCAAATGGGCCATTATGAATAAAGTGCTCGATTATATTGTGCAGCACTTTGATGCCATTGAGAAGGACATGTCTTCGCGACTCAATACATCCCGTAAAAAGACGGATGAACTATCTACTGCTGGTAAAACCCGTAAAAAGCGCGAAGAATTATCGATAAATGCCTGTAGGAGTATAAGAAAGGAATTTTTATCTACAGAAGTTCGCTTAATATAAGATAAAATCACACAAAATTATATAAATCGAAAGTAAAGCATTCATATAATTGATTGATTTGATGACAAAATATGTCATGGCTAAAATATTGTTGCCAATAGAAATAAAAGGCAGTAAAAATGATTATCATTTACATAGCGACAGAATGAACATAGAATTTGAAACATGCACGTTTTTACCTCCCAAGACAACAAATGAAAGTAGTGAATTGATTAGTAGATTATTTTCTTTCTACGGTGAAACACAACCAAATGATACTTATTCAGATTTCGAAAATACGGAAGAAGAGGATGAGGACGAAGAAGAGGAAGATTACGAGGAGGACGAAGAGGATGAAGAGGAACATGAAAATGCAGTAGTAAAATATGATCATTCAAAATACGCTCACCCACCACAAAAAATAGACAACAGCACAATGGCCTTGATTATACGGCCACATGAATATGTTTCTCAATTTAAAAAAAATAGATTGAGGACAACTTTCAAGAAAAATCCGCCATTTTTGAGACGAACCCGACGAATATATAAGACGTCAGACCATTTTAATTCAAATACATAGGTCTTTGTTCTGGTTCAATACCAAACTTTTCGGGCATGACCATTGGGGTTTTTTCCATTACATGGAGAGAATACAATGGATTGGGTTTAAACTGTAGAGATGGTTGTGGTGTTTCCAAATTGGTCGATCCGATTCCAAATAAATATGATTCTACTGCACAACTATTTTCAGATAAATTCGATGCGGCAATCCGAGCTGGTAATAAACCATCACCAGGTAGGTTTGTTTGATATGCTTGTCCTTGTGGACTATGGGTATACATGATCGATGTGTGTCTTTTTAAATATGCATTTTTCTCTAAAGCATAGTTTCCAGGAGTATTTTTATTACGGGTTGATGCCATGGTTACTTATATTGTATAATTATATTTGATAATAAGATTTCAATTGTTGATATTCTTTGCACGATAACAAACTACTGTTTCCTCCATACAAATAATACCATATACAAGAATAATAGTAATGAAATGTATCGTAAGAACAAAGCACTGCTTGTCCTATTTTGTGCTCAGTAGAAAACATTCGACCTGCAGCATATAAATACAATTCTCGGAAATGCACGCAATCTTTCGTCAAGTCGAATAGTTCGTCCATATATGTTTCTACGGTTTTACTATCATACATCAATTCATCTTGTGTTACTGGGTCTAAATCACCGAAGTGACATAGTTTTCCATTATAATTGTATTTCTCCAATGGATTAAACTGAAATACTTTGCGAACACACTCCCTATATTCGGTATCATTACTGTAGACAATATAAGATGGCAAATGGCTAAAGTAATCTAAGTAGGATGATTTCGAAGTTGCCATTATGATTTTCTCTCAATATGTGTAAATCACATAGAATTATTTCTATATGAATTACTAAAGTAAGTAGTTTTTTATTTATGTAGTTTGTTTATTTTCTGCCCTTTCTGCGGCTCTTTCTGCCACCCTTTCTAGACTTTCTGGATCCACGTCTCTTGGTGGATTTCTTTCCCTTGGTTCTTCTTGATCTACGTCTCTTTCCGCCATATTGTGACGTGCCATTTAAGACTCCTCCTGTTGATGGTGCTCCGGTTACTCCTGCCATAATAGTATATGATTACTGTAGAAAAAAATGAACGCCCCTTCCAAGAAAAATTAATATCCAGAAACCATGGGTTGCGATTTTTCGCTAAAGTATTTCTCTTGCATATCTCTCGAAGATTTTCCTCCACGACTCCATCCATCTAAAGCTAACTCTTCTACAGTATTTCCAGCATTGGCCTTCTTTTCAGCTTCCATTGGGTATTGGTCCAAAGGAAAGAAATTCTTTTCCATAACAGTAGAAACACTTTTCTTTCCTCGCACGGATTCACCTTGGAATAATTGGGATTCCAATGTTGGGTCACATGAACCTCTTCCTAAATAAGGAACAGTCAAAAATTGTCGGGTTTGTAAAGATAACTTCTCTTGTGGTCTCTGAGGATCCGTTTTCCATAGCAAATTTGATTCATGGTCTACAGTAGAAGCACCTAAACCTAATCCACCATTGGTTCCACTGACCATCATACCAGGGTATTGGGTAGCAAAATATACGAATTCACGGTTGGATTTTTCGGGTGTGTAATTCGATATTACACTATTCAAATATCGTGTATTTTGAAGCGTGCGCTGTGATTGATCGATAGGGTCATCGCCTAAACGTGCCGATTGATTGAAGGTGTAATCTGCCAATGTATTGTTAAACATAATAATATTTTATATACTGTAGACATACAAAATATTTGTGCTAAATGGTGATGATGTAATAAGAATATGATTTTTATGCTCCCGTGTGACGGACTGCCATTTGACGAGCACATGCAAATGGATTCCCTTCTTTACAAGACACCATACTACCGTAGCAAAAATCTGCAAATGCACCTTGGTCGTTGGGTATAGTAGTATTGGCATTGCTGTAGAAAGGTCGCATAGATTGCTCAAATGCTAAATTATCCTCTAAACTTCTAAATAATTTATTGGAAATTTTGGGCTGTTCTGGATTAATGCTGTCAATCATTGCTTTTGTATTTTCCAATACGTTTGCTTGTGCTTCTTCCGTATAGGCAGCAGGTGCGGGTCGTTTATCCGATGCACGGTCATAGTCCGTCATTAATACATTTTGCATGGGGTTTTCCGAAGTGGAATCCTCAAAAAGAGCTTCACTTAGACCTTTGCTTTGCAAGAAATCTTGCACTACATCACTGGTAAAACCTTCTTGGAAACGGACTTTTTTCTTTTGGTTTGGATTCTTGTTTTGACTATAGTGTAATGCCCAAATAGCTCCTAAAGTTAATGCTCCCATTATAAATGACCGATATGATCGGAAAATGAAATAAAATACAATGGTAATGAGAACGACTAAACGAGAGATAGCATTGAGTTTTTCATTATAAGTCATGGAGGATGTAGGAAATAATTGTAATATGGATTCGGGTGCCAATATTTGATTTGGATTGGTCCCCCAGAATTGTGTTTCTTCTTCCACAGATGTATCTTCCTTTTTTTCTACTATTGTATCTTCTTCCATAGATTAAAAATATATTATACTAATAGGTTTTATTGGTCGAGGATACATCGCCAACCTATCGTCTAAATTTGGATTCTCACTTTTTCGCATTGTTTATCCATTTTAAAGGTATCACAGTTCTTTTGTTTGGGAACAATGTGCAAAACACATTTTGATTTCTCTCCAGTCAATGAGTCGGTGCATCCTTTATGTGCTTTTTTCGTATTACGAGATTTTTTAGTCTTACTGCATCTGGAACGGAAATGTTCATACCGTTCTCTCACTTGTTCATAAACAAGACCTGATTTCTTTTTCAACATTTTGTTTACTAATTCATGTAATTCAAATACATAACGGGAAAAGGTATAACGATTTTTCATACAAGCACTTGTTAATGGCAATGCTTTGAAATTCTTCTTCAGATTGTTTCTACATTTCCCACACGGTAAAACGTTCTGTAATGAGAGAATAAAATCACGATAATGCTTCTTCTCTCGTTTGGTTGGTTTCATAGGATAATTGAAACTCATGGTATGCAAGTAATGCCACATCGGTGGTCCCCATACAGTAGTCAACATACCATCATTGCTTTCGAAATCAGCAGCATTATATACTTTGTTCGTAAAACGGCATTTTCGAGTCTTACTCATAATTATATATAGGTGTGTATTTCCTTTAGAATATAGAGAGAAAATTATGTTGATTTTCAAAACTATAGGGTAAAAACCTAATAAATACAATACATATAGTCTTTCTACAATCCAACTCATATTTTTAAAACCTTAATTTATGACGCAATACAATTCGCCTAAAAACAAATCAAAGAACCCATATTTAGCTTTTTTACAATCACTTGACCAATATAAACACACACCATCTCCGTTAGACGAAAAACAGTGCGGTCATTTGAAACAAATTGTCCAACATTATTATGAAACACATTATCAGTCCTATTATAACAATACAATCCCTTACTACAGTAACATACCTGTTGTCTCCAATATTCAAAGTGGTGAAGATGAAGTGATGGATTCGTATATGAAATGGCAACAAGAACATGAAGTGAATCCAATTCTTACCAATACAGATGAAACCGCTGCTACAATGCAAAAAATACGTGTGTATCGTGGTGGCAATACCAAGAAGAGCAAGTCAAAAGAAAAAGTAGAAATTTACACTGAAATCGAAAGCCTCGATAATCTATTGGATTTAATCAAAGCTCACCCATATGATTGCACAAAAGAATACAACATTGATTTAAAAGCCCTCCATAAAATCAAAAACGAAATCGAGCAATTGAATTCAATGGTAGGATTGGACTCGGTGAAAAATAGTATTTTGAGACAACTCATGTATTTTATGCAAGGGTTCACTGAGGACCCTAATGATAGTGACTATAAGCACACCATTCTTACTGGACCACCTGGAACAGGTAAAACCGAAATCGCTAAATTGTTGGGTAGCATGTATTCCAAAATTGGAATCCTCAAAAATAATGTGTTTAAAAAAGTAACCCGCACGGATTTAGTAGCAGGATATTTAGGACAAACCGCGATCAAAACACAGAAAGTATTGGATGAATGTTCAGGTGGCGTGTTATTTTTAGACGAGGCCTATAGTTTACAATACGATGACAGTTATTCTAAAGAATGTGTGGATACCTTGTGCGAAGCCTTGAGCGATAGAAAACAGAATCTAATGGTCATCATTGCAGGATACACCAACGAATTGGAGGCAAACTTTTTCCGCATTAACTCAGGATTGAAATCACGATTCCTCTGGAAATTCGACATTGAACCTTATGATGTAAATGAATTGTATTGCATTTACAAACACATCGGCGAAACACGTAAATGGGCTTTAGCGAATGAAATAACCGTAAATTGGTTCGATGACAAGAAACCGCATTTTCAAGACAATGGCCGTTCAATGGAACAATTATTTTCCTACAGTAAGATTGCTCATGCACAACGAATCTACGGTAAGGATCCACAACTACGAAAAACAATGACCATTGTAGATATGGAAAAGGGGTTTGAATTGTATCAAGAATATGGACATTCAAAAAAAGAGAACAATATATATTTAGGATTATATACATAAACAATTTTTATAGTCTTTTTTTATGAGTAGCAGTGAGGGAGAACGAAAACAAATCACTATCAATCCCGAACATTTTAAAATAGCCTCTGGCACACGGAAAAAGCGGGAACCCACTACGCCTAAAATAAAAGTCAAAGCTCCGCCTAAAAAGGAGAAAAAAGCCAAAGCATCTACATTGAAACGCAATTTAGTGAAAATGTTACGGAATTTCCAAGAAGACCAAGAAAAGAAAAACCGTAAAAAAGATTCCAAGCCTTTATTGGTTTCCAATAATAATGATAAACAGCAGTCACAAACACCATTGCCTGCTAAAAGTGACTTTGAAAGTTCTGTCGAATTTTTCCAATCATTGGAGAAAGCCAAGCAAGATGAAGCAAAACATAGGCAACCTAAACCACGACAAAACTTTACATTGAAATCACATACACCTACTGCAGAACCTACCAATGTAACCAATGTAAGTGCAGTAGGACAACCGATTTCAATATCCAATCCCCATCATGTGAACAATAATCATCCTACAATGCATGTAAAACCACCACCCTATGGTTGTCTCAAAAATGGTTCAAAACCTACTTATCGAGTATGGCGACGACAAACACAAAAGAATTACCCAGCACCGAATCCGAGCACACCAATACAACAACCACACAATTCTTCTACAATTCCAAAACCTCATCCAAAACCTTTTATTCCCAAAAGTATTTTGTCCGTGCCACCATCACCAAAACAAATGAATTATGAAAACCAACTCCGTGATACAATACGAGAAATGAGTTTACAAGAACAACACGATAAATTCAGGCAAAAGCAACTTCAGCAGCAATTACCAAAGAGCAATACAAACTCATTATACAAAAAGCGGAAAAAGCAAAGACGTATTCTACGGCGAACATTTCGAACAGGAAAATCCAAAGTGCATCCACGGGTTTCCGTATTGGTATCCAATAAGACCATACGCAATAATACGAATTTGAAAATGACCGAGCTTCGTGAAACACCGATCCGAGATGTAAAACAATTTTTGAAAAAACAAGGGTTTATAAAAGTAGGAACCAATACACCAAATGATGTATTGAGACAAATGTATGAATGTGCCAATTTAATCTGTGGTGAAGTGAAAAATCACAATTCCGAAAATTTATTGTATAATTATTTTAATGATGACACCGAAATGCTATAGTAATATGAAGTAGATAAAACTGTAAAACAGTGTATAATTAACACCATTTGATTTTGAAAAAAGCTTTAGGGAAAATTTTGTGCATGTTGAATATACTTCTACAATTATGAAGGTCCAAACCACCCCCCAGCAGTATAACGTTGCCGAAATGTTGCATCAGTGTGATGAACAGCTTGGAACGATGCCGAAGCATGGAAGACGAAGAAAACAGAAAAAGGCAAATGAAAAGGAGATTCTATTGCACTTGTTTGACGATGAATCTGATGACGAAAAAAGTAAATCATTTCGAACCATGTTTTCTAATTATACGCATTTATCGGACAAGGAAAAGGGGAAATTGGACGAATCATTTCATACTGCCAAAAATAGTAGCCAGATGCAGTATATCCAGTTACTTGAAAACAAAGATAAAAAAATAGTAGTGGCGAATGGACCTGCTGGAACTGGAAAAACGATGTTTGCTACTGAATATGGAATCCGTTATTTTTTGATGGGCAACTATGAGAAATTAATTTTTACACGACCGTCTGTATCGGTAGATGAAGATTTAGGATATTTACCTGGTTCAGTAGAAGAAAAAATGGCGCCTTGGGTTCGTCCCATTTATGATATATTGTATAATTTCTTTTCATCGAGAGAAATCACTCAAATGCTGGAAGAAAAAACCCTTGAAATCGCACCATTGGGTTACATGCGTGGAAGAACCTTTGAAAATGCGTATATTGTGGCAGATGAAATGCAAAACTCAACTGTGTCTCAAATGAAAATGTTGTTGACACGTTTAGGAGCCAATAGTAGATTAGTCATTACAGGGGATTTAGATCAACATGATAGACACTTTGAAATGAACGGTTTAGAAGATTTTCTACAGCGATTTAAAGGAAAGAGGTCATCCAGTATTAGTAGTTTTGAATTTGAAAAAAGTGACATTCAACGTGAGGAAGTAGTAAAGGAAGTCTTGGATATTTATGGTGGAGAAACTGCTCCAGATTATTCTTCTTTGAGCGAAGAAAGTGAAGAACCTCTTGTATAAGAATAGGGGGATTTTAGGATAGATTGATGCTTCATATTTTCTCTCTATGAATAATATAGAAACGTATTTCTTGAATCATGGCAAAAAATGTATTTTCTTCTATAGTAAACAAGTCGGGTAATATTTCGAAAATATCGAATGAGGTATTGCATAATCGGTTTATTTTGTATTTTATCTTCATTTTAGCGGTAGGTAATTTATTTCATTTCGTTTTTTCCAATGATTTGATGTCTGTTGGTGTATTCATTGTATCTGGGTTATTGACATCATTCTTTAGCAAAAATATGGTAGTCATTATGGTTATTTCTATGGTAGTCACGAATGTGATTCGTGTTGGTGGTGGAACGGAAGGATTTGAATCAAAAGGAGGAATCATGGAAAATATGCAAGACGCATTAAACGCAATAGAGGAATTGGAAGATATGGAAGGTGAAGGAGAGTCGGATGAGGAGGAAGAGGATGAGGAGGAAGAAGATGAGGAGGTAGATGAGGAGGTAGATGAGGAAAAAACAGAGGAAGAAATGGCAAATATAGAAGGTTTTCATAATAGAGTTGATTTGTCACGTCAGTCAATGGTTGCAATCAACAAGGCCATCACAAAAGCACTGGATAAAAAATTTAAAGCAGCAGAAAAAAAGTAAACAGAGAGAAATCTATCATGCTAATATAATATCATATGGATAGTATTTTAGCCGTTCTATTATTTTTAATCGTATTTTTTATTGCACAAGATGCACATATATGGGTGATTGTATTTATTGCCTTCTCTCTTTTGTTTCAATTGAAAACAACCAATCGTCAATACTATTTACTTGGACCTATGGTATTGTCATTTTTAGGATACTTTTATTACAATGACTGTAGAATCGATAGTTTTCAAAGTCGAGAAGGGTTTAAAATCAACTACAAAAACCAACGTAAATTAGCAAAGAAAAAAGCCAATCGGGCAGGCAAATACCAAAAGAAAAACATCAAGGTGAAAAAAAAATACAAAAATGCCAAAATCGAATACAAAAAATATATGAAAATAAATGACGAAAAGTGGAAAAGTCTTAAAAAAATCATAAAAGACAGTGTAAATGAACCAGAAAAACCAGGACAAACCATCCAACAAGCATCAGTAGTAAAAACAACGGACAAAGGTATTAATACGAATCAATATGATAAAACAACCGAATCACAACAAGGTCCACCAATGCCATAATTATTATTTTCTCTACAGTAATACTATAGAGGTCAACCATGTCAACAATTTTAGTATTGTGGGTTATCAGTATTGTATATGTCCTATTGTTTCATGTTTCATTGAAACCAGCATTAGCCAGTATCATTTTATATTGGATACTATACATTTTACAATACAAAGACAGATTATATATTTCTCTCATCACTTTATGGATCGCATTTTGCATACCAATATTCTACGATTCAATGAAAGTGGAAAATTTCGCAACTTTAGAGGAAATTTCCGAAGATTTGCATACTATGCAACGCATTATGTTGAATAATGAAACACGACGAATGAAAGCGGAAAAGAAACTATTGGACAACCAATTGTTTATCTCAAAGGAGATGCATCGTAATTTCAATGCAAGTTAATTTTTACCTACACAATCTTATACTATACAACAAGTTTATTGTATTGCATAATTATATAGAGTAACTATAAATAAACAAATCATATTTAAAAATGGTCAAAGGTATTGGTCGTAAAATTACTGGCGCAATTAAAAAGCCAATTGAGAAATTGTCCAAAAGCTTAAAGATTATTTCGAAAAGCATTAATAAAGTAAAAAAGGTCATTTTGAAACCAATCAAAGTGGTTTTGAAACTGATTACCAATATTATAAAACTGATTGTGGATTTCATAAAATCCATATTTTTGTATATAACATGTGTAATAAAATTGCTGACTAATTTCCATAAATGTGCACTGTATTACTTTTTAGACATTATAAAATATATTTTTCTCTCAGTGGTATTATTTTTCGCAGTTATTATTACTTCTCTCTCACAAGGAAATGTCAAAAAGGTATCGAAAAATATAATCAAGTATTGGAACACCATGAAATACTCCAATAGTATTATGAATGATTGTTATCGTTGTAAAGCCAAAAAACCAGACAGCACAAGTATATGGGATACTCTGAAGAAAATGTATGAAGAACAAATGAATCCAGCCGAACGAGAGAGTCCATTCAACTTTTTCACTATATTTATGTATTGCTTGTTACTCATATTCATCATTTTATTTGGACGTAAAGCACTATCTTCTATTGGCGGACTAAAACGTGAGTCACAAATGTTCATCTTACTACTGATTGCTGTGGCATTTGTTATGTATGTATTATCAGTAGGTGCTTCTTATTTCTACAATAGCCAGGTTGGATTACCAAACAAAGAAAAAGGCAGTAGAGTCGATTCAAAACAATCAACCCTGTCATTTTCTTATATTATTATTCTACTATTGGCCCTTGGTCTTATGTGTGGTGTGGTTTATCATTTATTCAAAAAGATATCTTCACCTATTGGAACCGCCTTGATTGGGTCAATGGTTCTTTTGTATTTTGGAGCAATATTGGCATTGTATTTATACAATCTACAAGGAGGTGATTTGTAAGAATTTCTCTCTATAAATAAAATGGCAAAAAGGTCTTTACCGAGTAGTGCATTACTAAACAACTTTACTTGGCCCATTATTGTTGCGCTCATTTTAATCATTATCTATTTATATTACCAATTGTCTTTAGGCAATTCATCAAATGCTTCCATAGGAGCAGCATCATCAACTATGTCTACTGTTTTATATCCACCGAATCATTCAAATCATCCTTCCGTTATTCAAGCAGTAAGTAGTGTTCCAATACAAGATGTTCGTGGGGACGTTGGTCGTTGTGCCATTGGGGGAGGAACTGTAGGAGACCCTTTGAACAATCCATATGTTCCTCCTATTAAATACGATGCAGGAGGATTAATTTCAGCCCCTTTAGCTACTACATCTGGTCGGGTGCCAATAAATGTTCCTACTCAACATTATAATACGCAATACAATCAAGTTGGAATTTTGACAAAACAGTTTGGATCGAACCACGATATATTACCTTTGATGGGAAGACGCACAGTCACCTCGAGAGATAAATGGCAATATTATACAGTAGCAGGTGGTGGTGCTGGAGGTAATTTGCAAACCAAACTTCCAGTGAAGGCCAAAAACCGAAATTGTTCGTCGGAATATGGATGTGACGAAATATATAGTGGCGATGAAGTATATGTGGAAGGGTATCAGGAATTATTTCGTGCGACCATTTACGAAAATGGGATGTTTTCATACATACCTATATGAAAAAATATATATCGGGGTAATATAAAATGGCAGTAGAATTGAGAGAAAATAAAGAACACAAGAAAGGAACTTTAGAGTTTTTATTTTCGTATCAAGAAAATGACGAAAATGACAATGATGAAGAGAAACTGACTTATTTTACAGAATATTCTTATGGTTTTCCACAATCCAATACACAAACAATCGAAATGAAACAAAACACATATATAGCAGAATCCTTGCGCATTACACCGAAACTACATAAAGGAAGCCATGATGCTGAATTAGTGGTTATACATAGTCATAAATCGAGATTCGGTAAGGAAGTCAAATTTATGGTGTGTTTCTATTTGAAAAAAGCCACAAATGATGATGTTTTTTCGTCTAAACAACCAGATATTCAGCTACCATTGAAAACATTGTCTTTAGATACATGGATGTCTCATGAAAAGAACCCACAATATTATAAAACTCGTAATGATTATCATGTAGTGATTTGTCCTGGTCCACTGACAATCAATGGTGATGATTTGAATCAATTACAAGGCAATAGTAAAAGTCTGTATAAAGAATTAATGGAACCAGAAGTATTTGATGTGCTTCGAAGTATTGTGACTTTACAAGATAACTCGACAAATCGAGTCATTGATACTTCTACTGCCACATTGAATCGCAAATTAGTGCAACAAGAGTCTACTGTAGTAGAAGGGTTTCAAGAAGGTGACCATAGTTATATGGAATGCGAGATTTTAGAAGGCGATGATTCAGACGAATATGAAGAATATGCATTGTCTTTTAAGGAGACTTCGTTTCGATATTGGTATACATCCGTTGCCACCGTTGCACAAGGGCTTGTTTTGTTTCTTATTTTTGGTTATGCTATTCCACCGATTGTGATATCAAATGCGAAAACAGTTTGGAGGTTCGCATATCTTGGCACATTCTATGATTGTTTCATTTGGCTCATATTTCTTCTCTTCTTGGTAATGTTTTTTATGAAGGTAGATATAGCTGCAGTGATATTTTCAGGTATATTTTTCTCGAATTTTATTGGTTATTGGACCATATACAAACCACCCAAAGATCAACTACTTGGATTCTATAACTATTTTTTACCATACGGAAACAATCATCTTGAAGATTAAAAATAGGGATGTCCACATACCCCCTGTTCCAGGAGCCCATCTAATAATGTCATAAAATATGATTTCTACTGTAGAAAATATATTTTGATATGGAAGATACAACAATCGAAGCTTCCCTCCTAAATGACAACCTCAAGGTTTTAACGTGGAACAGGGGGTATGGGGGATGTATCCCCCATTTAGACCATAGAGGCACCTTCTATTTTTTCTTGGACAGGTTTGAAACTGGTTTCAGTGTATGTTTCTACTATTGTCCCTTTGCCTACAGGTGCTTTTTCACGAATGATTTCTTCTTCTAAAGATACTTCTTTTGGTCCATTGAGATCGGCCATGACTTTGTCCTTTTTAGGCTGTGATGGAGTGTGTCTCAATAAAGGAACTTTAGGAGTTGCTTGAGTGACATTTGCACTACGACGAAGAAGTTCATAGGCTACCACAATTGTCAAAACGCCTAAAATAGGTGTAAGATACAAAACCATATATAATGTAAATATTATGATTAATGCCATACCAAAGTTAGAATTGACATAGGATACTAAAAAGTCAGGCGTGGATACAGGGTAAATTAAATAAACAATGAAAAGAACCAATAGTATAATCTCTAAAGGAGATATCGAATTCAACGTAGGGAATTTCATTATATTGTGTCACGAGAATAAAATGTTTAGCGATGTTATAATATAACAATGGATGAAGAACCTTTGTTAGAAAATAAATTTGTTGCCGATACAATTACAGTAAATGATGATAGTAATTCTATACTAAAAGAAAACAAACGTTATTCCCAACAGTATAATGAATTACGTAAACAAGAAGGAAATCAACAAGACGCAGTTCAGTTGCATACACGGTCTTGGTTGCAAACCGTAAATATGGGTATCGCTTGTATCATTTTAGGCGTATTGATTTACAAGCAAAAATAAATACTCTTATAACATATATAGATGAGATCCAATACAGATATAGTATCATTCAATACGAACTTACAAGGCGCAAACAACATAGTTCATTATATAGATGCATATACTGATTGTGCTACTAATTATGGAGACGTAACACCACTTGATGCAAGCCATTGTTATACAAAAGTTTCAGGTGTATTATACGATTCTTGTGGTAATCCAGTTGACGATACTAAAAACTATTATACAACAATTAGTGGTAATATAGTGAGTGCAGATGGAAGTCTTACATATGATGCTTTGAAAAGTGAAATAATGTCTTCACCTCTTATTTACACTGAAACTGAATTTACTGCCGACCTAACTGATTTAAAAAGACTAGTAAATGGTTCATATGACCCAAGTTTCAATTATATAATAAATCAACATGAAAACAATAAGAAAAAACAAAATGAATTGGATTTTAAAATGAGAGAACTTTACGAAGAAGAAAAGAACGATACTAAAATACTGTATGACAATTCGGTTTTTCTGACAATGACTTATACGGTTTTAGCCACTTCTTTGTTGTATTATTTGTTTGTAAAATTATAAATCCCCATAATATAGAAAAAAGATGTATAAATCTGAATTATTCCAGAACCCACAGACTCCCAGTTATTCCATTACAACAATTCCTTCGCAGTTAATGCCCCAGTCTTCTACAGTAGCATCCAAGGATGTTCAAGAAAAAGAAACAACTTTAGAAGAATTCACAACTGGAGAAGAAAAAATTGGATTGATAAATACAATGGCAAGTCAATATACGGAAATTTCTGGAAATGCAATTCAATATCAGGCATCAAGAGATACACTGAATACTGATAATAAATATGACTTTAGCGGAAATTATTTGCATTATCGTGATGGCAAGCCTACTGTAACAGATGCACTACAAGAAGACATTGAGATTGCTGTAACTCAACGCAATAACTCATATATTGTTGGAATGATTACGGTTGCTACTGTAGTGATTACAACCTATTTAGTATTAAAAAGGAAGTAGAAAGAGGGCATAAAAATATATATCACTATACAATATATATTTTAGTATAATAATAATGTCAGTTATATTTAATGCTACAGATGTAAATAATGTGAAAGAGGTAATAAACAAGCAACAACAATTGAAAGAAGTAGTAGAACACAGTGACGAGAGATTGAAAAAGAAAAAAGACTTTGTTGAAACAAAAGCAAGTAACATAGACCGTATGTTGCTATTGAATCAATCCCATAGCTCCTTGTTGAAGAATTATTTGATTATTTTGTTTATATTTTTATTGGTATGTGGTTCTGTATTGATAATCGTGTTTGTGCAAAAGTATTTAGGCTATAGTAGCACATGGTTAGATATTTTATTGACTGTGATTGTGGGTATTGGAGTAGTAAGTATATTTAATACAATAATGAGTATTCGTAACCGAGACAAAATAGATTTCGATAAAGTCGAAGATGGTGCATTGTTAGCTCCAAAAGATTATGGCAAAAAATTTGAAGATAAAAACGAAACACGTGTTTTAAAAGTCTCACAAAATATATGTATAGGTGCAGAATGCTGTGGTCCTGGGTATGAATATAGTGGCAATGTGTGTGTATTACCAACTCCAGCAGCAGCAGCATAATCAAGGGTATAGGCAATAATATCTGTATCAAGAATATAGCAATAAAATGACAAATATTATACAGGACACTTCTGGTAGTTACCTTACTGCTAATGGTTACAATCCTACTGCTGGTAGTGGTTACACTTCAAACTTTTTTGATGATGTCATTGATCCAAATGGTAAAGTAAAAAATATTGTAGATAATGAAAAAACCCGTTTAGATAATAAAGAAGAGATCATTGATGAACTTTATTTTTCAAAACAACGCAATGATGATTTCGTAAAAAGTGAAACGGATAGAAACAATGCATATTATCGACTCGTTTTGATTATTTTAGGCGTTTTTATTTTGTGCTTTTTGATATATTATCTACAGTCATTTTTCCCATTTATACCTGATTTAGTAATTGAAATACTGTATATAATCGTTATTGCAGGTGGTATCATTTGGTTATTGCTGAAGTATTCCGACATTCAGCGTCGTTCTCGGTTGGACTACAATAAAATCGACTTTGATTATTTACTAAAAGAGAAGAATATAGTAGATACAACTAATAAATCTCTTGTTTCTCGAGGGACCAAAGTTCGGCCGAAAATCGATGAAAATTGTGTAGGTGCAGCATGCTGTCCAAGTGGTAAATTTATAAACAATAGATGTGAATCTTTTGCAACAATGACAACAAACAAATCTATCAAATCTGAATTCTTACCCTATAGTATACTTCCGCAATACTCCGAATCTACATCTACATAATATTATAATGACAACTAATATTGACTTGGCTAAACAGCAAAATGAATATATGAGACGACGTTTTTCTACTAAATATAGTGCTTATAATTACAAAGTGGAACAAACGAGAATACTTCACAATGTAACATATGGTCTAATGTGGGTCTATTTCATTTTAGCAGCATTTTATTTAGGAATATTATTTGTAGGCCCATCGCAACAAAATTACGGAATCTATTACAAAGTGGCGATTTTATTAGTCTTGGTATTGTATCCATTTTTGATAACCCCACTCGAATATTTTGTATTTAGAGCTATTACATTTGTAATCGAAACAATAGTAGGAAATGTATTTACCCGTGATGATCATGAGTATGTAGTGGAACACACATATTTACCCGGGTTCTTTTCTTATTAAGGTGAGGGAACCTAAAGGTTCCCTCATACTCCCTCCGTTCCACGTGAGGGAACCTAAAGGTTCCCTCATACTCCCTCCGTTCCACGTGAGGGAACCTAAAGGTTCCCTCATACTCCCTCCGTTCCA